ATGCCAGACTTCTCGTACCGGCCGACCATTGGTCGCACATACGTGTACGACAACAAATACTACAAAAACTTGGGCTCTGTCATCAAAAACGCCAAGCGCAAAAAGCACCTGCTTGAACATGAGGCGGACGAAAAGTTTTTGGACCCGCTAGACCACTACATGGTCGCGGAAGACCCTTTCTTAGGACCCGGCAAGAACCAAAAATTGACGCTTTTCAAAGAAATCCGCAACGTCAAGCCCGACACAATGAAACTGATCGTCAACTGGAGCGGCAAAGAGTTTCTGCGTGAAACCTGGACCCGCTTTGTTGAAGACAGTTTTCCCATTGTAAACGACCAAGAAGTGATGGACGTGTTCCTGGTCATTAACCTGCGTCCCACTCGCCCCAATCGTTGCTACAAATTCTTGGCGCAACATGCCCTCCGGTGGGACGACAATTACGTGCCCCACGAGGTCATTAGGATTGTTGAACCTTCGTACGTAGGCATGAACAACGAGTACCGCATCAGCTTGGCCAAACGAGGCGGCGGCTGCCCCATAATGAACATTCACAGCGAATACACCAACTCATTTGAACAGTTCGTTAACCGCGTAATTTGGGAGAACTTTTACAAACCCATCGTGTACATTGGCACAGACTCTGGCGAGGAAGAAGAAATTTTAATTGAAGTCTCTCTCGTGTTCAAAGTAAAGGAGTTTGCACCCGACGCGCCCCTATTCACCGGTCCCGCGTATTAGGCGACAGACGATGCCAACAATTGGTTGGCGGACAACTGGTTGGCGTATGTTGAAAGCTCGCTAACCTTGGCATCAAAAGGCGCGTTTACTAATTTTAAATGCGCACGCGCTTCTTCGTATTTGCCGGCCAAAATTAGGTCTTCTATGGCCACGTAAAACTGCGCCGCATCTTTAGCGTACAGCGCCGGCGCTTGCTGACTGTCAAGCGCGTTTGCGGGCATCACCACGCGTTCCCTAAAACTATTTAACTTGACGTTTGCCTTCTCCACGTTTTCGATTGTTCTAGGTTTCTTTTGCAACAAACTAGTTGCGGTGTCGACTAGGTTTCGTAATTCTATGTCATCGTTAGTTTTGAATGCGTTTGAACTTTTAATAAAGTTGTGCAAATTTACTGTGTATTTTAACTCGCGCTTGTCAGCCTTTTCAATGTCAGGGTCTACCCAGCTGTCGGAAGACTCGCTCGATATTCCCGACGCTTCTGAATCGGTCATGTCTTTGCGTCGCCTGTTCAGCGTGTTAGCTAAAATAACGGCCACGTCGTTTGAAGGTGTTGGCGGGGGCTTTTCGTGTTTTTTGGGCCTAATTGTTTTTTTGAGCGTTCGCCCGACCGTAATTTGCTCGAGCAACTCGTTGCGCGCGTCGGACACTGGCGGCGCCGCGGCGGGCTCAACCTTTTTTAGCGTGGTGCCCGATCTGATTTGCTCCAATAACGCATCGCGCGCGTCGCCGCCGGCGTTTTTGTTAGGCTCGCTAACAATTGCATTCAATAACAAATTGTCAATAGGTGGCAAAGACAATGGCGGTGGAGGTGGCGGTGGTGGAGGAGGCGGCATATTTGGCGGTGGCGGAGGAGGAGGAGGCATATTTGGCGGTGGCGGAGGAGGAGTTGGCGGTGGCGGCACATTTGTATCAATGGAAGCAGGCCGAGTTAAATGGTCGGGTTTAACGGGTACCGGCGGTTTGATAGGCGTCTGTACAAGCTGTTCAGAAGGATTGGCAATATAATTAAATTCTTCGTTAGTAGGCCTAGAAATGGTCATGGTTGTGGCTTGGGGCAGCTGCGTAGGCGTTTGCGGCTGTTGCTGTGCAAACATAGGTTGTTGTTGTTGTTGTTGTTGTTGTTGTTGTTGTTGTTGTTGTTGTTGTTGTTGTGGCAAATTAAACAACGAAGTGGGTCGCACACGTTGTTGTGAAGAAATGTATTTAGAATATTCTTCATAAAAATCACTGCTCAATACTCCAATTTCTACATCGTGCACTGTGTCCAAACGCAATAAACCTTCGAGGCGCGTTAAAATGTCGTTTAAATTGCGTCTAACATTTAAGTCTTGCACGGTAATCATTAGCTGGCGCATACGCCCTAATGTCGCAGAATGCCGCGACGCGTCTACACGGTCCACGTGCATGTACGCCACGTCTGTGTAAATATTTTCGGCCAGTTTTAGCAAATTTAAAACTGCTGTTCTGTCAAGCCTAATTGTTAGGTCGTTTAGACAGCGTTTAAGATCGTGCGCCTCGGGCCCTGCCACCCGCCCTAAAAACGTGCCAGCGTCAATGGCGTCAAGCTCGTTGTTGATTAAATAAGACCGAACAGACTGGTACTGGCGCTCCATCATGGACGCAACTTTGCAATCGGCGGTACAATTTGTAAAAGACTGCGTTGTTCTTACACCTAAAGTGGTCAACGGTAGGTTCGGCAAAATTGACGTGTTGCACCATCGGCCCACCAGCAAACTCTATTTGCGCAAAACAATTTCCGCCATGAACTTCAACGCTGACGAGATAAACGTGCACGACTTGATGGCTGACCACCCTAATTTTATCAACATGTATTTTTGTTACGGTACGCCCACTGCTTGGGCGATCGTGATGGACTATGTGCAATGCCCTGATTTGTTTGAAACGCTGCAAACCGAAGGGGCGTTGGAAAATGCGTTAGTGTCAAATATTGTGCGGCAATTGTGCGACGCGCTCAACGACCTACACGCCACAACCGGCTACATACACAACGACGTCAAACTAGAGAATGTCTTATATTTTAAAGCGCGCGACCGCGTGTACCTTTGCGATTATGGTCTGTGCAAGCGCGAGCACTCACCGGGCGTTCACGACGGCACGTTGGAATACTTCAGCCCGGAAAAAATCAGACGGCACAACTACGCGCGCTCATTCGACTGGTACGCCGTGGGCGTGGTGACCTACAAGTTGCTCACCGGCGGTAAGCATCCGTTTGAACGCAGTGTGGACGAGGTGCTTGACTTGTCCAGCATGAAGCGGCGCCAGCAATACAACGACATAGCTGTGCTGAAGAGCGTGCGCAACGCGCACGCGCGCGACTTTGTGTACTGTTTGACCAAATTTAATTTGGATGGTAGATTAATCGATTACAAACGAATTGTCAAACATTCGTTTTTGGTCACCAAGCACAATTATATTTGAATGTTGCACTGGTTCGACAACGTCTCTGCCGGTTGGTTGTTTTCGGCAGCAGCAACATTATCGCACGTTGCCGAATTAAGCACAAACTCCGTGTGCGCTTTTACGTTTAAACATTTGTCGGGCGTGGCCACATTTCCGGATGTGTCAAAATAATTATCGTCGGGCGTAAGCGCTGTAACGGGATGCACAATAAAAGCATTATGTTCTAATAATAAATTTTTATTCACATCACCCATACTTATTATTCGTCGTCAAACGGTAAACTAACATTAATGTTTACAGAACACGGTAAACATGCAATGCCAAACACATGAGTTTGCAAACTTTTAATTTTGTCTTCAATCATCATGTCCGCCACGGTAGAATACACGCGCGAGCGAAATTGCTCGTGCAAATTAGTTTTTTGGCGAGCGTTTTCATTAAACTCAACGTTGACGGCAACATTTTTTTTTATTTCTAATTGGTAATGTCCGTGATGTTCGTCGTTTTCGTCGTTTTCGTGATGTTGTTGGTTTTCGTGGTTTACAAAATTTTGCAAAACTTTAAAGAGTGCGACAAACGTACGATTTTGGTCGGCTAACGTTTGAGTGAACGTTTTAGATTTGTCCAGTTGTGCTTGCAAATCTATCAATTTGTTTTGCAAAGCTAAAACTTGTTCGCACGACGAAGACCACGCAATGTCATGTTGACGTTTTTGACAATTTATTATTTCTTGCAAACGCTCACCTTCCTGTTTGTATTTATTAACAGTTTCTTGCAAACGCTCCGCTTCTTGTTTATGTTTATCAACAATTTCTTGCAAACGCTCCGCTTCCTGTTTGTGTTTATCAACAGTTTTTTGCAAACGCTCCGTTTCCTGTTGAATTAATTTATTATTCTGCGAAACTGCCGGTTCGTCGTCGTCCGCGTCAGCCGCACACCGCTGCTTAATAAATTGCACCGCTTCTACAAACTGCTGGCAAGGCGGCACGCGGTCGCCCGTTTTTTTTATAAACTTGCAACTCACCACTGCGTTAGGAAAACACGATCGCCAAGTAGTCACGTTTACTTTACACATCGGACAATCAATAGTAGCACGCGGTATGTTCATGGTGTTGCAGTACATGTTAAGGACGCACTTGTAGCAAAACGCATGTGTGCAATTGCTGGACATTAAAAAATCGGTGATGTTATGTGACTGCATTTTGTACGTGTCCAAGCACACAGCACAAGTCGCTTTAAACTCGGCGACCGGTTTATTATTTAAAGTTTTAAGCATCTGCTCCTGCACACGACGGCGCTGAGTAGGATTACTAAAACTGTACGGATGATATCTGTTAGACATGTTAAGTCTTATGTGTTACTGTTAGCAAGCCAAATGAACTGTGTTTACAAGATCACAACAATCGTGTATATATATCCAGCGCGCCCCTCCATTGTACTGATATAACCCCTCCATTGTTACTGATTATTATAACTGCTGATTATAATTTGCTGATTATAACTGTTGCTATCAATAACATTTTATATTCATATCACATTCAAATTTTAATAGCGTGTGCTATTTTTAGATATTGCGTCAGCTTTGACTTTGTTTTTCAAGTACAATCCATCTGGTAAAGCGTGTGCTATTTTTAGATATTGCGTCAGCTTTGACTTTGTTTTTCAAGTACAATCCATCTGGTAAAGCGTGTGCTATTTTTAGATATTGCGTCAGCTTTGACTTTGTTTTTCAAGTACGATCAATCTGGTAAAGCGTGTGCTATTTTTAGATATTGCATCAGCTTTGACTTTGTTTTTCAAGTACAAACCATCTGGTAAAGCGTGTGCTATTTTTAGATATTGCGTCAGCTTTGACTTTGTTTTTCAAGTACAAACCATCTGGTAAAGCGTGTGCTATTTTTAGATATTGCGTCAGCTTTGACTTTGTTTTTCAAGTACAAACCATCTGGTAAAGCGTGTGCTATTTTTAGGTATTGCGTCAGCATTTTTAGATATTGCGTCAGCTTTGACTTTGTTTTTCAAGTACGATCAATCTGGTAAAGCGTGTGCCATTTTTAGGTATTGCGTCAGCTTTGACTGATATTGCGTCAGCTTTGACTTTGTTTTTCAAGTACGATCAATCTGGTAAAGCGTGTGCTATTTTTAGATATTGCGTCAGATATTGCGTCAGCTTTGACTTTGTTTTTCAAGTACGATCAATCTGGTAAAGCGTGTGCCATTTTTAGGTATTGCGTCAGCTTTGACTAATATTGCGTCAGCTTTGACTTTGTTTTTCAAGTACGATCAATCTGGTAAAGCGTGTGCTATTTTTAGATATTGCGTCAGCTTTGACTTTGTTTTTCAAGTACAAACCATCTGGTAAAGCGTGTGCTATTTTTAGATATTGCGTCAGCTTTTGACTTTGTTTTTCAAGTACAAATTATCTGGTAAAGCGTGTGCTATTATTTTGTTTTTCAGTACAAACAGCTTTGGAACTTACCATCTGGTGAAGCGTGTGCTATTTTTAGGTATGATATAAAATGTGTAAAAGGTATTGTTGTTATTTAAAACTATAAATTAAATAATTATATAAATTTAATTATATATTTGACATTATTATATATTTTACATTACAGATGATTTAAATTTTTTTAAAAAAGCTTCGTGTTGCCGCACAAACTGATCCATTTTAATCTTGCTCTCAGCAACTTGCGCGTCCAATTGATTTTGCAAAAAAGTATTGGCAGCGCTAAGGGTATCATTTTGTTTTTGCAATTTTACTTTCGCGTTTAATTCTTGCTGTAACTCTAAATTTTTAAAATCAACTTGTTGTTGCAATAACAAATTGTCACTTTTAATCATGTTAACCTCGTGGTGCGCGCGCGCTGTAGTTGCGCGCAAATCGGCCAATTCTAATTGTAACTCTTCAATAATTGTTTTGTCTCTGTTGTGTGGCATGTTGGATTCCGTCAGCTGCATCCAGTGTTGTTTAATGAGTTTGTTGTCGCGCACAGTTCTAACCGTGCTTAGCTCTACGTAGCCCGCGCGGTTATAAGCACGACACGTGAGAGTTGTCCTGTTGCAGATGCTGCATTTGTACGCTTCCTTGTTAAACACAATGCTGACATAGCATTTAAAGCAAACGGCGTGGTTGCACTCGGACGAAGTCACAAAATTTGAATTGTAATTTTTTATGTCGGTAAACGTACACGAGCAAATGTGGCACAGCACTTCGACGTCTTCTTGCGGTTCGGGCGCAGGCTGCGGCGTTTGCGGTGGTTCAGCAGACTCCAACAGTATTTGTTCTAACATGCGCTCGTCGTCGTCGCTGTTATAGTCGTCACTGTCGATAACTTGACCGCTGGGCGAGTGTACCGGCGAGTAGTCGGGCGAACGTGGAGTTGTTGTTAAACTTTCGTGCAAATTAACGGCACGCTGGCGCGCTTGTTCGGCGGCATGGTCGGTAAAAATAATACTATCGTCGTCATCTTCAGGCGGGTTGAATTCCGCGTCGCCGTGCACGTTGTAACGGGAATTATTGATAGTATAGGACGCGCGCAGAGGCGCGTTGCGGTCGCCAACGACGTGCTCCGGCGTAAGCGAGCGCCGCTGCCGCGGCGTTGGCATAGGCGCGCGCGTCTGGCGCGGCGTTGGCATAGGCGTGGACGGCGAGTAGGTGAGGCGGCGGCGACCGCGCGCCAAAGACAAATTGCGGCGATTGGTTGGGGTATCTGCGTTGTTAATGCGGCTCATGGTGATGTGTGTTCACTAAGACTGCTGCTGCTCAACTGTGTTTACCAGATCGTCGCAGCCTGTATTTATAGGCTTGATAAGATAAAGTACACAAGTACTTTTTGTATGCCTGCGTCCGGTCACGTAGGCGCGCTGTCGCCGCCGGCGCCTGCGTCCGGTCACGTAGGCGCGATAACATTTTAAATCCGGTCACGTAGGCGCGATAACATTTTGTTGCGCGCGCGGAGTACGTGACTCTCGACACGTATTTTTTTGCACTGCAAAAAAGTTTACTCTGTGGTAGTGTATTAGGAGCGTATAGAACAGTGTAGACTATTCAAGTAAAATAGTCTACGAAATGTAGACTTTGCTCTGTATATGGGGCTGTGTTCGATAACGTGTTTTTTTGCACTGCAAAAAAGTTCATGTGTGACAAGCAAGATTATCAAGCGGTGGAGGAGAGGGGAAGCCGGAAAAGATAAACGTTGGTATAAAACGCGCGGTAGCAAATTTGAAAACACAGTTCAACTGAATTGCTGTGACAGTAACCAACTCGTTAGTTAACTTGTTTGCTTTGCAATCACAATGAAGAACCAACAACAGTTATCCGCTCAACAACAACGCGCTGCCAATTCGGCGCGCCGATTAACTATCAAAAAACAACGCGCCGACATGGTGAAAAAACTGAGCGACAGCATGTCCGCTTGGTTAGCAACGGCTCCAACTAGACCATCTTATCCGTTGGTGTTTTTAAACTCTATGCACAACACCACCGCCGGTGCTAATGTACAATTTAAACCGGTCACCGTGCAAACGGCGCACATTAGAATACCCATTACGGCAACTGTGCGGTTTACCGTGGCAACGCACTGCCGTTGCATGCACGGTAACATTGATTGTCACAAGTTTGCCTGTAATCCAAAGTGTAAAGCTGATTTGGAAACCGGCAATACAGACATTAACAACGCGTTCTACAAATTGCAAGAAGATGCTGAGAAATTGGGAGTTACCATTGAACAATTGCAACAACAACAAGATAAAGAAATTGACCAATATTTTAGTGCTGATAATAATTCGTGCAATTTATCCATATTTAAAATCGACAACCTGTTCAAGCAAAAAGAATACAATGGTTTTAACGACAGACGGCGGCGAACGGCTTGCGCGTTAAACAATCAAAACATTGATGTACTCAAGTACAAAGAAGATTTTGACGACGACGACACGCAAACTAATATTAGTTTGAAAATGCTGTCGGTAACGTCAACTGGCAATTTTAACATTTTGTTTCCCGAAACAAACAATGCGTCTTGGAAAAAATTGGCCAGCAACAACTTAATTACTGTGTATGACAACCAACAAGAAACGCCTGTTATTCAAACGTTTAACAAATCTGTTGAACCATTTGTATGTGTGGCCTTAAAGCAAATCCGCCAGATCATTATGTCGCAATTGTACCAACGCGTTGAAATCAACGTAAACAACGCTATGGCCACATTTAACTTTGATATGTTAATAAATTAAAAATTTTTTTAAAATTAATGAAATGTGTATGTAAATATATTGTATGCTATTTATTTTAAAATAAAACATTTTTATACATTTACATTTGTGTTTATTAATTAAGTTCTAAACTCCGCACAACATGAGTTTCTTCTCTAATTTACGACGAGTAAACAGGGTGTACCCAAGCAATGCCAGTTTTGTAACCGACAACTCGCGATTGTTAACCTCCACGCCCGCAGGGTTTACTAACGTGCTCAATGCACCAAGCACACGCAACTTGGGCAACGGTCGTTATGAACCGGGCTATTTGCTATCCAACAACCAGTTCATTAGCGCGGGCGACATCAACCGCATTACGCGCAGCAATGATGTGCCGCGTATTCGCAACGTGTTCCAAGGAATTAACGACCCGCAAATTAACTCCTTGAACCAGTTGCGTCGCGCCGACAATGTGCCCGACGCGGGTTTTCACGTAAAACGCACGCGCGGCGACGCGGTCAGGCAAAATTTTCCCGAAACCAATGTGCGCTCGCCCGAAGGCGTCGACAACGCACTGCAGCAAAACCCGCGCCTAAACAATCACTTGCAAAATCTCAAAACGGCCGGCGTGGTCGTGCTGCTGGCCGGCGGTGCGTATTTGGCATTCAGCGCGGCCACGCTCGTGCAGGACATTATTTGCGCGCTAAACAACACGGGCGGCAGCTATTTCGTGCGCGGCTCCGACGGCGGCGAATCGGCCGAGTCATGTCTGTTACTGAACCGCACGTGCCGACGCGACCCCAACATGAACACATCGGAAGTGGCCATTTGCGCCAACGACCCGTTGATCTCAGACACGGCCGAGTTGCAAGCCATTTGCAACGGGTTCAATTACGAGCGGGAGCAAACGGTGTGCAGGCAAAGCGACCCCGCCGCCGACCCCGATTCACCGCAATTTGTCGATATTAGCGACCTGTTGCCCGGCCAGACCATTATGTGCATAGAACCGTACAATTTGGCCGATCTAATTGGCGACTTGGGCCTAGATCATTTGCTAGGCCAAGACGGGTTGCTAGGCAAACTTTCTAATTCTAGCGATAGTATTGGCAATAAATTGATGCCCATTATATGGATAATTGGCGCGGTGTTGTTCTTGGGTCTGGTCATTTATTTAATATATAGGTTTTTAATTAAAAGCGGTGGCGGCGGCGGCAATAGCGTCGCTTCCGCCAACACTCCACCATCAATGATAGTAATGCCACAACCTTTGCCTTTACAAACAAGAGGGTAAAACAAATTAAATAGTACAAAATATATTATAAAAAATATATTATATTATAAAATTATGTCAGTCATTGATTAAATTCGAGTTGAGAAAATTGGTCGTTGTCTTGATTTTACATATTTGAGATTTGAGTTAAATATAATTACATTTTAAAACTTATATAATATTAAAGCCTTTTGTACACAAATTTACTGTCACTCTTTTCGGAATATTGTTTCACATCGTCTATTCTAATGAGATTTTGCAACAACAGCTGAAACATTTTTAGCAAATTGTTGTGCCAAGTTGTGCTTTCGCGCCGGTTAACCTTAATGATCCTAAACACGTGGTGAACGTTACGAGTGTATTTTTTAATTAAATCGTCCACGTTAATGTCTTTGATTTCGCCCACAATCCAATAAAACTCGTTGCCTTTTTTAGCAATAGTTAAACGCTCGTCGTTGACTCCGCCAAATTGCAAGACAATAAAATTGTGGCTGGTGTTGTCGTTTTCATTTTGCGACATATATTGCTCCACCAGCAAACGATTGCCGTCTTCTTTCTTCACTTTTTTTAGACAATCGGCGTTGTTGTCGCGATGTCCGTACCTGTTAAATAACAAATTGGCCACACTGCTGTATTTGTATGTGAGCGAAGATTTTTGCGTCACAATCTCTTCTAATTTATTGATAATATTAATGTCTGGGTTACCGTCGGGAAACCGCACATTTTTGGAACATTTAATAATTTGAGCCACATACGACGACGCATAGTTTCTGTTTTGCGGTGTGTTTTCCAACACGGGTTCCTTGCGGCTCAACATTATAGGCAAAGTAAACAACGAACGGTCTTGGTACATTTGAAAAAGCTTGTTGAGCAACATGCCTGTTTTGTTTTCGCCCATAGACTGCATTAACGTAACAAAAGTGGTCTGCGAGTAATACATGTCCAAATGAAAATGGTTAATCAACGTGGCCTGAAACGCGTTTTTAACAGGTTCAAAATAACAATTGTACGGAGTGCGCTCCGCTTGCGCGTCGTCGCACAAATTCACGTGTGGAGGAATGTCTATTTCTTGTTCGCGCACAAGCTTGTACGACACCATGAACTTGACGTTGTTTAACGACACCACAAACACCCGGTTGTCCACCATATAATAATTGTTCGTGTACTCGTTAGTAACGTTGTTGACAAATTTGGCAAACACCACTTCAAACGGCTTAAATTCACTTTTTTTTACAATAAACACATAATAGCCTGTTTCGGATATATGGTCCGAAAACCGGTTGGCGCTTGATTGGCAATCGCTGTTCAGCTTGTCCAGGTATACGGAAAAGTCTTGCGAAAAATATTTTGCAATTTGTTCCGAGGGGGCTACAGTGCAAATTTCTGTAGAATAATGCTGCTCTTCTGTCAGTGTAGTCTTGTTTTGAATCGTGGCTTTCTTGTAGCGCTGGCGCATTTTGGGTTTGTTGACAAGTGTTTTGCCTTTTGAAGAATCTTCACTGTCCGACTCATCGCTTTCCAACTCGGACATTTTGCGTTTTCCTCCTTTTTGTTGTTCGACAAGTTGCACTTCTGGCTCCAACGAATTAGCACGAAAGCCTGTCACAAATGCCGACGCCGTAGACTCGCGCGCTAATTCAAAATTAACATCGTGCGTCAAATTGTTTGTTTGTTCTTCAAGCAACGTCATAAGACTGGTTTCGTTGAAAACGGGCGCGAAATCGTCGGGAGCAACAGCCTCATATGTGCCATTTATCAAATTTAAATTGTCGGGCAACTCGGTGGCAGTGTTGAACAACGTGTGGCTTGGCGTGGGCGGCCCCGTGAACATTGAACGGTGCAGAGCGGCCATATTTTTGGGCATTGCAAAGTACTGCGCGCGCCGGAGCCAACTTGCAACTGAAACAAAAATCAACATGAACGTCTATTTATACCAACCGGATGGCGAACAAGATAACAACATTACGTTTTATATGCCTCACGCCACCAACGGCGTGATTGTTTATCTATTTAAAGCGGGGGCGGCAACAACGGCTTCCGACAAAACGCGACTGGTGAGCGGATACGAAAACGGGCGGTCGATAAACACGCATTTATCGGTGGGCGCGCGCAAAGACGCGTTCGTGCTCAGTTGCGTGCGCGCACCTCGTCTGTTTCGCGAACTTTTTGTTTATAATAAATTCACATCGCCGATAGGGCTTGCCATTGTGCGCGCCGGACGCGCCGCGCCTGAAGCGTGGCACGTGCTCGGCATGCGCCGCCGTACCGAAGTTAAACGCACGCGAAACATTAAAGGACTGCGCGTGCACAGCAATTCGGGACCGGATCGGTTTTATCACAAAGCGCTTATATCGTTGGCGGGCAACGTTCCCGCCAATTTCATTAGGAGCTTGCAGCGCTGCCGCACGCATTACAAAGATATAAATGTTTTAAATTTATTGTGTAAAGATTTGCTAGTTGACGATAGTCCGGTACAATTAGATTTACAAATGTGATTATTTACAATTGTTACGGTTGTAGTTAAAATGAAACCGTATTAAAAATTAAAAAAAATGTAAAATAAATTTGTTTTATTTATAATAATAAGTTACGATACTGCCGTGCTGTGCACCCGTTTGACCAACAATCGTATTTAACGGGAACGCATGTGGCAGAGTCTAGATCAAACTCGTGGCCAGGGTCGCAAAACATGCGCACTTTGTGCGGACACATGTAGTACGCGTTACAATTAAACGGGTCCGCGTTGAGGCCAAAGTAGCCGCGGGGACAAATTTTGTTGTGGTGCGAATCTAAATGCATTTCGTTGAGTCGCTTAAAAATGAGCACTTTGAGCAAAACTAGAAACACAACTAATAAAATCATAATTAATTTATTTGTTAAAATTATACACTGTAAATTTGGAACCGGCGGCGCCGCTAATTTTATCAAACTCTTCAATGCTAAACCGGAATTTGCTTAACAGTAAATTGTATGCTTTGGCGCTCATGGACGAACGCAGCTTGTTCACAAACAAAGAGTGGTCCAGCAACGATTTTGAATACTCCCACCGCTCCGTAGTTTTTGAATATAAAATAATGCAAATACGCGTGTTCGACTATAAGCAGCAGTGTTAAATACTGTGTCGCCTCGGTTTCGGTGATGCCAAAATCGGAGAATGCGTCCATGCAACGATTGTACTCGTTGAACGTTGTGGGCCTTTTTATGAATTCATATTCGTCGTCATCGCTGGTGCGCCGTTTGCGCTTGTTGGACGCCACTAACGTTTTCGCAATGCGCAAGCCGTAATCGGGCGCTTTTAAATCGACGGTCGCGTCTACGTCGAATTCGCGCGTTAACATTTTAACAATAGACGGTCTGTCCACGGCGCACAGCAACACACCGTCGTTTTCCGTGAACAAAATGGGCTCGCCGGGAATGCTGGTTTCGGCGGTTTCTGTCATTACAAACTCCATTTTGTTATTAAAATGTGTCACCAACGGGTTAAACCGGTTGTGCACAAATCCCATGGTGGCCAACACGACAGCAACAATTTGGCGCGTATCGGTTTTGTTGCGAAACACCTCTAACAGATTTTGGGTCATTTCCAAGGTGTTAATCATGGCCATGTATTTGCTTAACACAAGTTTCACCTTGGTCGTTTCAAAACTTTCAAGACTTGACAAGTGTTTTAGGTCAAATTCGGCTAGGTCGTAAGTTTTAGGAATTTTGGCATTGTTGTGCACAATTTCGGTGACGGTGCGCACCTTGTTGCATCGCACACGCTTCATTTTGAAAATAAAAAATTACTTATTTACAAGCGCTGTGGCGTAGTTACAAACGGGTTGGCGCGCATCGTTGTGTTTAGCGGGAAGCCCATTTGCGGTGCTGGAGCGGGCGAGCCGGGCGAGTTGGGCGAGCTGTTGTTGCCGTTGCTGCTAGATTGTATAAAGATAATGACCAAAGCCACAATCACTACTACAGCTAAAATGATCAAAAATGTGTTAGGAGTCAACCTGCTAAGATAATTGTTGCTCGGCGCGTCGGTGTTTGTGGTAGTGCCGGTGGCGGGGTCGGTATAAATCATAATTATTTAGCTTTAACAAACTTGGACTTGGTGGTGTTTGCGGCGGCGACGGTGGGACCGTCCACAATAAGCAGTTCGAGCAACGTGTTTTGTACCCACGGATTGAGGTCGCGCAGCGACTTTAATGCCGACGAACTTTCGTAATCACCTCTTATTAAAAGATACGCAGGCACCGTGTTTGAAAACGTGTGTTTTACCAAAAATATATTTTTACTCTTATCAACAGCGTATACGTCTCCAGTGAGCCGCACCGGCGGCGAGCTTTGGCGGTACACCAACAAGTTAGGGTGGTAGTCCAGCGTTTCCGTCGCGCCAAACAACCGGTTCACCGACAAAATGCTTAAAATGCGCATTTTGGGCGCGTAAAACGCGTTCAACGTGCCTGTCAATTGCAGCAAATCTTTGTTAATAAACAAATACGCCGATTCGTTGTCGTACATGGCGGGAAAAACGTTAACGAGCTCCATTTTAATGTACAATTTGCGGTAACTATCCACCGCGTAGCGATCAAACACAATTTCTCTCAACATGTCGTTTGCCGACGCGTTTTCCTCAATGGCGAACTTGGTAATAAATTTCATGATGGAACTTTTTGTCATGTACTCGTTAAGAACTTCCAACAAATCATTTGGAAATTGCGCATCGTAAATGTAGTCGCGTTGAATTAGTTTAACAAATGGCGAATGGCTATTGAGCTCTTTGTCAATTTCGTTGAACAACTCGTTTGGTTTGCGTGTTGTAAATTTGATGCTGTTTACCACTTGATACTGCAACAAGTACATTGGCAAACCTTTGTAAAAGTTTTTTAACATAAACACACCGTTGTTTACGCGCAACGCGTTGTTGGGGTGCGGTGGTAAAATGTTGTTTGTCATGAAATGCGCCGCCATTTCCTCGCCCAGCAAATACAACCGAAACGGGTGACGGTTGTTTTCCAACCGTGGCGCCGCACACATACGCACACCTCCCCAGTCAACGTAAGCGTCGTCAAACACAAATCCGGCGGCGCCGCCCAACACGCACCCATTATTACTGTTGTTGGCAAATAACCGACTTTTGTACACCATTCTGAAGTGGCTGTAAATGAACGTAGACATTTTTGCCGGGTTGGAGGTAAAAAAATTGGTTGCATACACGGGAGTGCCAGGTTTGATATAAATGCGCGAATCAAACTCTAGTATGTCTACGGTGGCGCGGTTGCACACAAAACGAAACTGTGGTTTAATAAATTTGTACACGTCGGGCGTAAGAGGGCCATTTATAATGTGCCGCAATTGAATGCTTCTAAGGTATCCAATGTAGTTTTGCAACGTGTCATCGTCGAGCACGCGAAAATTGCAATCTAAATAATTGCCAATAAACGGCTTCGCGTCGCTTGGCACGCGATCAAAATTTTTTAAATCAAAGTAGCTGCCCAAAAACAAGTATTTAAACTTGTCCTGAGGCAGCGCTATTAAATCGTCGCCGCTCATGGTACACACTTACTATGACTTGAACGAGGTGCTGCACGCCGGACACTTGGCGTGTGTGTTCGCCGTTTTCCACAACGTGACACAACACGCGTTGCACAACGCGTACTGGCAGCATTCTTTAGGTTTCAAAAACCGCCGGTCCGTGGACGCTTCTTTGCACAAATCGCATTCATACAAAACATTGGTGTCTAGAAACAAGCTCATCACTTGCAATGTGCGGTTTGCGGTTTCAATTTTATCAGCGCACTGCAAGCAATGCAACACAAGCTCCTGCACGTACATTTGCAACCCGTTGATTGTATTGCTGCAACACGCGAAAGCGTCATGGAGCAACGCGAGCGCGGCCTGCAACTGTTTCAGATACGGCAGCAACACAATTACGTTTACGTTCCCGTTGTGTATAACATCCATTTTTTTAACACAATCGATTATGCGCACGGCGTCGCCAATGAAATGGTGACAACAACAATCTTTGGGTAAATGTGCGGATGTTGTTGAGTCGTCGCATTGGTCGCGATAACGAAAAAAATCATTTTCAATGCGGCGTCTGTACAATTCAAAGTGTTTGTCGTCAATCAAAGCAAAAGCGGCCGCGCGCACTCCTGCTTGCATTTTGGTGTCGGTCAAAATGTCTGCGTTGTACATGCGAGCAAAGATAAAATTAAAATCTATTATCTTGTTCGTTTCGCACGCGCCACTGTCCATGTTGGGCCAATAGGTACCTTTTATCATGTTGCGTCACGTCGCGTTACATCACTTATATCACGCGGCTGAGCCGTGCTTAAATAACTCATCACATTGTTCTAGAACATAGTCACGTGATTATAAACGTAAGCTCCACGTTGCCTGACATCACTTATATCACGCGGCTGAGCCGTGCTTAAATGACTCATTACATTGTTCTAGAACATAGTCACGTGATTATAAACGTAAGCTCCACGTGAGAGATTATATGTAATGCGCATTGGGGATTAAGCGCGCAGAAGATAGCGCGCAGATAAGATAAACAAAATAGTATATAAGCGCCGACGGCAGCAAACATGCACAGTATTGTGTTGAAGCAGGACCTAACATGAATTGGTTCAAAGAAAACAATATTTTTGACGCAAGCCCTGCGTCTCGCGTCAAGCCGGGCAATAGCAAGCAAAAAAATTCCGTCGCGCCAACTACTGTTGTTGCCAAGCAACTCGTTAACAAACCGCCGGCGACCGTTTTGCCTGTGACGCGCAAAAGCAAGCTGAACAAAAGCCAACAGGCGCACGAAGCCATCGTCAAACAATTGAAACAAGGCAAGAATACACAAAATAGAATTTGTACCAATTTCGTACCGCCCGAATATACACAAAATAGAATTTGTGCCGGTCTTGTACCACCCGAATACGGTTTTAAATTTGATGATGAACCAGCTACCAGCCACACTCTAAGCCACGATGAAGAACGCGATTTGCGCGAGCACTTTTTGAGCGAAAACGAGCGCAAAGCTATGAAATCCCTTTTGCGATTTGCTACTAACTACGTGTTGGGCTACATTAATAGTAAAGACATTCTTACTTTTGGACAGGCAGCGCGGCTACAAGTAAAAAACGGGTTGGAACACGTGCAGGAATCTGAATGTACCATGTGCGGATACAAATTCAAAGACAACACTCGGTTTTGGATGTTGTATGTTATTGTGCGCCAACCGCCGTGCGAAAACTCCAGTGCGAGATGTAACAAACCTGGTTGCTTTGAGTTTGCTTGCCGCGACTGCGGCTACAATTACCACGACCAATTGAATGCCCACCAAGTTTATCCAAGTATTGACTCGATACACGTACAGCGCTTGTTCAAAGCTGGTTTTTTTTACCAATACGTGTTTCCTCTTGAATATGAAATTGATTATTATACAAACAACGATCTACAAGTTGTGAATCAAAAAGGCCCGTTTTCTATTATACGCGAGTTGTTGATGAATCATAAACATCCTAATGATCACATTATTTCCATTACGTTGAGCACCACGGGCGGCGTGGTGTTGAAAGAAATAAACCACAATGTCAAACTGAGGCGTTACCGTAACATGTATAGCAAACCCACGGTCGCGGACGACGTTGATTGTTTTACAGTCAACGGTCCTAGCGCATTAATGGACGCGTTGGCTAATGATACTTTTAAAACAATCCAAGGCACAGTGTTTGTCGAAATTTACAGGTTTTGCATTAAAGAGTTTGTTACGGGCGTCATTACGTTTCCATTAAAGCCCGTAAAGAGCAATTATTGTACGGCTTGCAAAAAAAACAAAATGTATTACCGCAATCCGGTGATCAATTGCAGCAAATGTGGGTTTACCAATCGGTACGTTTTTAAAGGGAAATACGATTACATTTATTTTCACCCAGAAGCGGTACAAACGCATGCGGCGCACGGCGAGCTCATCAGGTATTACGATTTAAAATTACACGTTAAAATTTGCCGCGAACGCTTAGACGAATATAACAACAACAACAACAACAACAACAACAACAATAATGATGATGATAATTAAATTGAAATAAAACATTTTGTCAATAAAATAAATTAATTTTTTATTTAATAATTAATAAGTACACGCATCAATTTTGTTCCACTCTTCTTGTGTTTTAGGTTCAAAATTGGCAAATGTGTGCACACGTAGCCTATCTTCAGAATACGTCGCTAATCCCATTTGAACACCGCTCATGTTATAAAATTCGCTGCTGTGAATTAAGGTGCCAATTGGCGTCGTGTTTAAATCAACACGATAGCACCGAAACCAATGGCCGTTGCCGTCAAATTTGCTGACCGCAACAAACGTTAATTTATCAAAATGGTCCTCCGGAACAATTGTGGTTAAGAACAGCAAAATCGGCAAATTATTATAGTTGGCAAATCCGTGTTTTCTAAAATACGCGTCTATGTCAACGTTGTCGTATTTTTGTTGTAACTGTTGATCTATGAGCTCAAATGATTCGTACAGATTTTTGTAGTTAACTTGAGCTTCGACGACCGCTTCTTGGCGAAACAAATAATACAACATATCGTTAGGAAAGTTTTTTAAAAAATTGTCGCAAATAATTTTGACTAGAGTTTTATTGCGGATTTCACCACCATTAAAAGTGTTTGAAAGTCCAGCGCTGTAAGTGCGAGTTGAATGCACCCGAATCATTTCATTGTTAATTACCGTTTTGTTTGCAATGCCAAATTTAAACCCTTGTCGTTTGTGTACTGGTCCAAACGAGTAATATCCAGGTTCAATTCGCACACAAAGAGGCTCGGCAATGTCGCTGATACTGCTAACGTACATAAAATCTTGAGAATAATAAAACAAGTGTCCTTGTGTTAAAGACATGATTTTGTTACCGCAAATTGCAACTCATTAATTTTACTTGCAATAGACGAGCTATTATATACTAAAATGACCATTAACGTAGCACCCGTTTTACCAGATGGACTGTACTCGAAAAGCGAGGTCGGTGCTGACGCAACGCTTTACCAGATGGATTGTACATAGCACACGCTTTACCAGATTGATCGTACTTGAAAAACAAAGTCAAAGCTGACGCAATATCTAAAAATAGCACACGCTTTACCAGATGGTTTGTACTTGAAAAACAAAGTCAAAGCTGACGCAATATCTAAAAATAGCACACGCTTTACCAGATGGTTTGTACTTGAAAAACAAAGTCAAAGCTGACGCAATATCTAAAAATAGCACACGCTTTACCAGATGGTTTGTACTTGAAAAACAAAGTCAAAGCTGACGCAATATCTAAAAATAGCACACGTTTTACCAGATGGATCGTACTTGAAAAACATAACCGGCGCTGACGCAATTGCTAAAAATAGCACACGTTTTACCAGATGGTTTGTACTTGAAAAACAAAGTCAAAGCTGACGCAATATCTAAAAATAGCACACGCTTTACCAGATTGATCGTACTTGAAAAACATAACCGGCGCTGACGCAATTGCTAAAAATAGCACACGCTTTACCAGATGGTTTGTACTTGAAAAACAAAGTCAAAGCTGACGCAATATCTAAAAATAGCACACGTTTTACCAGATGGATCGTACTTGAAAAACATAACCGGCGCTGACGCAATTGCTAAAAATAGCACACGCTTTACCAGATGGTTTGTACTTGAAAAACAAAGTCAAAGCTGACGCAATATCTAAAAATAGCACACGCTTTACCAGATTGATCGTACTTGAAAAACATAACCGGCGCTGACGCAATTGCTAAAAATAGCACACGTTTTACCAGATGGATCGTACTCGAAAAGCGGGGTCAGCGCTGACGCAATTGCTAAAAATAGCACACGCTTTACCAGATGGATCGTACTCGAAAAGCGGGGTCGGCGCTGACGCAATTGCTAAAAATAGCACACGTTTTACCAGATGGATCGTACTCGAAAAGCGGGGTCAGCGCTGACGCAATTGCTAAAAATAGCACACGCTTTACCAGATGGATCGTACTCGAAAAGCGGGGTCGGCGCTGACGCAATTGCTAAAAATAGCACACGCTTTACCAGATGGATCGTACTCGAAAAGCGGGGTCGGCGCTGACGCAATTGCTAAAAATAGCACACGCTTTACCAGATGGATCGTACTCGAAAAGCGGGGTCGGCGCTGACGCAAATGACTAAAAATAGCATGTGGCGCTGTACAGAATAAGCACAAACATGGCAGTTTTAACCGCCGTCGACATGACTAACGCCAGCCGGTACGCAACACACATGCACCGGCTCGAGTTTATTGGCCGTTGGCGTGAGCGGTTGCCGCACATACTCATAGATTACACGCTGCGGCCCGCGTCCAGCGACGACGATTATTACGTACCGCCGCGTTTACGCGACCGTGCGCTGGCGGTCAAAGTGGCCTTTAGCCGGCGCGGTTGCGACAGCATGAGTTGTTATCCGTTTTACGAAACAGGCGTTGTGTCCAACGAAACGCCGTTTGCATACACTCAAACTTCGGAAACCAGCGTTGCGTACGCGCAGCCCGCGTGTTACCACCTCGACCGCGCGGCAGCCATGCGCGAAGGTGCCGAAAACGAGGTGCAATCGGCCGAGTTTACGTACACGCCCAACAATCAATGCGTACTGGTTGATTCCACCTCTAAAATGTACTTTAACAGCCCTTATTTGCGCACCGAGGAGCACACAATCATGGGAGTGGACGACGTGCCCGCCTTTAACGTGCGCCCCGACCCCGACCCGCTATTTCCCGAACGGTTCAAGGGCGAATTTAACCAAGCATATTGCCGCCGTTTTGGCCGCGACCTCATGAACGGGGGTTGTTCGTTTCGATGGTGGGAATCGCTGATAGGTTTTGTGCTCGGCGACACGATTTACGTCACGTTCAAACTATTGGCCAACAACATTTTTTCCGAACTGCGCGACTTTGATTACACGGCACCTTCGCCGATATTGCCGCCGCGCCCCGTTGTCGACTCCAACGCCGTGCTAGCGGAATGGCGCGGTGTGCGCGATCGCGCAATTGATTGGGACTTTGAAAAACAATTTCGTGAAGCGCCGACGTTGCAACAACTCGGCATGGAAATAGACGGCGAATTACTGCAACTGTCGTACACGGCCGAAACGGGGTTTAGTAAAACGCCCATTGCGTACGTAGCGCGCGGCGCGCCGCGCGTTGCCAACGACACGCGCGCTTTCGCCCGTTCAGTTGATGATGAAAGTTTAGAAGCAATTATTGCTTCGTTTTTGGAGGATTATTCAATCGTATTCGGCATCGCAACCGACATCGGATTCGACATGCTCATGACTGCGTTCAAAACAATGCTGAAAAGAGTTAACACTGCATTGATACCCGCGCTCAGGCGCGTGCTATCTACTACATCGCAGCGCGTTACGGTGCGTCTGCTGGGCGAGACGTACAAAGCTGCGCTAGTGCACTCTATGAATAGAATAGCTATCAGAACGTTAACCACGGCGGCCAAAGCGCTAACGCGCATTGCCATTAAAGCCAGTTCCGTTGTGGGCATCGTGCTCATTTTGTTGACGCTGGCCGATTTAGTGTTGGCGCTGTGGGACCCGTTCGGCTATAGTAACATGTTTCCACGCGAATTTCCCGATGACATGTCGCGCACCTTTCTCACCGCATATTTTGAAACTCTGGATGCTACCAGCTCACGAGAAATTATAGAGTTTTTGCCAGAATTTTTTTCCGACATTGTCGAAACAGACGACGACGCTACTTTTCAATCGCTGTTCCACCTGCTCGATTACGTAGCGGCGCTGGAGGTTAATTCGGACGGGCAGATGTTGCAATTGGACGAAAGCGAAGAAATTAAAGATTTCGACGAGGCCACATTGGTGGGTCAAGCGCTGGCTAGCAGTTCGCTTTACACACGCCTTGATTTTATGCAGTACACGTTTAGACAGAACACATTATTGTCAATGAATAGAAATAACAACAAATACAATAAAGTTATAACGGGTTTATTCTTGTTTAACACAGGAGTGGCCATGGCGGCTTTTGTCGTACACAAAGAGTTTACGTTCTTTATTTATTTCGTATTGTTTTTAATGATTGCATTTTATTATATAATCAAAGAACCCTACGAATATTTTAAAACAATAAATTTGTTATTTTAACGCCCACTTTTACTGCGAGTCTTGTTTAAAGGGTTGTCGGGCAATGGCAAAGGAACGTCGGGTACATCTGGAATTTCTGCGCCGCCCAGTATATCTTGAATAGTAGTTACTTTAATATCTAAAGCGGCGAGTTGTTCGGACAACCCGTCCAAAGGTTGCACTTTACCGTCCAATTCGGTCAATTGCGCTTGCAATGCGTCCACTTTTGCATCGACATCTTGCACGGCGGTCAAAATTTGTTGTAAAATGCTAGGTTTAGACATAATGAATATTGAAATTGTTAACCTAATATAATAATAGTTTGTGAAATAATGCTTATTAAACGCTGCGAACCACAAAAGGTCCAGGCAGCCGCCAGTGCATCAGTTCAAATGCGTTCCTGTTAAAAGTAATGCGCACTTCAGAATCGTTATAAAATAGCATACACGACTCGGTCGCTTCACCGCGTGGCGCTGTTTGGGATAATGCGTACGCTTTCAACTGGTCGTACGGCAACTGCACTGTTCCATACACGGACCGGCCGGCGCGCAAACGCTCAGCGCGCACGCCGTTGCGAACGTGCGCGTGCCCCGACACTTGGCCCGATTCACGCACGCCCGTCACCGGCACAAGCCAAACACCGTCGGCACGCTCGTACATAGTTGTCACCACTGACACTAGCCTGTCGTCGCACGTGATAGGTGCTCCAATGCACAAATGATCACGCACTTCTTTGGACACTTCGAGTGCCGGCAGAACGCCAAACACGAATCGCTTGTTGCACACGTGATAGTTAAAACAAGTGGTGGTCAGCGTCCCCGAATATGTGCCGCTCGAGGTAAACACGTCTACCGTCAAACCAAGGGACAGTTGCGGAAACACAATGTCCGTAGCCACGCCGGGGAATTGGTGATATTGGTTTAAAGTTTCGTCAAAAACCTCTTGACCAGGCTCAAACACTTTAACAAACACGTTGCGGTCGTTCATTTGCAAACTGCCCGTGTCCTCGTCGAATTTTACTTCCATTTGAACGTGCATTGTGTTTGCGTGACAAAGTGGTAATGGTAATAAATTTTTGTTCGTGTTTATATGTATTGAGCTTTGAGTATTGATTTACAATTATACACGTTGTGTACATTGCGCGACTTGTATAAAAGAACGCGCACAAATATTTATCATTTAGTTAACAGAAAACGGTTTGATGAGCATGAAAACACCGAAAATAACAGTATTTTACGATGACGAAGAACAAGAATTTGTGCACTTGTCTTGTTATCGGTCGGATATTTTCAACATGGACTTGACGTACAATAAACAAATGGGCAACGATCACGTTTTAAAAGTTAAAGTAAAGACGGGAAAAAAAGTGTTGGCCATTTTTAAATTTGGCCAAAAAACAATACGTTTAATAGATTATAATCCCACTTTTGATGGCTTCTATGACTCTACTACACACCGAACAAAGCAATTTAAGCTGGGGGATTTTAACGTGATTAGGCAATTGGTGCAAAATGACCAAGAGCAAGTAAACAAACTAATTGATCAGACTCCCGTGCTTAGCATTGTAATAAAAGAGTGGATAGAAGAAACACCGCGTTGGACAAAAAACCGTTTAGTAACCGACGGAGGGTTTGACGAAGTCGACAAACCAGTTGGCTACGAAACTCAGAAGCTGAATAATACTGATTATGTTAAAGTTCAAGGTCGAGAAGGGTCAATTCTTGCAAAAATAAAAATTACATTTGTATTAAAAAAAATAAACATTAATGTTGTGTAAATATATATTACAATACATTTTAATTTGTTTTATTTACATTAATCATTGTTAAATACGAACACATAGGAGAGTGGTGTTGCGACGCAACGCGCACGCCGCAACAAAAGGTTTTAATAGCGCCGTCGGCGTCGGCGTAATAGCCTTGAACGGCAAGCGAACGCGCATTGTTGCGCTCGCTACTGTTAAGTAAACTAGCGTAACGTTTGTTGTAGTCCAGAAAAAAAGCGTTTTTCAAATTATGTTTTTGCAATGCCGACCCGGTGCATTCCTCGTGAGCGCGCGCCATGGCCGTTTCAAACGCCGCGCGCCCGTCCAGCGTAAACCCGTCGCAATACGCGCATCGCAATTGCCCATACGACAAATACAATCCGCGATGCACTAACGCGTCAACCTGCGCCGCGTTGTACACGTGGTCGGCGGCGTTTTGAACAAACGAGGCGCGGCGACGTTCGCCGCGGTTAAACTGGGAGCGCCCCGCGTTTTGCAATGCAAAAGCCACAAAAGCGGCACTTTCCGTCGCCGTTTCTTTGTTGCAAAAATCGTCGTCGCGCGGCACCGTTAACGCCACTAAATTTTGCTTGAATCGCACCACGTAAAAACACACAGGCGCGTTGCGCATCACGTACATTTGCCGTTGCATTTGCCTGTAATGGTCGTGCGTCTTCACAACTTCAAATTGTGGTGGGCCCGTTTTATTGACGAGCAATGCAGTGTGCTTAACGCGGTACTTGCGGTTAGCCTTGCCCAATTCGAGGCGCATTTGATCAACCGTGGTGTCACGGTAACTAAACGGGCATTTAATCTCTACGGGCACCCACGAGCCGTCGGCCATGGCAAAATAAGCATCGGGCGACGCCGAGGTTAGACCCAACGCGCTAATAAACATTCCGCAATTTAACACAATTTCTGCCACAGCGCACCCGGCACGTTCCGCGGCAAGCTGGCCCAGCCGCGCAAATAACTCGACGTTGTCCATTTTGACTTTGTTTTCCTGCACGTTACCAAATGCAAGAGCGGGCGCACGAACACCAGCGTTGCCGGACGACCGCGAGGCGGTGCTGCGGTCCAAACGCAACAAGCTCCACAACGCGTTTGTGCTTTGGCCACGCGTTGCAACTTCTACACGTAGGGCTTCTTCGCGCGAAACTGGCGCTGGGACAATGACTCTTTTGTGGCGCCATGTGTCCAGCTGCGCGGGCGTCAACGTCAAAGACCGCGCGTAAGCGGAAAATTTGTATTTGTCGTACACGACGTGCTGCTCCGCCGTCAACGAAGCGTGCATGGTCGAGCGCGGCGTTATATGTTATGCGGCGGGTAGCGGTGGTGGCAACGGCAAATTCATAAACGCGTGCATTAAATCCAGCGGCACGGTCCAATTTTTAAACGGCAGTATATTTAAAAATATTACACATTTTTTCAAAGGCAACAATTCTATTAATTGTTGTGGTGACAAGTATAGCGACAAAATTAATTGGGCATCCTCTCTGTCGTATATGGCGGTTTGCACGTTAAAAATTGTTTGGTCGTTTATGTGCACGCGAAACGACGCAACGTTTGGCAACGCGTTTGATAATTGTCGGTTTTTGTTTTTAAATAACAAGTCTTTGTTTATGTTATCACAATAAATTTTTAATTCGTTAGTTGGACTTTTTTTGTATTTAATGGAGTATGTGGGATGCGCAAACGCCACCACAAACGTTTGTTTTTGTTCAAAAGCAATTTTGTCGCTAAAAATCGATTTTTGCCGTTTTAACATACTTTCAAGTTTATCGTTTAATTTTAAACTTCTTTGATAATCAACAAGTTTGATGTCTATGAATCCAGTGAGGCGAGTTTCTTTGTTAAATTTGTCAACGTGTCGTTTGCCAAATTTGCCCGAGGCCGCTTTAAACTGGTTGGAGCGTTCAATTTTAATTTCAGTAACGCCGGCGCTCGGAGCGTCGCTCGGTCGACTGTAAGGTTTTGTGGTTTCAGTGACGCCGGCGCTTGAAGCGTCGCTTGGTCGACTGTAAGGTTTTGTGGTTTTGGGCATGGTCACTTATTTGCGGACGCCCATTAAAATGCTTCTTATTTCGGTCACCAAATCCAACACGTCGTTTAGTTTTTGACTGTCGGCAGGACTTAAGCCCCCCTCAATATTTTCCACAGCATTCAGTAAGTTGTTCAACGTGCCATTTATGTTGGTTATGCTGGACGCTAAGTTAGTTAAAATGGAATTGGTGTTATTAAGTTCGCTGCGCAGCGTTTGCGACACACCGTTAATAGCGTCAATCAGTTCCTTGGCCAAATTGTCCAGTTGACCGGTCAAATCGGGCAGCGCGTTTTTAATTTCGTCAATTAGCGCGTTCAACCTGACCAACAATGCATCTTTAGAAGCCTCTATTGCGGCTAATATTTGAGCACTCTGAGTTTTTAAAGTATTTAGCGCGTTGGACAGCTCCAAAAATTGACTGGATTGGTTGAGCGAAATTTGATTTATGCCGTTGACAAGTAGATCGTTTTGATGGCCAATTTTTTCCAAAGCGTCCATTATTTGCCGCTGCGCACAATCAAACGGGGGCGGCGGCGGCGGCGGCGGGCACGGAGGCGGGCACGGACGTTGGCGGCTGCAATAACTCATATAGTTGTTGGCGATAAACGTGGTCAGCAATTGGTCGGAAAACAACGAGGGACACCGCAACGCCAACACTGCCGCTCCGTAAATGTCGACCATGTACTTGACGGTGTTGTTGTTATTGTTGGGCGGAAAGGGGCACGACGTGCCAATGTCGTTGATCATTTTGCGATGTTTAGACGGAATGGAAAACAAAATTTGTTGAAACGTCGATTGGGGCATCTTTAGATTTTGAAAAATATATTCAGAATCTATCCACATAACCGACGCGTCGTCGTACATGACGCTGTTGTTGGGTATCATACACGATGTCATATTGATTAATATTGTAGACGCAGCGCAAAGTTTTTGATAATTACTTATCAGACAAGTGCCGGCGCCGCGTGTTTTGACAACAAACCGTTGACTTTTTCGTCAAGGTTGGCAATTTTCTTGTTGTTTTTTGCAACCGCGTCCCATGTGCGGACTGTGTTGTTGTGTAAATTGGACAACATCATCAACGTGTTAGTTTTTAGCGCTTCAATCTCATCTATCACACCGCTGTAGTGCTTTTCCGCGGATTCGTAAGCCACTATTAAAATGGACTTGACTTCTTGCAGTTCACCGTTGAGGTGCCCCGAGTACACTAGGTACCCCACCAAGCACACACTAAAAGCAGCCCAAAAGTTCATGACAAAAGTTTATTCTACTTATTGAGACACACTAGGTCTTTAATGCTTTTCACGTTATCTAAAATGGTGTCTGTGGCAAACGTCAATTTTTTGCTATACTCTGAATGTAACGTTTCAGCCAACTCGCGCGCTGCTTCGCAAGAGGCGACAGGCGCGGTCTGTGCAGCCGCGTGCTTGTTTAATGTTTCTATTGCTTCGTTTAAACTTTCTTGAATAACACACAGCTGTGTTTTAATTTCACACAACGGATCGAACGCGTTGCACTGTACGCCCATTAGTAAATCACAAATTATAGATTTGATAGTGTAATACTCAGACGGATGCGTTTTAGTGTTTAAATTATAATGTTGCAAACACTTAAACAGCCCAAACACGTGCAAATAGTTTTTGTTATTTTTTGTAAGTTTGTGCGACGAAGCCGCGTTCGTCCACAGCCACAAAGCGGTTACATTTTTTTGAAATCGCGCCAACAAGCTCGCAGCGGCGCCCAGTTCCAAGTAGCCGTCGTGGTCATGCGGCGCGTTTGTAATAATGACCACCTCAAAACTATTGTTAGGGGTATAAGTAAACGTGCGCGTGTCGAGCGAATTAGGATCTTCCATAGCGCGCGTCTTACATAATACGTAGGGGGCACAAATTAGAAACGTGTCTTTCAAGTACCATCCATCTGGTAAAGCGTGTGCTATTTTTAGCCATTGCGTCAGCGCCGGTTTTTCAAGTACGATCCATCTGGTAAAGCGTGTGCTATTTTTAGCTATTGCGTCAGCGCCGACCTCGCTTTTCGATCACGATCCATCTGGTAAAGCGTGTGCTATTTTTAGCTATTGCGTCAGCATCGACCTCGCTTTTCGAGCACAATCCATCGGGTAAAACGTGTGCTATTTTTAGCTATTGCGTCAGCTTTGACTTTGTTTTTCGAGTACAAACCATTTAGTAAAACGTGTGCTATTTTTAGCTATTGCGTCAGCGCCGGTTATGTTTTTCAAGTACGATCCATCGGGTAAAACGTGTGCTATTTTTAGCTATTGCGTCAGCTTTGACTTTGTTTTTCGAGTACAAACCATTTAGTAAAACGTGTGCTATTTTTAGCTATTGCGTCAGCGCCGGTTATGTTTTTCAAGTACGATCCATCGGGTAAAACGTGTGCTATTTTTAGCTATTGCGTCAGCTTTGACTTTGTTTTTCGAGTACAAACCATTTAGTAAAACGTGTGCTATTTTTAGCTATTGCGTCAGCGCCGGTTATGTTTTTCAAGTACGATCCATCGGGTAAAACGTGTGCTATTTTTAGCTATTGCGTCAGCTTTGACTTTGTTTTTCGAGTACAAACCATTTAGTAAAACGTGTGCTATTTTTAGCTATTGCGTCAGCGCCGGTTATGTTTTTCAAGTACGATCCATCGGGTAAAACGTGTGCTATTTTTAGCTATTGCGTCAGCTTTGACTTTGTTTTTCGAGTACAAACCATTTAGTAAAACGTGTGCTATTTTTAGCTATTGCGTCAGCGCCGGTTATGTTTTTCAAGTACGATCCATCTGGTAAAGCGTGTGCTATTTTTAGCTATTGCGTCAGCGCCGGTTATGTTTTTCAAGTACGATCCATCTGGTAAAGCGTGTTCTATTTAGCTATTGCGTCAGCTTTGACTTTGTTTTTCGAGTACAAACCATTTAGTAAAACGTGTGCTATTTTTAGCTATTGCGTCAGCGCCGGTTATGTTTTTCAAGTACGATCCATCTGGTAAAGCGTGTGCTATTTTTAGCTATTGCGTCAGCGCCGGTTATGTTTTTCAAGTACGATCCATCTGGTAAAGCGTGTTCTATTTAGCTATTGCGTCAGCATTGAACTCGCTTTTTAAGTATGATCCATCTAGTAAAGCGTGTGCTATTTTTAGTTATTGCGTCAGCGCCGACCTCGCTTTTCGAGCACAATCCATCGGGTAAAACGTGTGCTATTTTTAGATGTTGCGTCAGCTTTGACTTTGTTTTTCGAGTACAAACCATCTAGTAAAGCGTGTGCTATTTTTAGCTATTGCGTCAGCGCCGGTTATGTTTTTCAAGTACCATCCATCTGGTAAAGCGTGTGCTATTTTTAGCAATTGCGTCAGCTGATTGCAGGTTTTATCAACGCGTTGTTGTTTTTAAATTGCAAGTTATCGTAAGATAAGATATAAAATATCGCAAGATTAAGCGTACGTTGATCAAGTCACGTAGGCATTAATTAATCGCGTTGATAAGCATGGGTATATAAAGCCCTGCACTGTTCTGATAAATCAGTCGTGTTGTGTTGTCTCACAAGAACACTACAAGATGTTAAGAATTACTTTATTAATTCTGTTTTTGGTTCGGTTTGTGTCGGGCGCCGAACATTGTAACGCGCAAATGAAGTCGGGTCCTTGGCGCATTAAAAATTTGCCTATTGCGCCGCCCAAAGAAACGCTACAAAAGGACGTGGACGTTGAGATTGTCGAAACAGATTTGGATGAAAACGTCATAATTGGCTACAAGGGTTATTATCAAGCGTACGCGTACAACGGCGGTTCACTGGACCCTAACACAAGCGTTGATGAAACCACACAGACGCTGAACATCGACAAAGACGACTTGATCACGTGGGGCGACCGTCGAAAATGCGAAGTGGGCGAGGAATTAATTGACCAGTGGGGCAGCGACAGCGACAGTTGCTTCAAGGACAAATTGGGCCGCGGTGTATGGGTGGCCGGTAAAGAGTTGGTAAAACGAAAAAATAACAATCATTTTGCCCACCACACGTGCAACCGCTCTTGGCGCTGCGGGGTGTCAACGGCAAAAATGTACACGCGCCTCGAATGTGACAACGAGACGGACGATTGCAAGGTTACCATTTTGGATATCAACGGCACGGTTATCAACGTGACGGAAAATGAAGTGTTACATCGTGACGGCGTCAGCATGATTCTTAAACAAAAGTCCACCTTCACCAGGCGCACTGAAAAGGTCGCTTGTTTGCTCATTAAAGACGACAAATCCGACCCGTATTCTATCACGCGCGAGCATTGCCTCATCGACAACGACATTTTTGACTTGAGCAAAAACACGTGGAACTGCAAATTTAACCGGTGCATTAAACGCCGATCGGAGAACGTTGTGAAAAAACGCCCGCCGACTTGGCGGCATAACGAGCCACCGAAACACAGCGAAGGCACCACCGCCACCAAGGGTGATTTGATGCACATTCAGGAGGAGCTCATGTACGAAAACGATTTACTGCGCATGAACCTCGAGCTGCTACACGCACATATCAACAAGCTTAACAACATGATGCACGATTTAATTGTGTCGGTTGCCAAAGTTGACGAGCGGTTAATTGGTAACCTCATGAACAATTCTGTTTCTTCCACGTTCTTGTCGGACGACACGTTTTTGCTGATGCCGTGTACTAACCCGCCGCCGCACACGAGCAATTGCTACAATAACAGCATTTACAAAGAGGGAAGGTGGGTCGCCAACACGGACTCGTCGCAATGCATCGATTTCCGCAATTACAAAGAGTTGGCCATTGATGACGACATTGAGTTTTGGATTCCCACAATTGGAAACACGTCCTACCACGAAAGCTGGAAAGACGCCAGCGGCTGGTCGTTTATTGCTCAGCAAAAGTCCAATTTGATTTCTACTATGGAAAATACTAAGTTTGGCGGACACACGACTAGTCTTAGCGACATCGGTGACATGGCCAAGGGCGAACTAAACGCCACGCTTTATTCCTTCATGTTGGGCCACGGGTTTAGTTTTTTCCTCATAATAGGCGTAATAGTGTTTTTGATTTGCATGGTGCGCAGCCGCGTACGCGCTTTTTAATTGATTTGCAAATAAACATTTATTGCAAAAATGTATGTATATATATGTAATTTGATTTAATAAATTTCTGCGCTTGCAAGCAATTCATTTCGTATACCACAAGCGTTTATGTTTTGTTGCACCCTAAAATATCCCTGCTCTCCCCAATCTTCACCCCACGTGTTTTTAAGTATCCAATAAGGAACGTTGTTTTCAACGCCGTATCCAACCAACAGAACCGCGTGGTTGAGCCCGTAGTTGGAACAGTATCGCATAATGCCACGTCTGTAATTTACAATGTCGGACGCGTCTATAGCAACGGGAATAGGGCCTACAATACGCAGCAAGTCTTTCAATTTTTCTTCAAATACCGCAATGTACCTGTAACATTTTTTCACCTTAACCACAAACTTGGCAACGTCCACGCGACAATTGCCGTCGCTTCCTTCATACGGATAATCATTTTCGGCTTGCACGCCACCCATTTGCATAACGGCTTCGTATGCTGTGTGCAACAACCCGCCGTTGCAACCCGCGTCCACATAATCACAGTCTATGAGTTGTTGTTCGGACAAATTTATGAGTTGATTGTGTTTGATAGCAAACTGACTCTCTAAACTGGCGAGTGTAGCAAACGCCCAACATGCGCCGCATATGCCTTGGTTTTTTACGCTAGTCACTTTGTTTAGACGACGCCAGTCAAACTCTAAAGGTCCTTTATCGGGCGGACGATTTAGGACCACGACCTCGCAAAAATTTTGCGTTTGAAGAGGTAACGCCAGCCCGGTATACTTGGAAATGGTCTCGTCTTTGGACAGATCAGAAAATTTGTTTATCTCATATTGGGCCGTGGTGTCGTTTTGGTTTTTTATTATAATTTCCTCTAAATTGTGTTGGAATATTTGAAAACGGCGCAATTTTTCAGATTCGCTGCTATAATGTTTGTTGAATTTATGCAAAAAATCCTCAAAATAACTGGGCGCCTTCAAAAGATCGTACGCTGCGCTATGCGCAACGCAAAACACCAATAAACACAACACAATTTTGTTCATAATGTTACATTTAATTAATATAACTTATAAGTACAAATAAAATGTTAAACTATTTGGTCAGCATTTTGTGGGTAACGGCAGCGCTTTCATACGCGTCACCCGGCACGCCCGTCATTGATTGGGCCGACCGCAATTATGCGCTTGTTAAAATTAACGCCGACGCCACCGCTTACGAAAATCTAATAGAACGCAAAGAACAAGTAAACGTGCAAGTTTCTTGGAACGTTTGGAATGGTGACGTGGGGGACATGGCGTACGTACTGTTTGACGACAAACAAGTATGGAAAGGCGACGCCGCCGCTAAAAAAGCTAGCGTTAACGTTGTCAAAAGCGGGCAATTTGGCATGCGCGTCAAATTGTGCGATGATGACGGCTGTTCCGTGAGCGAACCGGTAACTGTCAAAGTCGCCGACACGGACGGCGGACATTTGCTTCCGATGGAATACGTTTGGCAAGAAAACAACAAGCCCGGCCGGCGCGCAAACAAGACCGTCGCTGCGTATTTTGTAGAATGGGGCGTGTACGGGCGCAATTTCCCAATAGACAAAGTGCCGTTGCCCAATTTGTCGCATCTGTTGTACGGATTTATTCCTATTTGCGGCGGCGACGGACTAAACGATGCCCTCAAAACGATACCGGGCAGTTTTGAGGCGCTGCAACGTTCGTGCAAAGGCCGCGCAGACTTTAAGGTTGCCATTCACGACCCTTGGGCCGCAATACAAAAACCGCAGAAGGGCGTGTCTGCGTGGAACGAACCCTACAAAGGCAACTTTGGCCAATTGATGGCGGCCAAGTTGGCAAACCCTCACATAAAAATTTTACCATCTATTGGCGGGTGGACGTTGTCGGATCCCTTTTATTTTATGCACGACGCGGAAAAACGGCACGTGTTTGTCGATTCCGTCAAAGAGTTTTTACAGGTTTGGAAATTCTTTGACGGAGTGGACATTGATTGGGAGTTCCCGGGCGGCAAAGGTGCCAACCCGGCGCTCGGTAACGGGGAGCGCGACGCGCACACGTACATTATTTTGTTACAAGAATTGCGTTCTATGCTGGACGACCTTCAATTGCAAACGGGCAAAACGTACGAGTTGACTAGCGCAATTAGTGCCGGCCACGACAAAATTGCTGTGGTGCAATATGAAGCCGCGCAAAAGTACCTCGATAAAATATTTCTCATGAGTTACGACTTTAAAGGGGCATGGTCTAACACCGATTTGGGCTATCAGACCACTTTGTACGCTCCAAGTTGGAATCCCGATGAATTGTACACCACAGATCACGCTGTTAAATTGTTAACAAGTCAAGGTGTAGCTTCTTACAAAATCATTGTCGGCATCGCCATGTACGGTCGCGGGTGGACGGGCGTGGCTGGTTATGACGGCGATAATTTTTTTTCGGGTACTGCGAAAGGCCCCATTTCGGGCACGTGGGAAAACGGAGTTGTTGACTATCGCCAAATTAAAAACGAATTAAACACGTATTTGTACAGGTTTGACACAGCTGCTAAAGCAGCTTACGCTTTTAACAGTGCCAAAGGGGATTTGATTTCGTTTGACAGTGTCGATTCTGTTTTGGCAAAAAGTGTGTATGTTGAGCAAAATAATTTGGGTGGCGTGTTCGCTTGGGAAATAGACGCTGACAACGGCGATTTATTAAATGCTATGAATCAACAAACTAAATTATTAAAAGACGAACTTTGAGCAGTTTGGTTATGTAATAAAAAACAATTTATTTAGTAAAACGACGCGTAGTATTGCGTCAGCGCCCCACCCCACTCTGTTTCATGTGTTAATACTATATATAAATGGTATTTATTTTCCATACAATTTTATTAGTATGGAACCGCCAAACAAACGCTGTAAGCTTTGTTATCAAGCTCTGCCCATGGTGCCGCAATTGCCTTTAGTAGCATTGAACAAAATCTTGTCGTATTTGCCGTTTGAACTGCACATGGCTGTGGCGGGAGCAAACGCATCAACGCGGCGCAGGGCTCTCCAACTACCACATGACCGTCTTGCGTTGTATTTTAAACACGATATAGGCACAAACGACGAGTTTGCAGCACATTGGGCAATTGAGGTTGACGACCCGGCAATAGCGTATGTGAGCCAGCTGTGTCGTTTCAGTTGCGCAATAAAAGCGCAAAAATTTTTCAACAAATGCGTGCCAAACGCAACAGCTAGGTGCATGTTGAATGAACCGCGCGCCGCGTCAGACACCATGCTGTCGCTTCGCTGGGGTTGGTGGCGGCTCGTGCGCGCGCTGATTCAACACGAATGCAAAAACGGTCGCAGCAGACGGCCAGAGCGAGTGCGTGTTTACGGAGACGAAATATGCGACGTAACAATTTTTGATGCATCATTGTTGGAATTTGACGCGCAGCCCGATTCAATTATCATTGTCACGTTTGACAACGACGACAATATACAATTGTATGTGCACGGTAAACGCGTGTATAGAATTGTTGATAAACGTTTTTGGAATTAGCAATCGATGCGTAGTTTTTGTAATTTAACAAATAAAACATTTAAAATTTAATATATCTGTTTTATTGATAACTATTAATTTTTGGTTTTTAAATAATCTTCCATTTCCACTGTTGCAAACGAAGGCGGCGGGTCGTTGAGCGGCGGCATCATTTGCACACGTTGCAAGTTTGAACCGGCGGCTTCTTTGCGCGCGGCCCACACAATGGCCGTGAGCATGTACGCAACGCTTATTGTTGCAGTCAAAAGCAGATTATCACACAACGGTTCACTTTTTAATGCTTCTGCGCTTAAGATAATGATTAGGATGGAAGCAGACAAAAACATAATCATCATAAAGCACGATTTAACGTAACGGTAGTCAGGAAAATGATTTAACGCGTGGCCCAACAGCACAGTTAATTCCACAAACAATAGGACCAACGCACAACAATGTATTAAATTTGTAATTAACACTGCGCTGACAGCACTCTGTGCAGTGTTTATCACACCGTAATGCACAAGCGCGTTGCCAAAATACATAGCGTGTAACATTTTCAGCTCGTAAACAATCTCGTGCGCTTCGGTTTTGTTTTTCTGGAGCAACAGCGGCGCGTTGATAATGCCAGTAGCCAACAGGGACAACAACAACCAATATTGTAAAAATTGCAACTCTGCAAACGTAAAAGCAGCAGACAAATAGCCCGCAACAACGGCGCCATACATACACAATGTCACGTTTACGTACGACATTGCAGCAAATGGAAACCGCGTTCTAATCTCGTTAGACAGCCTGGTGTATAGAAAACAACGATTGAATAAATTCATTGCGACGATTGTGCGCGCTCTTATATTGATTACAAAAAAACAAGTGTGCGCAAGCCACAGCGCGCATCAATTTTTATATGCGCGCGTATCTTATCATGGCCACCGGATGGCTATAAAAGGAGAACGGCAAGTGGGTCAGGCTCATTGTACAATGAGGTCGCTTTTGCTTTTAGTGGTCCTGGCGCTTCTGTCGACCACACTGGCTCGACAAGCGCTGCCCGACCCGCTGGCCCCGCCGCCGCGACGTTACGGTCATTTGGCAGGCGCGCCCAAATTGTTGCGCGCGCGCAATTTTAATGCCGAGGAACAGAAATTACAACAGTGCCGTGTGCATTTACATTGGCGCAATGATTAAACATGGCGGATGCGCATTACATAATAAACATTCAAAGCTTGTATAATTTAATTAAAACTCTGTTGTTTATTTTTGTGTTTATCTTTGTTAATAATCCACTACACTCCATTTCTTTTTTGTTTAACATGTACAACACTTGCGGAATAGCAACACGTTGTTTTAAAATTTTTAAATTAACAAGTGCAACATTCAAACAAAATTTAGCTCTATACAAATAGCCCAATTTTACAAAAGTGGCGTGCAACGCGCACGCTTCTACTACTTGAGCAACGCTCATGGTCGTGATACTCTTAAATTTTATACTAAACATTAAACCCGTTTTTTCAGTACGATTTATCTGGTAAAGCGTGTGCTATTTTTAGCTATTGCGTCAGCGCCGACCTCGCTTTTCGAGCACGATCCATCTGGTAAAGCGCGTGCTATTTTTAGCAATTGCGTCAGCGCCGACCCCGCTTTTCAAGTACCATCCATCTGGTAAAACGTGTGCTATTTTTAGCTATTGCGTCAGCATTGAACCCGTTTTTCAAGTACAATCCATCTGGTAAAGCGTGTGCTATTTTTAGCTATTACGTCAGCGCCGACCCCGTTTTTCAAGTACAATCCATCTGGTAAAGCGCGTGCTATTTTTAGCTATTGCGTCAGCGCCACTTATGTTTTTCGAGCACGATCCATCTGGTAAAGCGTGTGCTATTTTTAGCTATTGCGTCAGCATTAAACCCGTTTTTCAAGTACAATCCATCTGGTAAAGCGTGTGCTATTTTTAGCTATTGCGTCAGCGCCGACCCCGTTTTTCGAGCACAATCCATCTGGTAAAGCGTGTGCTATTTTTAACTATTGCGTCAGCGCCGACCCCGTTTTTCGAGCACAATCCATCTGGTAAAGCGTGTGCTATTTTTAGCCATTGCGTCAGCGCCGACCTCGCTTTTCGAGTACGATCCATCTGGTAAAGCGCGTGCTATTTTTAGCCATTGCGTCAGCGCCGGTTATGTTTTTCAAGTACGATCCATCTGGTAAAGCGTGTGCTATTTTTAGCCATTGCGTCAGCATTGCGTCGGCGTTGAAAACATACATTTAGTAAACGGCTAAACTGCATAATTAGAAAATGTTTCAAGAATTTGCGTGAGTGCGTCTATTTGGGCGCCGCTGGTCATGTCGCCGGTGCCCACCACGCGTACAGTGTTGCGTTCTCGTTCGTTGTTTAAGAAAAACCCGCGCAAACGCAACGCTGCCGGTGCCTCGCCGCGCGGGTATCGCCCCGCGCGGTTCCAAATTCGTATGTTAGGGCCGTCGCGGCTCAATATGCACCACGAACCGGTAAACGTTTCGGCGGTGCCCACTTGAAAGTTGCCGTGCCGACGTATGCAAGAATCAGAATTGTGCACGATACACCGGCCGCGGCCCGGATAAAAACACGCCGGTTCGGCCGTGGCGCGCTCTCTGTTTTTAAACAAACGAAACAACGACGCCGGTAGTTGCGTGTTGTTAAGCACGGTGTCGTAGGCTATCGATATTTTTAAAACACCGACACCGGCTAGCGTTATTTCGTTCACGTCCGGGTGCGGGGTGAGCAACGGGTACAACATGGCCGTATAACGTGCATCGCTAAGCTGTGAAGCATGCGCTTGAAACACTACGTCCGCGTCCGCCAACTCGTTTTGGTCGGGTCGCGCCCAAAAAAATTTGTAATCTACATGTCTTAAGTTGAGCATGTGCACGTTAAAAGGCTGCAGGCACGCGTTGGCCGCCGTGCGGTCGCCACGGCGCACCATACCCGTGCTCGCCGCGTGCCAATTGAACACGGCCAGAAGCCCGTCGGCAGCGGGACAATTGCAACCGCTTACTTCGACGTCGTCGGCGGTCGTGTGGTGAAACAGGCGGCCCGACGTGCGCCGCCCGCTAATTGGGTCCACCGAGCAAGGGTCCACCACACAAATGTCCCCTAGCCGAAAATAGCGCCGGAAGTAATCGTTGAGGCCGGGATGGTCTAAACGCACCTGGCCGTCGACGCACGGCGCGCGAGGAAAAAACGTTTCGTCAAACACCACGTCGCGCACCGTGCGCGGCCGGCAAAACGGCGTTTCCGTGGCGGCGTCGTAATCGCTGACGTAGCCGTCGTCGCACACACAACGAATGTCGCCACCGCCGATGTTTGCGATGCGTCCGTGCGGCGCGCACCCCACCGGCACGTTGCAGTCCTCGTACATGTTGAGCTGGGTTACAAGCCCGGGCCTTAAACAGCTGCAGAGCAACGCAAACCCCGTTTCGGTTTCTGCCAACAGCCACACGCCCGTGCTGGGGTTACACGAACGTGCACGTTCGCGGTCTAGAGCAAAGCAGTAAGACTCGCCCGCGCGAATAGTAACATTTTGTTCGTTACCGTTCGAGTCGCGCATTTGCACAACCGTGTCCTCGTCGAACAACTGGCAGTTGGCTAATCCCTCACGACACGCATTGCAATCAGCGTGTGTTGTGCACGGCGTGAGGTTTTTGTGGCATTCCAAATCGTTGCCTTCGATTACAATTTCGCCCGGCGGCTCTATTAATGGCACGTTTCTTGTGTCAAACATTTGCAACGGGTAGTGTACGTCATCATGATGCACGTCGATAAGGTTAGCGTACACAACCGCCGCTGCGACAATTGCCAACAATAAAACTAGGATTAAAATTAAAATATACATTTTGCTTACGATAAATAAATAAACAGTTTAGGGAATTATAATTTTATTGTTAATTAAATTAATAATGTGTGACATTCCGTGGCTACTATACAAAGAGGGTAAATAGTATTTATCGCTCAATTTGTCCACAAACCAATCTGCGTAACCGATTGCTTTCAAGGCACATTTCACGCAATCGTTGCAATCCTCCACGTAGTTTATTTCAAATAATGGACGTGCACAACAAACTTGGCACCAATTGTCAAAATTGTACACAACTTTGTGCAGTTCGTCATTGTCGACGCGTAAATGTTTGTGTTCAATATTTTCACCGCAGTTGTCGCATTCAAACACGTGTGTTGGCAAGTTTAATTTGCTTTGACCGCTTTGACCGCACTTGTCGCAGCGCGATTTGTAAACAACGCTGATGAATACGGCGTCGTCGCATGTTATGCGATAACTAAACAATAGTTTTTTAAAAATGTCATCGGTCACTGGTTGCCATTCGCACAATCCAACGTATTGCAACTTTGTTGTAAATGCTATTGAGGCTCTGTCCAACAACATGCGCACCAAACTTTTTTTCATACTTGCGGGTAATATTTGCATGTATTTCCAAAAATGCGTTTTAAAATTATCACTGTTGATGACTGCATCGCTAACCAAGCTTTGCAACGATTGCGGCGAAATCAAAAACAGTTTTCTAATTGCGTCGGTTTTTGTTTCCATGCTGACTACTAACTATGAATTGTTAGTCGGCAAAATTTACATTATATTGATTTACAATGTGGTGCATTTTTAAACGAAACAAATTAACGCTTTCCGCACTCAATTCGGCGCTTTCCAAAACTTCCAATTGCACTTTTTCAAACGTGTCTTTAGTGTGCACAATTTCCGACGGACATTTAATTGTGTCATTGGTCAACACTAGCGCCAACGAATCTCGGTTGTAGCATTGCAATTGTTCAACAAGAAAACACTTTTGCAAATTAAATACGTAATCTAACTTGTTAGACACGTATAACACCGTGGCCGTTGGTGGCATGACAACTGCGGAGCGCGGGCCGACGTGTGTTATATATGCACCGCCTACGGCCGTTTCACTTTTTTGTTCAATAATGATTTAAACATGGCGGCCACTTCAATAGCGTCGTCTTCGGTTTCAAACACCAAGTTGCGTTTGTTACGCACGCGCATTTTGTCCTTAAATTCGGTTTCTACATGGTTCACAAGGTTGTTAAAGTCCACTTGCGGGTTCGGACGAACCGAATCGATGACTAATTCGGCCGCGGCGTTCAATTCGCGCTTCATTTTGGTCACATGCACTTTTTGGCCCGTAATGGCGCGCAAACAGTTAAATTCGCGCGCCACGCACAGCATGGGCGTTTGGTGGGTTTTAGCGGGGTATTGCACGGCGCGCTCGGCCAATTCCATAAGATTGCCGTACAACTCTTGAATGCGCCTGTCCTTGTCCTCGAGCATGTTAACATATTTTTCAAGCAATTCATTATTCTTTCGCAATTGCTCATCTTTAATTTTTAATTGATTTTCAATGCTGGTCAGCAGCTTTTCAATTGGCGTAGGTTCAGCGCACGACATTTTCGGGCAAGCGCACTGTCAAAATAACTAACTAAGTATGCCGACCGTGTGGCAATTGCTATTATTAATCGTTATTGTTGCAATTGTGTACGTTTACGCGTTTGGCTTTGTGCGGCAATTTGTGCAAGAAGACGCGGTCGAGAAGCAACAAGCGGCGGCGGCACCGTTAATGGAGTTTACGTTCCAACGTGCTCGAGGCGTAGACTGCGCATTAAATCGGTTGCCGTGTGTGACAAATCAACAGTGTCGCGACAATTGCGTGATTGCAAGCGCGGCCAGCAATTTAGCTTGTGATAATGGGTTTTGCAGCGCCAATAACGGTTTGGAGGGAGCGCAACCTCCGGACGCCAGGGTTGAATGTGACACGGCGTTGGGGCTGCTGCGTGTTTACGCAGCCGGCGGAGATTTCGTCGTCGCTCAAACATGTGTGAGCACGTACAGAGACTTAGTGGACGACACGGGCGCCCCTAGACCTTACCTTTGCGACGGCGGCGCGTTACAGTTAAACTTGGACACGGTTCAGTTTTCCGCCGACGCGTGCACGTGCGCCGCCGGGTACGAAAAAATGTTGTTTCGACAAACTGCGTTGGCGCGAGCCGTGCCCGTGTGCATACCATCGCGCATGTCAAACCTGTACCGACGCGTGTACGTTTAGCGGCCTTGCACTTTTATGGATTATGAATAGTTTCAATTGTTGGCGTTTGAAGGCAATATGTATAAGAGAGTTAGTTATGGCAACTCAAATGCCGTATTGGTTTGTGCAACAAATGGTGGTAAACGAGTTGGAATATTTGTCTACCAATGTCAATGACGACGGGGCGGGCTATTTCAGCTTTGACCATTTAGGCGACCGGTTGCAAAATTTGATAAAAATGTTATCAAATTTAGACATGTCAGATGCTTATTTGCAAAAGTATGACATTAAAAGTTTAGAATTACTTATTGACAATATCAATAAAATTGATTATACACACAGTGAGGAAAAAAAGGAAGAGCTTAAACAGCGGTTAACAAATTTGTTGCCCAACGGCGATCTCATTGTGAGCAAATATGACAAAGAATTAAACAAAGTGTTAAACTTTAGTTATAATTGTGAAATAAACACGCTAAATAATATTGAAATGTCGCACATGAAGTTGGCGTGTGTGTTGTGTTACACCGCTTTGTTACCGTATAGAAACAACGCGTGGTATTTGCCAAACAACGAACATCAACAATTATTTGCGGCCGCGTTTGGCAATTATTTGATAAATTTTTTAAACATGGTAAAAAGCAAAGATGGGTCTTTGAACAAAACCGTTCGCGTAATGTATCACGTTGTACCCTCTGTGCAGCTCACCGAGCCATATATAAATTTGAAAGATAGAATGAATGCCAGTTTGATTGCTGTCCAAAATGTTAGCAACGCGCAATACCAAAACTTGCCCACTGACATTGAAGTGTGCTACTCGCTCAACAACAGATTGTATTTAAACAATTCGGGCGACCAGCAAACCGACATGTGTGCGGAATATTTGGAACTTAACGCCGTCCCGTACTGTTTGTACAATTCAATGTTACCTGACAACTTTGCTATGAGCGTTTTTAATTTGTACAAATTGCACGAAGCCAAGAAAAAGTTGCAGTTGGGCAACGTGTTGTTTGTAAACGTGATGCGCAATAGTGCTAAAGAAACAATAATTAATACTATGCGCACGTACTATTCCGCGTGCCAGAAAATGAAAAACAATAAAATATTACGCGTGGTGGGTAATTTTAAAGGTTCGTTTGATTACAAGTTTGCCGCGCTTGATTTTGCCATACTTGCACTGGTAACCAATGCTACCAATTGCCAATTGAAATATTTAACTACCAGACATGAACAAATGTTTATGGATTTGAAACAGCAAATTTGTCGGCTGACGCCGCAAAAAGTGTACAACGTGCTGCTCAACTACAAAATTGACAAAGAACCGCTGACTAATTTTAGCAAAGACGCGGTGCAAGGTGTGTTTTAGTAAATAAAATTTTTTATAATGTTTTTATACTTTATTGATTATGTCGTCCAACGCAATTTTCACATTTCTAACTGAATACGTCGCGTCGTCGTCGAACAGCGTTTTGACAGAAGCATTGACGTGCGCACGTTCCAAGTATTGTGCGGCAAACGCCCTTGCCTTTTCCGCGCTAAATGGTTCGTACACAAAAAGTTTATTGCCCACAAACGAGCGCAGCCGGCTCAATTCGCCTTCTTGCAAAAAACGTGGTCATGTCGATGCGCGTAAACGCGAGCGCTTGGCGAAAATCGTCCGCGTGTTCGTAATGCGTTAAATTGGTCTCGATGCGTTTTCGGTCCGCCCAGTAATCGTGCATTAGCATTTGCGCGTTGTTTGTCGTAAAAACCAGCACGCGGTTTGCGTTTTTAATAAAACCCGTGTACTCGGCAAACTGCGTGATGCCTTTTTCTCGCATGTCGTCACGATGCATCACGTACGAGTCCAATTCATCAAACGTCCACACGATGTAGCACTTGCCGTCTAGCGCGTCCTCCAACCGGCTAATCAGCACACCCGCGTCGTTTATGTTACCAAACGTGTTCATTGGCACAGAAATGACAATCGTGTCGGCGAATCGGCTAAGCGCTCGACCAAGCTGAAAGCTGGCGTAGGTTTTGCCCAGGCCGTGGCCGCCCGCGAACAAAAACACGTTGCTAATGACGGGCGGGCGAGGCAACTCGTACAATTGTGCAAGATATTTTTGATATCCAATGCTAGCCGGACAAGCCGAAAAGTACTTTACGTCGGCCGCGTCGACGACGCGATCCGTGTGCGCAAACGTGTTGACATTAATCATCACGTTGTTGGAGCGCACTATTAGCGGGTAAGTAAAATCGGCGTTGTGTCCGGCGTTGAGTTCGGCAACTATTCGGCGTTGCAGCTGTTCGTGGTTGTTTAGTTGCGCGGCCACAGAACGCGAAATTGATGTCATCTGTTCGTTGACCACGACGCCGCCGTAGCAAGCCAACCCAATGGCGAGAACGACGCTTGCAAACGTCAACCAAATCATGGTCCATTGCGCCCTTTTAATGCTGACCAGTTCTCTGAACATTTTGTATGTGCTCGTGTACTCGTTCATGGTGAATTGCTCCTTAAATACGACCGAAGAGCAATGTGTCGTTTAATAGACTGTTGCAATTTAGCCAATTAGTTATGGAAATCACAAACGCTTCCGCAAACGCTCTTTTGCAACAATTTAAATTGGAAAACGAATGGGACGCGGACGTAATCTCGTTAAACAATTTTTACGTTCACGTTTTGGAACACAACGAAAGTTTGTCGGCCAAACAAAAGGCTGCTGTCATGCAAGATGTGTGCCTAATTGTTGACGCGGAACGGGACAAAATGGAAAATTTAGCGGTTTGGCTGTTGGAGTATCATCGCGTTTGCGGCAATTGCAACGCGCTGCACGCGCCAGAATATTACACGTACGGCGATTTGTTTTGTCGCATGTGCGGAAACAGTTTGTGCGTGCCGGCCGCTGCAATGTTGGACTTATACATGGCCCGCGGCCCTCCAAACGCTAATGTTTTGTTCGACGAGTTTTTGGACAAGATGCATTGCGCGTATTGCCATTATAAAAGCACGGCGTAATATTTTTGTGCTATAGTGTAAAACATGGACTCTTATACAATGCAGCATTTTTACAATGAAGAGCGCAGGCCGCTCGCGGTCACTACACTGCACGACGGCAATATTTCCGAGTCGGCTTACGAGAACGTCACGTTTATACGCAAATTGATGTGCAAGGAAAATGTTACAAACGAACACGAGTATCAATTTTGCAATGACAACGATTACAACAAAGAAAATTCACCAGAAAAAACGCAACAATAAATTTATACATGTAATAGTCTGTTTTTTATTTACCAATAAGGTTAACAATGAAATACTTCTTGTCCGCCACCTTTTTAATAATTATATTTTTATATGCTATTTATTTTTGCGTGGTAATTATTGTAAACAACAAGCGCGTGCAACGCAATTTGTTTTACCAATACAATTACATTCCGGCCTCGCTATTAAACACTGTTAAAGTGCACAATATAAAATGGTCAAATCGTAACTATGATGATGATGATGATGAATATTATTATCCCGAAGAAAATGTAATGCAACGATGCAAAGCAGCTTCATTTCCTGTCGGCGGCTTTGGCAACATTCCAAGTCTTCTTTTTTGTAACAAATTTTATATGTGCGCAGGTCCAATATACCTACCTAGAATTTGCACACATGGCCATGTTTTTAATAGAGACACGCAATCATGTGAACAATCCTTTAACGTCGATTGTCACGGCTTGCCCATATACCAATAATTTTAATTTAACCAAAGCATAAAAAAACAAGTACCACAACAATTTTAACAATTATTAATCTCATATTGATAAGGCTTACTCGTACATCGCCATGGAGTGCCCATTTCAAATTAAAGTGTGGGTGAATAACAGGTTTTTTGTGTTTCCGTACAATTTGGTGGAGCCGCAGAGCGACGTCGGCAACAAGCCCACCGAAAACCTTATCGTGTACGTGCCCACGGACGCCGACGTGCTGTACGTCGAAAAACGCAATTTTCCGAGGTTTCGTTCAGTATTAGTTTATAAACATGAACAGGACTACAACGGCAATAGCCAAGTACCAAAAAAAACAGGCGCCGCCACAATTGTGTACTGGAACCCGCTTGTGCCCATTACGGAAATTGGCGCTGGGGAAACTCGCGTGTTTAGCGTGTTGTTGACCAACAATTTGTTTTATTGCAATACGCTAATAGTGCACCACGAAGAGCCTACGTGTCCTATCGAGTTTAATTATCCCGAGCTCGAAATGCAGCCGTCGTGCAAGTTGCTAGCAAAGTCTAAAAAACTTGTAGACTTGCGCGCGCACACGTCGCCGTTAAATTACAGCGAATTGCGACCGATCAACTGCGAGTTGCCTTTGGCCCATTTTAAAGAGCTAATGGAAAGTGACAAATTTTTATTGTGCTTCAATTTGGAAACGCCCACGATGGTAAAAATTTTGTGTTTAAAACGCATTTTTTGCATTTTTGAATTTCGCAAAAAGCCCGCCCGGTATGTGATCAACTTGCCGCACGAAGAAATTGACAGTTTGTATAACAAACTCAATTGGGAGCGAACTCGGCGGTTGTTGCGCGGTGATTTACCGTCCAATTGCGGGACCGTCAACCGCGCGAGTTTGCAGTACGTCAAAGACGCGCAAACGCTGCTGCACATCGCCAAATGTAGCCAGACTATTGTCGAGTTTGTGCGCATTTTTCAGCAATTGATTTTTCCATATCAAATAGTGCCCGTTGTTATTGTTAAACTTAATTCGCTCAATACCAACGGTCGAGTGGCAAACGTTGAACGAATGCGCGTTTTTTGCAAAAACGACAGTGTGGCTATTACCACTAAAGGTTGTGTGCCCGTCAACATGCCCGACTTGGCTCCCATTACCACTTTTAACAACACCGATTTTGACGATATTACACATTTAAAAAGAATCGCCAACCGCGTGGCTGTCGATGGTGTTTTTTCCAGCGGCGTTACCGTGCACGCCGTAAAGTACAATTACTTTTTGTAAGACATGACGACGCCGTCCCAAGTGGTGTCGCGTTTGACTGGCGGCCGCGCTGGTAACCCCATTGTAGAAGTTATTCGAAACAACCCCACACCCACCGACGGCGATCAGCTTAGCCAGTTTGTAAAGCGAAACCGGGCGTTGATTAAAGAGTTTGTGTTGGTTGTGTGCGGATTTTTAGTGTTCATCATGATCATATTGTTTTTTACGCTGTTGGTCGTTGTTATGAACAACGCGCACGCTGTGCGAATACAGCGAGCGCAGTTTGAGCGGGCGCTATTAAAAAATTACGCGCCTCCAAACGCGTAAGCTGTTGCGTTACAATTTAAACAATGGTTGCTGCATAAGCGGTTGGTGGCGACGCGGTTTTGTTTGCGGCGCGTGATCCGGCGTTTGTGCGGCGCTTGATTGGGCCGTTAATTTGAGCCTTTTTGGTTGGGGCGGTTTGAACTCTCCTAGTTTGCGTTTGCGCTCGCACATGACATCGTTTAACAAAACTGTGGTTGTCGTTTGCGGATTGGTCACGGCGCGCAGCGCGTCCGCAGCGGGCTTCGTGGTTGTCAATTGAATTTCGTTGGTGCTGGTGTAGCTAAATTCAAATGCCTCGATAAATATTTTTGTGGCCACCTCTTTACCGAACGTGACAAGATGATGTTCGTCGGTAACCGGGCTGTCCAAATTTTCTAAACATTCGTTGTAGTGCTGCAACATAGCGCGCGGTGAGCTCTTCAAGTCGGGGTTTATTTTGTTGAGTCGTTTTACTGCCACTTCAATTAGCTCCTTGTACGACGGAAAATAACCGGAGCTGCGATTTAATGCAAATTTAAACACGATCAAAAGCACGCGTCTGTTGAAGTTTTTGTAGTCAATTGAATCGTCCATGTACTTGGTGCGCAAAAACAATTTTTTAACATATTCATAATTTTTAGGGGACGGCTCTTCAAAATACTTGTCTCTTGCTTGTTTTACAACATGCAAAATGTTGGCGGGCAACAAGCTTTCATTTTCAATTAATTCGCTACATTTATCCGTGATTAGTTGGCGTGCAAAAGTATCGACGTCTACGACCCTGTAGTGGGTGTCCATTGGGTCAAACGTTTAACAATCTCTTAAAAGAACAAGTTTAAACAAAAATTGCATTAATGCGAAACTAACAGGTCTATTTACGCGTAAAAACGTTACGTTTGTAAAAATGTTAATTAAAATAACGACGCACAAAAACTAAGGTTTTAAGAAAATATAATTAAATTAATGTGCGGGCGGCACGTTTTTGCGCACTTGTGGTTTAACGAGAGTTTCGACACAGCTCTATATTAAATACTTTAAAGTTTAATGTTTGGCCTGAATTCTTTGAAAAGATACTTAAATCAATTTCCAATTTGAAATAAGATTACAAAGCTTCAAACAAACTGAAGTCTGTTTAAATTTTGACCTGTAAAAAGTTCAAAAAGGTTAAGCAGTCAAATGGTGTAATTGGATTTCTAAATTTATTATGTCACCTGTGAAAAGTTCAAAAGGATAAGCGGTCAAATGGTGTAATTGGATTTCTAAACTTATCATGTCTTTATTACACAAAAACAAAGGGTATTTTGTACACAAACAATAAACAATATTTATTTTATAATTGTAACAAATTATGTTTTATTATTATTGTTTAAAATAAACAATTTATATTGTACATTGTGTTTATATTACGTTAAAATCGGCATTCATTAATTGAATGAGGCGCTGCAAATGCTTGGGGTCGCGTCGATTGTCAGTTTTTAAAGTTGTGTCGTATTGTAGCTCGTTAAACGCCAGTTTGACGATCTTGTCGCGCATCACCAACACGGTGTGCACTTTTATGTTGGGTTGGGCCAACATTGGTAAAGTGTCAATTTTTCCGAAAAAAGCTTGCAGATCACACAAAAAGTTAAATTTGATAACAAACATAACGAGTGAATCTATTTGCGGGAACGGTCCATATTTGTTAAAATCGACGCGCATGTTACCAAAGTTTTTAGCGCAGTTTTGAAAATAATTAGTCGCCGCAAATATGTAGCTAACAATGCGGTTCGATTCGTCGTCGTACAATGTCAATGGATACAACAATTCATAAAAATTGACAGTCATTTCAACATGGCTAAGATTATATGTGTTTAAGCGTCGCAATAGTTGTACAAACGTAACGGCTGAGGGTGTGCCGCTTATGGTGTTTTTACAATTGCAATAATCGTATGTTTGTTGCATGGCTTTAGTAACTTGCACAATTTTTTCCATGCGCTCATTAACACCGGCATATTTAGACAATTCTAACGCTTTAAGGCGCAAATAGTTTTTGTCTTCTTCGCGCCGACGTTTTCGAGCCAATTCTTTGTCGGGCTCGTCCTCTTCGGACGAATACATTTGTTGATTTACATTTTTTGGCGGATCTTCCTCTTCTTCTGACGACAACTCGGGCAGCGGAGGCGCACGGCGCCTCCGCCGTCTTGTAAACCCGCCAACAGTGGAACCGTTTGATGATGATGATTCTTTTTGCGATTGAAGTGACAAATCGCTTGGAAACATTTCTCTAAGTTTTTCTTCCCACTCATAAACTGGATTGGGAGTCTGCATTGGTTGCAAGTTGGGCGTTTGCTGTGGTGATTGCCAGCCTTGTTCCGGCATGGGTGTTTGCTCAGTGTACGCCGGCGTTTGCTGTGGTGATTGCCAGCTTTGCTCCGGCATGGGTGTTTGCTCAGTGTACGCCGGCGTTTGCTGTGGTGATTGCCAGCTTTGCTCCGGCATGGGTGTTTGCTCAGTGTACGCCGGCGTTTGCTGTGGTGATTGCCAGCTTTGCTCCGGCATGGGTGTTTGCTCAGTGTAATCTGGAGCGTTGTTGGCACGCCAAACGGCTTTTGCAAAATTGCGAACATCATCAACGCTCTCGTGGGCAGCAGTGTAATTTAATAATTTCCTGTTGTTACGATTAATGTAATCACTTAGTTGTCTAATGTTCAATTTATCAAAATCTTGCTCGTTTCTAATGACGGGCGGCGACGCAATTATTTCTTGTTGCAATTCTTTTTCGCCGGTTGGCGGCAATGGCGTTTGAACCATTTGTTCCAACGACGGTTTTTCTTTTTCTGTGCGTGACGGAGCTTGCTTCTCGGCGTTTTTGATAAACGGCAAAATGTTGTTATCGCGCAATTCGTTGTACAAAGCTGAAGCATTGTTTAAAAACCCTTCAATAACCGTCTCGTCCAAAATGTCCTTTTTAACGTGTGTTTCATAATCATTGAGCAAATTTTGAATTGTGTTTAGTGTAACTTGAGGCGCACCAACCATCAATGCACGCCGCAAAAACGCCACGGCTATTTGCAAAACGCGGTGGCGCATAATGCTGTCGTTTGCTATTACAACGCTGTTAATTTGACGTTCGTTTTCTAGCAAAGCGCCGGGCTTTAGCGAGTCGACGAACGTTTTAATGGCGTCAAATTTTTGCCCAAGCGCTTGTTCAGGATTGCGCATTATTACGTTTATAGCTGCACGATCGCGCGTCAATATGTGTCCCGCAAGCGTGACTATGCGCAACGAATTGTCTTGTTCGTCCATTATAAGGTTATATCGAATGCAACATGCACACTTACAAATTGTTATATAATTTGAGGTTTGGTGCAATGCACCAAAATCAGCACCGCTTTGAGCACGTGCGTTTTGAAGCACAAATGCAATGTCATGAAATCGATTCTTTAACTTTTTTAATTTCTAAATATTTTGACCAGCACAATCTTGTTGACGTAAAAGGACTTACTTTTTTTACTGAATTTAACAAATGTATAATTGCCATTAGAGCCAAATTTGAGGCACATCCTGATTCAGAAAACTTGCACGGTATAAAAAACATTATGGGTATGTTTTTGCGCGACGAGTTCATTAAACAGGTGCCTCATTTCAAAACTATCATGGAATATCTTAAAGTGTATTACAACCCAATAACACCACCCGACGCGCACGCGTTTATGTGTGACCAACATTGCCGAGCTGTTGGCAAAATATCTTGTTTGTCGTGTAAATGTAACTATTTATCAAATGCGTTGGCCATGCTCGACGTGGGTCTGCAGGACGGCTGGGACATTTTTCTGCGGCCCATGTTCGGCATGCCGTTGTTAATTTACGTCCTGCTCAAAACCGACTACACTTCGCAGCCGGACGTTGTCAACGAAAATAACATAATGACGCAAATGTTTGTGCAGTTTTTTTACAATTTGTTGTGCGACAAAGCGTATTCGCTGCACACCAAGCAAAAAGCTTGCGAACCGTTAGTCAAGGAGTGCAAACGCGTCACAACTCTTTTGCCAATCAAAGATCGTCATCGTTTGTTGGTTATGCTCAACGAACAATGCAACAACACTTCCACCGTGGCAAACGCGCACAAGCTTTTGACGCCTTTTAAAAATTTTATGATTAAAATGGGTCAGCGTACTAAATTAAAGAAAGTAAATAAAGTGGCCGCCACCGTGCTGATTGGCTTCTTTTTACGCCACTACATTGAAAGCATGCCCGCGCCTTATTTGCGCAACATGTGTGGCCTTTTGAAGACCGATCAAAATTTGTCCGCGCAAGACGAAATTTGTTCTGCCGCCGAATTAGAGTTGCTCAATGTGTGCAGGTACATATTAAGAAAATACTCCGATAAAGATGTAACGGTGGTAGTGGAAAAATTAAAAAGGATAAAACTCGAAATAATGAAAGTTTTGTTTTGCGAAAAAATTGTCCCCGAAACGTTTATAAGACGCATTATTGTCGATTACCAGTTGGACAACGAAATTTCGCTGTTGCTCGACTTGAACAATGATTGCTTCGATAAGCGATAACACGGATTCGCCGCGCCGTTCGCGGCGTTTGCAGCCACCCACGACTGCCCAAACGCCTGCGCCCGCGCCCGTACAACTGGAGGCCGCGGAAATGTTGCACAACATGAACGAATCACAAACGGCGGCGTCTTTTATTGTTAACGACGCGTCCGAAAACAAAATTGCCAGTCTCACAATTTTGGGCAACCAGTCGATCGCTGCGCGCAAACTGGTCGAGTCGCTGCAAGCCAACGCGTCCACAATTAAGTTAAATCGCGAAGACACGGTCAACGTGTTAAAATTTCTTAGTGACGTCTACACCAACCAGTTGGAGGTGGTTAACATTTCATAAGCCGCACCATGAGCGTGACCGATGTGCACATTAGCATTGACAATTTGCGGCGTTTGTTGGATGAGAACATGCAAATGGAAATTTGGCCGCAGCTGCTGCGCATGTGCAGCGACACCGTGCCAAACATTGATTTGGACACTAGCGCTATGATCGCGTTCTTAATCACGGTGGCGCGCAAGGCCCAAACGGCGTTTACCAACGCCAACGCCGCCACGGCGTCGCAGTTTGCGGCGGGCGGGCCGCCTTCGCGCGTCAACGCGCCCGCTGCTACTACTACTACCGTTCAAACTGTGTTCGGTGGATTTGCGCCCGCGACGACAAGCGCGGAGCCCGCGCTTGTCGACATGCGCCGCTACCGCACGGCGGCGCGCAAACTTATTCAACACTACACCCTCAACACCACCACGTCGAGCGAGTTTAAAGTGCGCGACGTGGTAATGGCCATGATTTTTTTAGAACGCTCGGAAGGCTATCATCAAATATTCAAATTGCTCGACACCGCCATGGACGACCTTACGTGCCGGCCGCAATTAACGGAAACGCAAACCAACACGTTGTTGCAAACGTTAAGGACGTTGTTAGAAATGCCGAACACGCCGATCGACATGAACACGGTGGACGTGATGCGCAGCTCGTTTGCGCGCTGTTTCGCCAGCCCCGTGTTGCGTTACGCCAAAATTGTGCTGTTGCAGGGCGAAACGGTGAGTCGCGACAAACGCACCACGCTCGAAGATCTTTTGGTCGAGCGCGGTAACAACATTCAAAAATTGCAGCCACAGCAATACGTTACGAGCGGCAGCGAGATTCCGTTTTGCGACGACACCGAATTTATCAACAAGTTGTTGAAACACTTGGATCCGTATCCCCTGTCCAGGATGTATTATAATGCGGCCAATTCCATGTTCTACACCACCATGGAAAACTACGCGGTGGCCAATTGCAAATTTAACATTGAAGACTACAATAAAATATTTAAAGGTGCCGAAAGCGTCAAGAGACTTGCAAATAAAACGGCCGAGGATCGTGATGAATTGGACATTTATTTAGGCACGTCCGCTAAGCGCAAAAAATAATATAAGGTAAAAACTAAAGCTACGTTGACAACGCGCAATCATGGTTTATCGACGACGCCGTTCCTCACGCTCTGTCAGTGGCACTTATAGGCGCCGCCGTAGAAGCTCCGGGTACAGACGCCGCCCCGGCAGGCCGCGCACTTACCGACGCAGCGGGTCCGCCACCCGCCGGCGGTCCGCTTCTCGCCGTGTCGGGTATCGCAGACGTCGCTATTAGGCTCGCATTTGGCACAATTCACAATATTGGATAAAGGAAACCATTTCGTCGCCGGCGCGCGTCTGACGCTCGACGGTGGCAAATTTGTGGCGGCAGGGCTTGAGACTTGTGCCGCTTGGCCCTCGCAGCAACGTGCACTCATGAAACGTCTCATTTTTGTGTAAATAAATTATTTTATCGCTTAGCAATTCTCGACGTTTTATTTTTTTTTGCCGTTTAACAGCGCAACTGATTGTGCGCTTTTCATTTTTTTTTAACAACAAGTTTTTGTAATTCAACGAGTATTTACACAATAGGTTGTCGAACAACTCCCTTTTAAATTTTGGCGGCTTGATGTCAAAACGTTTACAATTTAAAGTGTCAACGTAGGTTTTGGCGTTAATCATGCTTTGCTGCAACAGCAAGCAAGGGCATTCGGCAGTGTTATGCGTGTCCAAAAAATCAAACAGTTCTACGTACAATTTAAAGTCGTTGGTGGTGCTGTTGAACAGCCGCATTACACAGTCGATTTGCAAACGTATTTGCTTGCGCTCTTTTACCAATTCGCTGACGTTAGGAACAAACGCGTACAGCGAATGAAACAAGTGGCCTGTGCCGGCAAAATTGAACGTTTTGTTTTTTACGTAGCACGCAAAGTTTTTGGTCAAAAAAATTATCAGTTCCGTGTAATTTTTGCTGGCTCGAAACCCGGCAAACACGGTGAATAAGGCGCGCGGCGTCCATTGCTCAGCATGAAATGCAGGTGGGCGTGTTTGCGGCTGCGCAACGCCTTTTACAGAAGCCATGTGTTAGCAGTGGCCGAGTACGCGGACCTTAAGTACTTGGGATTCCAAAAATACGAATATTTTGAATATGTTTTGTTTCAATTAGGCACCGACCCGCAGTTGTGCAGCGTCATAGCGTCCAACCCGCGGTATTGTTTGCAAGTGTTTCACGCCAACGACGATATGTGTAACGTGCGGCACCAAATTAAAACAGCTTTTAAAACGCCAATCCTCGGCCACGTGTGCATCCTTCAGCACAAGCCGGCTATGTACGCGTGCCTCGAAGAGTGGTACACACCGTTCGAGTTTGAAGTGCCGTTGTTGCGCAACGAATCGTTGGTGTGGGACTTTCCGCACGTGCTCGTGTTCGATCTGGACAGCACGTTAATTACTGAACAAAAAAACGTGCAAATTCGAGACCCGCAAATTTACGACAGTCTGAGCGCGTTGCGCGACCTTGGCTGCGTGCTAGTGCTATGGTCGTACGGCAGTCGCGAGCACGTGGCGCACTCGTTGCGCGCAACACAACTGGCGCCGTATTTCGACGCAATCATTAGCGAGGGTTCAATTGCCAGAGACACGCCGGCCGCGTTGACCGCGACAACGGATTGCCAAATGCAAAGCCGCTATATCCCGTCCAACTTTATGTTTGACATGGACGCAAAAACGGGCGACAATCTGCCCAAGTCTCCAAAAATTGTGATTAAAATTTTGGCCGACAAAGGTGTTAATTATTTAAAATCAATCACGCTGGTCGACGACCTTCCCAGCAACGATTTTGCGTACGACTACTATGTGCGCGTGAAGCGATGCCCCGTGCCTGTGCGCGATTGGCAACAATACCACGACCAAATAACGGACAACATTGAAGAATACGACAATTTGTATATTTAATTGTACAATAAATAAAATACCTATTAAAATTCAATTTATTTTTATTGTTTTACTTTTATTGTAATTGCATGTTGCTTAAACGCGCAATCTGCCGCTCCGTCATCGTGGCGTTAATCACGTTCATTAACTGCTCCTTAGTGTAATTTTCTAACAGCGTAATTTTATTGTGCTTGGCCTTAAACTTGTCGCGCGGAATAGCTTCCTTCACTTTGTTGAGCACGTTCATTGAGTTGGGCACGTAGTCGCTGCTAAATATGACGTCGCTCGAACCCAAACGGCGCAGGCTGCGCCGCAGCGATCGCTTTTGCGGGCGCAAAAAGGCAAACTCGTTGTTGCCGATGTCGCACACCGCTAGGCTGTGGCAAAGTTGAGGATTGCTGGGCTTGGCGATCACGTCCTGAGCGATGTCGGCCATGCGGTTGGCAAGTTGCGCCGTTTCGCGGCGCGCGTTTTCGCAATCTTTACGCGCTTCGTTTAACATTGCATTAGCTTGCACCAATCCGGTGTTAGCGGTCACTAACGCATTGGCAAAATGTATAATTTTTTCGTTGGCCTCGGCCAAACTTTCGCTAGCAAACGTCAACTTTTTATTTAACTCTTCAATCACACCATAATTTGTGTCCATCTTGACGGCCGGCGCGTACTTGCCCGTGCGCAGCACCTGCGGTATCACCTCCTCCAGCAGCCACGCCTGCAGCTCCACCGCGTACGGCAGCTTGCTCTTCATGATCAGCTGGATGACGCCCTCCTTGGTGACGAGCACTGTGTGCGGGTGCAGATACAGCGGGTCGCCCTGCCTGGCCACGCTGTCCGAAGCAAGGGGCGCGATTCGCGCCCCCGGCTCGCTGTACGTATATTTGTATTTTTTATCCACGTGTTTGCTTACAGCGTCTTTACAATTTCCATATTTTAAACTGCTGGCAATGTCCTTGGCAACAAACTTGACCGGCTGCTCGCCGCCGAGCACGTATCTGAGCGTGAACGCGTCCTGGCCGAATTTGAACTGCCCGATTTTAACTTGAGACATTTTTATTTACAAACTACGCGTAGCGATTTGGCGAAAGCGCAAAACGAACTGAACGGATTAATTTTGCGAGCAGCGGCGCAAGCACGCCTCGAGCGCGCGCTTAATGTGCTCGAAATCCGTGCAGTAGACCTCGCCGCTGTTGCGGTACGGTCTCAACTCTTGTTTCATCAGCTTTTCGAGCAGCGTGTGGTGCACGGTGGGCTCGGTCTGCAGCACGTACCGCATCTGGTCGTCGTCGGCGCGGCCGCAATTCAGAGCGGCCAGTCGCCGCGTCAAGTTTGTAGTCTGGCCGATCTTGAACAAATTCCTTTCGGCGTACAGCAGCGTCGTGGCCGCATAAAAATGGCCCTCGACGGGAGCGGAATTAAACTTTACCGTCGCTTGGGCGTCTTGGAGCAGGCTCAACGCCGACTGTCGGGCGGTGCACTGGGGCAACACGCGTTCGTAAAACCAATTTTGCAGCTCCGCCGCGTTGTGCAGCTTGGAGCGCATGAACAGCTGTATAACGCCTATTTTGTCAATTAATATTGTTTGGGGTGACAAATACAGCGGATCGCCTTGTTTAACGCTATTTTCTTTGCTGATGTTAATACACCCCCGCTCAAACGTGCATTTGTACTTGTCGTCGACGTGACTTTTAACGGCGTGTTTAGTGTCTTGATACTTCAAACTGGCGGCGACGTCCTTGGCCACGAACTTAACTTGCTGGTCCCGTTCGAGCACGTACCGCAGCGCGAACGTGTCCTCGCCGAACTTGAACTCGCCAATCTTTACTTGGCACATTTTGAATTATTTTATTAAAAAAGCCGTGCGTATTGGGCAAAAGCGCTACGCTAAATGGTGGCGATTGCAGTGCCCTTTAAACGTTTATTAACGTTTTTGTGTGCGGTCAACAATTGACTCAAACGCATTTGACAAAATTGACTTTAGAAAAGCGTGCAACGCGATAAACAAACTAATTGCTACTTTCCAAATTTACGTACCCGTTGTAAATTAAGTAGTTTATGACGTCCATGATCGTAAATTGAATCTGTTCGGCGGCGTCTAGCACGAGCGTGTGGTCGGGCGAGTTGTTTTTGAGCCCGATAAAGTGTTCTATTAACGTTAAACTGCCGACCGACGTGCACGCCGTGGAGTACACCCCAGTATCGTTAACTGTGCGGATGCTTGCGTTTGTAAATTTGGCCACAGTGTACTCGTTGGGACAAAACACGTTGGCCGAGTCCAGGTAGTAATAGAGCGTTTTGTCAAAATTATACAACACCACATTTTCGGGCGCAATAATAAACAGTCGCTCGGTGCGCGCGGGTGTGCTGAGGTCGAAAATCCGAACGTGCGTTCCGTACAGCAACGTGTTGTCAAAGTCGCGCAACAGCGTTTGAATCCTGTGTAAGAATGGATGGTGGTTGCGTAGCGACAACACGACGTACATAAACAAAACTACTAACAACACGATAGCCACCATTATGAACAGCATTCTGTCGCGCTTGTTTAGGGACGTGACCACCGACGAGGAATATGCCGTCAACAGTTTGCGGGACGCGAATCGGTTGATAATTATAGACACTAAAACGGGCACGCGTAGATTGTTGGAGCACGTTAGCAATTTCCGCCAGTTCTTAAACACAATTAGAAACGACGCGGCCGGCGCGTGCCATGCGCACCAGCGCGCGACGCGTCTAGAGGACGAGGATGACGACGGATCGTCGCCGCCTTTGGTGGCCAAACGCGTCAGCTTCGCGGGCCATTCGTTGGTGTTGGAAAACAACGATTTTTGCGTGTTTGTCAAACCCTTTTTATTAAAGAAGCATTACGATGTGATAAAAAACTATTTAAAATTGGACAGATTTTTTAAAAGTGAAAATTCCGAACACACTAACAAATGTGTGCAAGTCGGAGATTACTGCTATTGGCCCAATTGGCCCGCTTCGCAGGCCGTGTCTTTTACTGGATGGCAACTGTATTTGTATGTGGAGTTTGGCATTAGCGTGGAGTCGACGATTCCCATCATTCACAATAAGCGGTTGGGGCCTGTCGATTTGTTTGTGTTCAACCCTAAAACATTTTTGAATATCGAGATGAGCCTGCGCACCAACGAAGTGCCGTCCATCAAGCTTTTTGTAAATGGCAAATTTGATTTTGAAAAAAAGGATTGCACCGAAAATTGCAAGCCCGTTGAAAATTTGTTTGAACTCAAAATGGCCAACGGCGCCACGGCCACGTGCAAAATGATTGCCAATTTAGTTAATTCAAACAAAAATTTATTTGAAGTTATTCGCGACAACATAAATTTAGAGGAATGCATTACGACACCTAAGTATCGGCACATAATTGACGTGAACTTGACCAAACTGCGGCAATTCTCCAACGATTGTGCATCCTCGGTAGCGGTTGCCGAACGCGCGTTTCAGCCGCCAGCCGTAACCACCATTCTTTCCGCTAGCAGCGAAAACGCAGAAACTATTCAACTTGAAATAGATTTAGCGCTGTTAAAAGTGCGCGAGGGCATGGTCAAAGCAATGGCGGAATTCAACCGCTCTGACGATGTCGCCCTTTTACAAACCTATCTAAAGGCGAGCAACTTTAAAAATTTTCATTTTTTACTATTTAACATTTGGAAGCAAATAGTAAAAAGAGACAAGAAAAGTTTCCGAGAAACGGACATGAAGTTGTTCTTTGAACTGGTATGTGAAACGCTGTTTGGCAACGAGCGCGGTGACGCGTTAACGACAGCGCTTGCCAAATGCGAGCCGTTCACTATGCGCGGCGTTTCCACTTTTAACAGTCTTTGCGACCATTGGCATTGTTTCAAGGGCGTCAACCCGTACATTGTGTTGGGTTCGTATTTTGGCGCACATTATTTTATATTTTTGAAGCTCAGCGAAAACGAGGCGTACGAGTGCGACGACCCGTGGGCGTTTACGTACAAAAACGCCACAGAGTGTCAAATACCGCTAGACGTGTTGGGACAGGCTTTTTTTATCAAAGTTGAAAACGTAGTTACGCAAGTGACACTCATGTTCAACGGCGAGCACTATCAAATTGTCAAAAAGGACGACGATTTATACAAAATGATAAAAAACAACCCGTACAAATTGCAAAACATTAAATTCAACAACTGGAAATACATGTATCACACTAAATACGGCGTGTACAACGTGATCACGGACGACTTTTACTCCAATTGCCCGTTTTTGTTGGGAACCACTATGCCGGGCACATTCAAACGGCCCGACGACCCACCATATTTGCCCGAGTCCGTGTTTGGGCACATGCTCGCCACTAGCGCCGAAGAACGCGACATTTTGCGCACATACCACATTGCCAAGTTGTGCAGGGACGTGAAAATGGTAAAAGTAAATTTGGGCACGGTCAATTTGTTGGGCGATTGCGCAGCTTGCCAATTGGACGCGCGTTTGAGGCTTAACGATTTGTTTCGAGAGCTTTGGAATTTGGACGACGAAAGCCTTGTGACGCTGGCGTTGTATGTAAACAAGTTAAAGGTGGAGGACATTGTGCACAATTTTAAATGTAACGCGTGTCGCGCTGGTGCCAAACAAGGCAAATGTCGATGTGTTCAAAAAATCAAAATCAACCGTTGTGCGCTAAAGGTGTGTCTTGTATTTGATTTGTTTGTTGGCGACCCGGAGCTGACCCAACTGATGTGGATTCTCATTTTTGCCATTAACAAGTTGTACGTTGCCACCGCTTTAATGTTGACCGACAGCCAGCTTGTTGTTGAAAACGCGCAGTTTTTTGCTAAAGAACACGCCAAAATTGCGGTGATCTTGCACCGCGAATTGCACAAAATTGAGTTTGTAGACACGCTGATGGCCGACGTGTGCAACCGGGACACCTTTATGGCTTACGTCCAACAAGCCGCGGCCGACGAGCCTGTCCCTCCGCCCGACGTCAACAACACCGTAGCAAAGTTTTATTTGCATTACGCCAACGCAACTAACATCTTGCACAAATACAAAAATTTGTGGTGGGACAAAATTATTTTGGCGCGCGATTCAGACACCCTGTCTAGTTGGCTGACACGATTCTATTTGCGTGTTATTTTATCGAAAATGGACGTGCAAAATTACCCGGTGGCGTATTTGACGCAGGTCGTTGAAGGCTATTTGTATTTTAAACGGTACACCAATTTTAACCACGCCAGCTCGTTTATGCTGATGCATTTTGCGGCCAGCTTGTCGGTTCCCACCGATTACGGTCGTAAGGCGGTGTATTTGCCGGGAGTGCCATTGTCGGGTAAATCGACGTTTTTTGAACTGCTTGATTTTTTGGTGTTGATGCACAAGTTTGATGATGAGACGCACACGGGCGAATCGAAGGAGACAAGCGACAAAGAAGTGAGCAAACTAAATTCGCAATTGTACACAATTAATGAGTTGAAAAAATGCAGCGAAAGTTTTTTTAAAAAACACGCCGATTCTAGCAAAAGCGATTCAAAGAGTCGCAAGTATCAAGGTCTTTTAAAGTACGAGGCAAATTACAAAATGTTAATTGTCAACAACAACCCATTGTACGTGGACGATTACGATGACGGCGTGCAAAACCGTTTTCTCATCGTGTACACGGACCACAAATTTGTACCGCACGAGCACTTTTCCGGGTCCGTGTACCATCACATTTTAACCAAGCAATACCCGCAAGAGCCTATGTTGGTGGACGCGCTCAAAGATTCTGTGCGCATATTTTTGGCGCACGTCGTCAAATATCAGCGGGAACCGCAAACTGGACTTGTACCGTACAAAACGCTGCTGGACAACGACCCCGTTCATCATCACAATTTGACACGCCTCAGCGTCAACAACAGTCCCATGTATGCTCTCATGTACATATTAAATATTAAAACGGCGCCGCGCAGCGCCAACATGACCGTGACCGAGGAAAAGATGCAAGAAATGATTGGCCACGCCACGCAGCATCTCAAATCGTTTTTACACCCCTCGTTTACGCAATACAACGCGGCCAAGAACATCAACGCCGGCACCGCCAGAAATTTTGTGTTTGACGAAAAAATTTTGTTGCAGCAAATTAAAGACAAATTTAAAAACAACTACGACGAGCGCAGTTGCAAGTTTAATAATCTAACAATGGCTCTCAACAAATTAGACATGAACATTAATGTGCCTCAATTCAAATGTTAAATAATAAAAACAATGACAAATAAATGTTTGTTTCAACAGATTTACAATTCCCTGTAAGATTTATGATTTTTCAAGTACGCCGTGTGCTCGGCGTTCACCACTGTGTAGCCGTTTTCTAGCAAAAGCTGTTGCGCTGGCGAGTTGCGCGTGTAAACGAGCGTGCACGCCGAACGACGCAATTCGCGCAAATCGCGTTCGGACAGCGGCGCTGCGTTAGCGTCGATTAAACACACGTGCAACCCGTCAACAGCGAAGCACAACATGTTGTCTTCCTTAGTCATTTTAGTTGGTGACAATCCCTTTATAACTATAAACATGTTTTTATACTCTTTTACGTCAAAATTGGCGGTTGTGCGCGTCACGGTCACGTCGTTGGACGCGCCCGGCGTGTTAGGCGAGCGCACGCCGTGGTCGTAGATGGTGCCAATAAACACGCAGTTTGTGTCCACGCGGCCGTTGCCTTGTTTTACAATGTCGTCCATAGACATGGGTTTTTCCGCTACATACACTTGGCTAACTTTATTGTCACCGTGCGCCACGCGCATGTACGTCAGCTTGTTGTTGTTAAGTTTTACATTAAGCTGTTGCGTTTCGGGGTCGGCCTGCAGCGAATCATTGCTTTGAGCCAAGCTGGGCGACGAGTCGGTGAGCGAGTTAAGGTTCAATTTGCCGCTATACCACAAATAAAACAAAACGGCTAGCAACAATAACAAAATAAGAAAGCCCCACATGTTGCTATTGCACAAAGTCAATTGCTATTAAATTTAGGCCGTGCAAATGTTTTAAAAGTACACTTAAATTATCGTTTTCCCAACCGGGCGGCACCAACACCACAATTCGGCTGCCCAGCCCAAACACTTCAAACGCGCCGGTGATAAACTGCTCGCAATAGTGCAACACGTTGCTCCCAAACGCAGACTCGTCCGCCAATTGCACATACGTCTTATACATGACCATCAAATCGAACAGCACGTGGTGTTTGTTGTAGGCGCCGTCATTTTTAAGCACCATGTGCTTGTACAATTTTTTCATAAATAAGGCTTGTTCTTGTTTGAGCTCGGCAAAGTAAGTTAGCTTGTCGCACGACGCGTCCGTAAGGCATTCTTTAATATTTTCAAAATAAATCATCGGCTCGTCGGCGTCTGCGTCGCTGACGTTTAACGCGACCGACGACGGCACTGGACATAGATATAAACGCACCAATTTAGTTGCCATGATTCCGCTCACGCCGCTGTTTTCGCGCTACAAAGACAGTTATTTGTTGTACGCCTTTCGACTGATTGAGTTGTTGCGAGCCTCCAAATCGCCGCACTTGACCAAATTGTTGTCCTCCCAAGCAACTTATTTATATCATTTCGCGTGTCTAATAAAATATAGAGACGTGCAAAAATACGAGGTGCAACAATTAATCGAGTGGGCCATTAACGCGTCTCCCGACCTAGATTTGCAACAGTTTCGCATCGAGTTTATGGACAAAACGGCAGAGCTCAACTTGCGTTCATGTCAACCTAAAAGTTTTATGTACACGTTTACGACAATTTGGGACACAATTCATTTTTTGAGTTTAATCATTGACGACATGGTGCTTACGCGTGAAAAAAGCAGTTTAGACTTTGTGGCGCAACAATTAAAAACTATGAAAGTGTTATTTTATAATATTTTTTTTATATTAAATTGCGCCATGTGTCGCGACCACTATATGAACGTGAAAGGGTACATCATTTACCACATTGAACGCATAGAATTGGCGTTAGACCGGGAGCGGTACGGCGCGCCCATTATTTTTACAAATTCCTACTGCAATAACATGATTGAGCGCGAATGCCAAGAAGAGCAAAATGCGACGGATCAAGTTGCAAAATCCGCTACCGAGTCGATGGTGCCGTCTAACGTGTTAATGAAAAATTTAATGGCTTATGTCAGCATGATGTTTCACAACCACATCAACGATTACAAGTGGATTCAACGAAACCAAAAACCACCCGTTCATCAAGAACACATGACTTGGGATCAATATAAAAAAACTTTAAGTTTGTAAATTGTATAATTAAGAATGGTCATTTTAAAATTAGTAAATTTTATTTTAATAATATTGTTAACGCTATGGCTGTTATTGATGTTAAAACAAATGCAACTACCAAATCCTTTGCCATTTCCTAATCCAACACCCGCACAAACGCCCTCGCCAACACCTCCACCGACGCCCCCGCCAACACCTCCACCGACGCCCGCGCCAACACCTCCACCGACGCCTGCGCCAACACCCCCACCAACACCTCCACCAACGCCCCCGCCAACACCTCCACCGACGCCCGCGCCGCTTGGAGATCCCATGTATTTTCCAGCTCATATAACCAACACTGAGCAATTGCAAAATTACATTAGGCCGTTGTGCGGTTGGCCGCGACCGCGCGAAACGTACGCAGTACCCTGGGATTGCCGTCAAGTAATACACTGCAGCTTTTTTGGTATCTCTTTGTGGACGGTGCAATGTGACACGCTGGCTGACAACGCGTATTCGTTCACGGCCGACGGGTGCGTGGGGCACTTGCGGTCAGACTGCCCGTTTTACCCGCTTAACATACTTTAGAAGGCACTATTCGATCCGGACGACATTTAAGAACGTTTATTACAGTGTCTGTAACAGCACATTCGTACACAACTCCGTGTTCTAATTGCAAATCTGTCGCGATAATCCTGTTTAATAATGGCCCGTCAATTGAATGCAACTCGTTAGTTGACGCGTTAAATTCCAATTCTACAGTGGGCATCCATTTGTATTTAGCGTACTGCAGTTGCTCGTCCAGCACGATGTATCCGTCGATCGCAATTGTGCTGTAGTGCGTCAGCGTGAGCGGCGCGTCAAAAAACTGCTGAAAGCGCAGCTCGCCTAATTGCGGCCACGCAATTTTGCCCACAGTATTGTGTAAATGATTCAGGCATTCCACGGCCACGTCCGCACGTATTGGATATGACTCGTGCAAGCTGCATTCGTACTGTGTGCGATTGTTGTATTTGTAACGAAACACTTGCAGCAAATCGGTGACAAAAATTTTGTCCGCCATCACCTCGCATTGAAATGCTACAACGTTGTTCAAGCCAAAAGGGCTGGACATGTGCGCCGCGTGCAGTTGCATGTCGTCCGTTTGTATTAAATTAAAATTGCGCCTGAACACGCCACGGCCGCGAACACCGTCTAATTTAAACGCCCATTTTTTTACGCCAGTGCTGTCCGGCGCCTGCGCGCCGTAAGAAATTTTTTGCTCGCGTGCAAATTTGCGCGGTGGTGCGCTATCCAGCAGCGTGGTGTAAGGCAAGCACGGGGCAATGTTGTGACTGTCGGCAATTGCTTCCATTTGCACGATCAGCTCGCAAAACCGGTCGAGACTGGCGGTGGCGGGCGCGGACCCCTCAAATTCCAGTTCTAACCGAATGCGCGCTAGTATGGCGTCGCTGCCCAGCTGCAGGTTTTGCGCTGGGCGTGCACATTTAACGCCGAGCAGCGCGCTTTTTAACGCGACAATTTTATGCGCTGCAGTAGACTCGTATTGGTCCGCCAATCCGCTTTGCATGTACACATGTTCAAATTTGATGTCAACACCGTTTAGCTTATACACAAGCGTGTCGATTAGCGACGCGATGCGTTGCGAAACGCGCTCGCGCGGCACTGTGGTTTCGCGATTCTCGCGCCACACCAATGGCACCAACGCGTTGGCCGAACTTAGCCAATGCACAAATTTTTCGTCACGCAAATTGGTTTTTTGCACGCTGACCGTGTTGTCGGCACCTTGGCGAGTGCGCACGTTGTTAACGTCGTACAGGTCAATGTAGTGTTCTGTAGGTGCAACGCAAAGTTTTTTTATATAAGAATCTAAAATTAAATACAATAGATCTTGGCTAAAATTGATTGTATAAGAGATTTCTTGCTCTATCACAAAGTCGGTCTCCATCGCCGTAAAAAATGGCACTAGTGTCACCCGGCGTATCGTCGCGACGGTCAACCAACCACTGCATCTTTGGCTCCATCGAACCGTTTGATACGTGCATCACGTACCGGTCGCCATGTTCGTCGGACGCGTCGGTGGACGACGGATGGTTTATTTGCGATTATCATTTAAAACTGCGCTTTAAAATGTCTAAAATGGTTTTGCCTATTTACGACGAGGACGACAATCAATACAAACGAACAATAGCTAGGCATTTAGTTGGTCACAAAGAAAGGGGCGTAAAACGTATTTTAGTTCCAACTAGAAATAATTACACAACTGTGTTTAACTTGCCGGGCATGATGCTGGCCGAACAGTTGATTTTTCATTTAATTTACGACAATCGCGCGGAGGTGGACCGCATTTGTTCTTCTTTGAGAACCAGCGAAAGCTTTATGGATAACATGTACAACGTGGTGGAAAGCGTGTACAATTCAACGCGCAACATATTGTTGCTTACGGACCCGCAGGCGTATTGCACACGCGTGGCCAACGATGACGTGCGCTTTTTTGACGCTACCGTGGTTAACAACAATTACCAGCCGGGCAGCGGCGACACCGTATTTAATGCCATGCCCGGATTTTTGCGCAACTTGATCAGACGCGCCGTAGCGCCCGAAACGCTTCAGATTGACAGTGAAGATTTGCGTTTGCGAAATTGCCGTACTTGCGTAATTGACCAAACTGGCTTGGTGGCTACAATTGAAGGTACCGAATTGTACAACCCGGTGCGGACTTCGGACATCATTAAGACGCGCCCCAATCGTTTGCAAATTAGAAACGTTTTAAAGTTTGAGGGCGACACACGCGCGTTAGAGCGCACATTGGGCCGCTACGAAGAATACCCCATGTACGTGCCTTTGTTTTTGGGCTATCAATTAGTCAATTTGCAAAACGACATTTTGCGCGCAAATAACTTTATACCTGCAGCGCTTAATGTGCCCGCACCAGCGGCCAATGTGCCTGTGATTCAACAAAACTTGCCGCCGCAACCAGCAGAAGCAGTGTAATTGCAATGGACACGGTGAAATTACAGTGTAACATTTGCTGTTCGGTGGGAGAAATAAAAAATTATTTTTTGCAACCCGCCGACGTGATCACGATATTGCCCATTGTGGAATTATATTCGTGCAAACACCAGTTGTGCGTCACGTGCGTGCGCAAAATTGCGCAGCGCAACAGAGACAAGCGCATAGAGTGTCCCATGTGTCGTCGCAAAAACGCACATTTTAACGTGTATAACATCAATCGTGACTCGGTGGACGTGTTGCGGTGCGCAGTGGCCGACGCGCGCGAACATAAACGTTTTACCGGATTGGTGGATGCCGCGTCGCTTGCACGCGGCCTTTTTGAACGCAGTTTGCTTGACGTCGAGCCAGATTTAAACAATATTACAAAACCAAGTGAACTGCAGAGTGTGCTGAAACGTTTGCAAACGCAAATCGACGAGCAAACTAAAGTTAACTACGACATGCAAATGCACGCGGCCACGTTGGCGCAAACTATTGAAGAGATAAACGACCGTTTGCGCAAAAGTCAAAACGATTATAACAACGTTTGCAAACAAATTGAGACGGTTCGCGTTGACCGTTTGCGAGAAGAGCGCGCCATCAAGGCGTTGAGTGACAAACGTGCACAATGGACGATCAAAAACGCGGAAATGCGGCGCGAAAACGAAAGGTTGACAAATGAAAACATAAACCTTATTCGAGACAGCAATTTATTTAAACAAAACAATGCACGCAAACGTAAAATCGCTCTGTAATTTTTTTGTTGTGAGCATTAAAATCGACGTCATAAATGTATTGCTCGTTGATTTTGGTGCATTTGTCCCAGTTGTTTGTTGTGCGCCACGTTGTGTTGTGCTGACAGCATAGATACAACGCTTCGTTGAATTGCGCTGTCGACAAATTAAAACGCTTAAGTTCGCGTTTTATAGTTGCTACACCTTCAAATTTTTGGTACCGTTTTGCAACGCATTTGTTAACAACATTGCAAGCTATGCGTTTTAGCGGCTCCTGGGGTTGAAGCCCTAGTGCCTTTAGAAAATACAATTTATTATCGTTGTCAACTGAGCGAGTTCGCATTGTGAATTGATAACTGCGCAAAACTGGTTTTGATTAAATACTGTTATTTGTTAAAGTTTGTCAACACGATTTAATATGAATCCAAATCTCAAAACTTTTGTCAACATTTCTATAGAGGTTTACAGTCTAGCGCGTTCGAAAACATATTATCTAAATTACATTTTATTACTTTAGGCCAGGTATAAATAATAAACTAGTTCTATTATACACATTTAATAAAAATTGTTCATAAACATGTTGTTTGATTAATAGTATACATTGGGGTCTTGTTCAAGAGCGCCCCATCCCATGCGCGTACCAAAAATGTGTTCGCCGTTTTTGTCCAACGCGGCAGCTTCCAAATTGGCTAGCCACAGCATAATTAAAATTACAATACACACAATCTTCATGGTGACAACTGTGCAAACATTATGAATAAATTACTTACACCGTCCCTATTTATACAAACAAATTGCAACATATTGCAACATATTGCACCATCATAAATTTACTTGCTTTACCAAATGGATCGTACTCGAAAATTAAAGTCGGCGCTGACGCAATTTCTAAAAATAGCACACGTTTTACCAAATGGATCGTACTCGAAAAGCGGGGTCGGCGCTGACGCAATTGCTAAAAATAGCACACGCTTTACCAGATGGATCGTACTCGAAAAACAAGTTTAATGCTGACGCAATATCTAAAAATAGCACACGCTTTACCAAATGGATCGTACTCGAAAAGCGGGGTCGGCGCTGACGCAATATCTAAAAATAGCACACGCTTTACCAGATGAATCGTACTTGAAAAGCGGAGTCGGCGCTGACGCAATTTCTAAAAATAGCACACGCTTTACCAGATGGATCGTACCCGAAAAGCGAGGTCGGCGCTGACGCAATTGCTAAAAATAGCACATGCTTTACCAGATGGATCGTACTCGAAAAGCAAGGTCGGCGCTGACGCAATTGCTAAAAATAGCACACGCTTTACCAGATGGATCGTGCTTGAAAAACGAGTTCAATGCTGACGCAATATCTAAAAATAGCACACGCTTTACCAGATGGATCGTACTCGAAAAACGAGTTTAATGCTGACGCAATATCTAAAAATAGCACACGCTTTACCAGATGGATCGTACTCAAAAAGCGAGTTCAATGCTGACGCAATTGCTAAAAATAGCACACGCTTTACCAGATGGATCGTACTCAAAAAGCGAGGTCGGCGCATACGCTTGCGTTTAATGTTGCATGTTGTCCAAATAATACAATTTGTCAGCTTCCGTGTTGCATGTGAACGTGTTTTTGTCGTACAAATGTTCAGGACACGCCATATAGCGCCCGTTTTTTTCATGAACATGTTTATTATATCGAACCCCATCGTTAGATTGAGTTTGCAAATTGCTAAACACGTAAGACGGAACAGGCTCTTTTATTACGGCTACGTTATCACCGTCAAACACAGATCTGCAGCCCACGCCGTTGCCCGTGTAAGCGTACGCGTTTAAAACATAATGAAGGTCTTTGGCCGATTCGCATTCTTCGTCCACTTTGACCGTGGTTCGCAACTGTTGCAACGCGTCGATTATCACGTCGTTTTCCGCATGGCAACTGGTTAATTTAAAACTGGGCAATTCGTAAAAACACGAATAAAATAAATCTTTTTTATCTAAAATTAGCGGTGACGGTTCGGGTTCGGGTTCGGGTTCGGGTTCGGGTTCGGGTTCGGGTTCGGGTTCGGGTTCGGGTTCGGGCGACGGCACCCAATGGTCGCCGTCGCCGCTTGGCGGCTCGCTGTTGGGAAACGCATCAAACAACGGTTGTGACAGGGCATTTTTGTTGTCGGCTGGCTTTAGCGAAAACGGATCGAACGCTGGTCTGGAAATCGTAGCGTTTTTTAATTGTGTATTTTCAGCATATACTACCATATTTTGGGGTTGTTTTACGAAAGTGTAGTTATATTGAAACGGAGTTGTAGTATATTTGCGTGCTAGTGTAGTATATTTTTTGTAAATCGTAGTGTATAGATCGGTGCAAATGTCCGATTGTAGTATATTGGTCAATATACGTCGCTGAAAGTGGTCACTTTTTACGATTTTTAATGGGTTTTCGTAGGATATTGCACAAAATTGTTTGTAATCCTCGTCCGAACCCGTCAAATCGTCTTTAAAAACGCTCAAAAACGCGCCGTCGCCAAACTCGATGGTTTTTAACAAATCACCACCTGATTCTGTGCAAATGTTGGCCCGATCGGCGTTCATGATGTCGTACAATTGCGCACCAAAACAATTAATTGGCTCAGCAGTGACCGGATTTAGACCAACGGCGTTTACGTCGCGCGCTAATAGTACATTTTCGCCAAACGCTGTGTCAGGGTCGGAGCCCGTAATTAATTCAGACACCATGCTTGTTAATCCCACCACGGATGTTTGCATGTCCACGTTGTAATCATTGGGCACGTTTTCTATTAAAAACGTGGGGTTTAACACGGTTACGTTGTTAAAAGTAGCTGGCGCACACACTCCAAGGTCAAGTACTTCTCGCGGAAATTGCGCAGTCAAAATAAACTTGTCTATAAACAAGTTGTTAAGTAGCACGTTGCTAGTATCGCATTGAATTTCGGATATAACTTCATAATTATCACAAACAATTTGCCCGCTGGCATATTTAAAATTGTCGTCTGTGTGCATGTTAACTAGTTGGCCAGTGCCGTTAGGAAAATCGGCGCAGCGCGCGTCACCGGAACAAACATAATGTCCGTTGGCGTCACGCGTCCGATTTATGCACGTAATTAGCTGCGCTTCGTAATTGTTGAGGCATTTAAAATATTGCGCGTCGCCAATGTCGGCCGTAACGTACGTGTGGCCTGCACCGTTTAAAGCGCACGGGTGCGCTTGCACGCACGACATTAACGTGCGGTCAAAGACCTGTTGGTCGGGACATTGTGCTACGACGTGTTTGCCGTCGCGACACTCCATAAATTGATTATTCGGTAACCCTTCGGGAAAATGCTGTAACACGAAACCATCCGGCCGACCCTCGCACAATTCATTGATTTGACACTCGTTAATTGCGGCGTTAAACGTGTAATTGTCGGGGCATTCGTTGATCGTGTGGGAGCCGTCGGCCAAACAGCGCAAATACAACGTGGGGTGGTGCAGATGCTCGTTGTCCGTATAATTTTTGTCAGAGTGCTGATTGTGCACCAACGTGTCTAGCAACCGCTCGTTCATAGGATAGTTGCCGGAAGCGCGACCTTCACACGGGTCCACGGGCACGCATTTTAATTGGTCGTAGTCAAAGCGGAAATGTTGCGGGCAGCGCAATGTAATGTCGCCCGCGTCTCCCGTGATCAAAAACGCGTCGGGTTCGGCGGTTACGGGCGCGACGCGATGTTCAACCGTCGCTTTGGCGGTGTCAAATTTTTGCTGCAAAAAATCAAAAATCTCAATAGTGTCATCGTGCACGGTTTCGTGGTACGTGCTCAAATCGTTGGTCCTAAACCAGCTGACAATGTACGTGTGATCGTACACGTCCGACACGTAACCTAGCACATCCGGCGTCGGTTTGTCGGCGTTGGTGCGCCTCGTGTATTCAGTCAGCACTTGCAACCGTTTGGAAAAGGTTGTTTCGTCGAACTCAAAAAATATTGTGTAATATATAAGTACAAAAATTGTTAGCAGAATAATGGCGAACACTAACATCACCACGTCGGACATTGTTGTTAGGGCGCGCGTGTTGGTTGAGGACGACGACAATACAGTTTTGGAGTTTGAGGCCGAAAACGAACACCGCTTAATGAAGGGCGCGCACGAAGTGCATGTGGTTGTTTCGCCGGAGCTTGACGCGCTACACAACGGGCCTTACAATGAAATTACACTTGGAGACTACACGTTTCATTACAATTTAATGGAATCGAACCGCTTTGGTGCGCAGGTCATGTTGTTTGTTAAAAAAGACGATATTAAAATTGCCGGCCCCGTGTTTAGGCTACACGTGTGGAATAGTAAGAAGAGCGTGGTGGCGCCGCCGCATTATGACACCGAAGCCGCTCCTGCCGAGGAAGGCCCTGTCGCCGAACGCTTTGGCGCAGAATCTAGCGACGCACCGCCGTCGCCCAAAAAGCAAAAATTGGACGAGCACGAACAAAATTAAATATGACAGCGAACTTTTATTAAAATATTTGTACGAGGGGTTTAACGCTGACAAGTTGCAAGGCAACATTAACGTAATAAAAGTGTACAAAGTAAAAGTGAAAAAAACGGGTGCATCTATTTTGGCACATTATTTTGCCCACGTATCCACCTCCACTGGCTACGAGTTTGAATTTCATCCGGGCAGCCAACCGCGCACGTTTCAAACTGTGCACACCGACGGGCTTATTATCAAAGTGCACATTATGTGTAATCAATGCTGCAAAGCAGAATTGCGCAGATACGTCGAGGGCGAAAACGGCTTCAACGTAGCGTTTCGCAACTGCGAAAGCATTTTGTGTCAACGCGTCAGTTTTCAAACGCTGCTGTTGGCCTCCGCAATATTGCTGTTGTTGTTTAACGTCGAAAATTTTTCAGCGCTTAATTTGTTTGTTATTTTGCTTATTTTGTTGGCGCTGTTTTGCCACAACAATTACATTATAAGTAACCCCCAAATTGTATTTTGCAAACATAAGAACACATTAAAAAACCATGAATGAGCGTGACGGCTTTTATTTAAACCCTTCACAATCGGCCCAATCGTTTGCGCCTACAAATGCGACTTTTACAAACTCGCAAAGTGGTTATCCAGCCACAGTGTCTACTACTATGTCGCGGATGGACAGTCGCAGCAACAGCGCCGCGTCGCTAGTTAAAACGGGCGACGTGGGCGAGGCCATTTGGTACAACAAGTGCACCGACTATGTGCACAAAATTATTCGCTATTACCGATGTAACGACATGTCGGAATTAACACCACTCATGATCCATTTCATTAACACCATTCGCGACATGTGCATCGACAGCAATCCCGTTAGCGTGAACATAATCAAGCGCGTGCAAAGCGACGATGAAATTGTGCGCCATTTAATTGCGTTGCAAAAGGAGCTGCGCCAAAACAGCGTAGCCGAAGCGGTTGGGTCGGACTTTAACATTTTTCAACCGTCGTTTGTGCTTAATTCGCTGCCGGCGTACGCGCAAAAGTTTTACAACAGCGGCGCCAACTCGCTGGGCAAAGAGGCGCTTAACGAAGCGGCCAAACAGCTTAGCCTTGCCGTGCAATACATGGTGTCGGAAGCGGTTACGTGCAGCATTCCCATTCCGCTGCCATTTGACCAGCAGCTCGCCAACAACTACGTGACGTTGCTATTAAAACGCGCCACGCTTCCCGACAACATTCAAGAAGCTGTTAAATCTCGCAGTTTTGTGCACATTAACATGATCAACGATCTTGTCAACGCGGTGATAGACGATTTGTTTGCCGGCGGAGGTACATACTACCATTACGTGTTAAATGAAAAAAATCGCGCGCGCGTTGTGGGACTAAAAGAAAATGTGGGTTTTTTGGCGCCATTGTCGGCGTCTGCGGACATTTTTAACTACATGTCGCAACTAGCCACCCGTCACGGCAAGCGGCCCGACATGTTTGAAAACGCGGCGTTTCTCACGTCGGCCGCCAACGCCATCAACTCGCCGGCCGCACATTTGACGCAAAGCGAGTGCCAGAAAAGCTTGTCTCGGGTGGCGGCGCAGTGCGAAACGCTGATCCGGTTTATTTTCATGATTATGAATCACAACGTGCCGGTTAACGCCCCGGTAGTGACGCGCGGCGAGTTGTAACCATGAGTTTGTATCGAAACAAGGTGTGGTGCGTGTACATTTTGCGGCGCGACGACGGTCAACTGTACACGGGCATTACAAGCGACTTGAGTCGTCGACTAAAGAATCACGCCCGCGGCGCCGGCGCGCGTTGTTTGCGCGGCGCCGCGAGTTTGCAGCTGCTGTATTGCAGCGCTAGCGCATACGATTACAAGACCGCTGCCCAAATGGAATACAATCTTAAGCGTAAACGCAACAAATATTATAAATTGCAACTCATTAAAGCGCAGCCGCGGTTTCTGCACCAATACCTGTTGGCCGACAAGCCGCTGCGATGAATTTAGACGTGCCCTATTATCGGTTGGGCAACCATGAACGTGTAGAATACATCCCGCTCAAACTGGCGCTCAACGACGACGCACCGCCGGACAATTCACACGAGTACGCCGACTCGATGGAACACAAAATGGACGGCGAGATGCAAACTCGCGCAAACCAAATGTCAACCGGTTTGATTATGTTTATTAGTCTGATTGCGTTTGTGGCTTTGTTTTTATTGCTGTACGTTATTTATTATTTTGTAATATTAAGAGAGCAACCGCAATATTCTAACGATATTGACAACGATCCTTCCTTTTTGTTCAACAAATTCGATTAACATGGATGGGCTGGGAGCTCGTAACGAAAACGTTTTTAACGATTGGAAAGCACGCATTCAATCGGCGCCGCAATTTGAACACGTGTTTGACCTGGCCACCGATCGCCAACGATGCACGCCGGACGAGGTAAAAAACGACAGTTTGTGGAGCAAATACATGTTCCCTAAACCGTTTGCGCCCACAACGCTCAAAAGCTACAAATCGCGACTCATTAAAATTATTTTTAGCCTAATTGAGGTACCAAATTTGCAAAACTCGTCCTACGACCTCAACAGAGAATTTGATTCGATTGAATTTCAGCGGCTGCTAGTGGACCCAAAAGAGTTGTGCAAACGCATGCTAGAATTGCGTTCGGTGACCAAAGAAACGCTGCAGCTCACTATTAATTTCTACACCAACGCCATGAACTTGTCCGAGTATAAAATTCCACGCATGGTCATGTTGCCGCGCGACAAAGAACTCAAAACTATTCGCGAAAAGGAAAAAAATTTTATGGTAAAAAGCGCTATTGACACCATTCTCAATTTCATTGACTCCAAAATAAAATTAATGAACAGCGATTACGTGCACGACCGCAGCCTGATTCGCGGCGCCATTGTGTTTTGCATTATGTTAGGAACGGGCATGCGCATCAACGAAGCGAGGCAATTAAGCGTGGACGACGTCAACGTGCTTATCAAAAAAGGCAAGCTGCACAGCAGCACAATAAAATTGAAACGCAAACGTAGCAGAAAAAACACGCTCAACAACATCAAAAACAAGCCGTTGGAATTAGCGCGCGACATTTACGCGCGCAACCCCACCGTGTTGCAAATTTCAAAAAACACGTCAACGCCGTTTAAAGATTTTCGTCGACTGTTGGACGAGGCGGGCGTGGACATGGAACGACCGCGTAGTAACATGATAAGACATTATTTGAGCAGCAATCTGTACAACAGCGGCGTGCCCTTGCAGAAGGTAGCTCGTTTAATGAACCACGAATCGCCGGCCAGCACCAAACCATATTTAAACAAATACAATTTTGACGAGAGCAGCAGCGAGGAAGAATCGCCTACCAACAACCGCGATTCGTCCGCCGGTTCTTCAACAGGCTCCTCTTCGCTTTATTATCAAACCAATAGATAATCAACAAACTAATAGATAAGGGGCAAAATGAATTTGTACTTGTTACTGGGCGCACTGGCCGTGTTTAGCCTGGTGTACGACAAGAAGGAAAACGGCATTGTGTTTTATTTGCTCATTCTAGTGTTAGTGTTTGTGCTGATCAGTCCGGCGTTAATAAGCAAAAATACGGAGTCGGCCGCAAACGACCTGCCCAGCCATAAAGCTAAAAGCGTGCGCAAAAAGTTAGAAATAGAACAGGCGCTAGACGCAATACTTAACAAAAACACCAGCTCGTTAGATTGACAACATGACTAGCGGACTAAGGGGGTTTGTTGCCGAATTAAAAAAATCAACAGAGTTTGTTGCCAAAGTGATTTTTGTAAAAGCGCGCCTCACCGATTGGCTAAACAAACAAGTTTACCCGGACGAGCGGTTTGCCGCCAAATGGCGCGGCGTGTTGCGAATGTTTGTCGCTGGCAAATTAGACGACGAATCCATTTATTGTTTAGTAAACACAATAGACCCGTCCAAACTATTGACCCATCGGCAAATTGATTATCTTGTACGCGTTTTTCTAGGCAACCGCAAAATGGTTAATATTACCCAAAAGTTTGTAGACGGCTACAGATTGTCGGACGACGACATTAGCGAGTTGTCAAATTTTTTGGTAACCCAAGTAGACGAGGTGTACCAGTTATAAGAACGTTTTTCAACATGAGCTCCGTTGACCAAAACTCGCCTGCCGTCGCCGCACTTGAACAGCCTAATCGGCGAACATTGCACGTTTCCGCGGATACATACACCGTGGATGGATTGAAACTTAAGCCCGCGTACGTCGAATACTACCAACAATTGCGGGAAATTGTGGAGTTGTCCGTGCTCACAATCAGCAAGGAATTGCACATGAAAGAAAAACAAGAAGTGTACTCACTAGCGCGTCAGTTGTACGAAATATTGCGCGGGTTGTTTGTGGACGAACCTTTTAAATTATGGCTTGAAACTAACGCCGCGCAACTAGTCGCCGACGGCGAATTTAAAAAAAATACATATAAAATATTGCACGACCAATTGCAGGCCGCCAATCTGAAAAATGGCACTTTTAAAAATATTGTACTCAACGTGCTGAACAACGAGCTGAGCGACAATTCAAATTGTTTTGACACCAGCAATGGCTATATTAAGCCCAATTGCATTGTGCTAACGTTTAATTGTTGCGATTTATCATTTGAGCCATGACAACTCCCCAAGCTGAGCTTATTGCCGTGCAAAAACAAACGCTTGATTTAACAAGCGAAACAAACACTTTTTTAATGGATAACACGTTAGATAAGGATTTGGAAACGCGTTTAACAACATTAATAATAAACGTAAACAATATAACGTTTGATGCCGACAAGCCGGAATTAATGTATTACAAATGGTTAAAATCAAACATTGTAAATTGTATAAATATATTAATTGATTTAATTATAATAAAAAAATATGTATAAATACAAACAGTATTCTTATTATTTTACCACGTTGATGTAAACAAAATTACAATTGTTGTTAATTTGTACATAGCGATCGCCGCCATCACCGTCGCTGTCCTCCGGCGCCATGCACCTGCACAGCAGGGCAGAAACAGTTTTGGACACGCTCTTGACGAGTTTGAGTTTGCAATACGCAATTAAATTACCAGACATACAATACAATAGGTGTTTAGGACTTATTACTGCGGCAAGGTGTTTATGCGGTCCACAATCTTACTGTTACACACGCAACAGCGTTTGCAACGCAACGAGCACTCTGCACACACAACAAGGTGCCGACACGGCAAGAAGCAAACGGATTTTTCGTTTGAAAAGCACACTTTGCATTCAGCAACAGCAGAAGCGTCGGGCGGCGCGCTGGGCTTTATAAAATCCTGCGGCTCCCGGCGCGGCGGCGGCAAATCCACTTGCAATATTTTAGACGGCGCGCAGTCGTCTAGGCTGACGTCGATCACGTGCCGAAAAGTGCACGACGGCACGTGCGCTTTTTGCGCGTTGTCTACCGATACGTACGCGGTGACGGCTTGGCAACCGGCGCAACGCACACGCGCGCGTTTACCAGAGCAATAAAAACCGCGGCGACTCAGCATGTCGATTACCCTGGTTTGCGATTTAAATTGTCGTCGCGCCCACTTGAAGCTGACAAACGAGTGTTTTCGCAAACTCTCGTTAACCAACAAGGCGTTAATAGCCGATGTACAATTGTCGGAATAAGTGTGTCGCTTAGCACGGCGTGCGTTAATTTTATCCATTGTAACACTACATCCAATGCACTTGATCGTGTTGTTGTGGAAAAATAAACCGGTTTTGGCCAAATCAACCTTTTGCACGCGGTCCAACGACAGGGGGGCCATGGTCAACACGCGCCCGTGTGTAGACAAAAGCAAAAAATTAAACTTTTGCAAATCCATGCTTAATTTTGTTTAACTCGTGCAGCAACGCGCTTAAATGGCGACATTGCACCGCGCAAAATTTTCGAAACGCGCGCGCCATGTTAGCGACGTCGTCGTCGCCGTCGCGCGGCACCGGCAACTTGCCAAAACACACGAGATAACGCTCCGAATTAGACGGGCGCGACGAGGGCGGCTTTACCAAGCGCCAGCTAGCAAAATGGCACACAAACTGTTGCAGCACACGCAGCGTTTCGTGTTGAAACGCATCAAACACTTTTAACACACAATTGCCGCCGAGGCGCAAACAAATTAACGCAAGTTGCGTTTCGCGTAACATGAGAGGCGCATTAAGTTGTTCCTGATCGTTTTCGCGGCCTTGTGAGTCCACGGCGCCGTCGGCAAGCACCAAATCGCACGCGTTGCCGCAAGCCACGCTCAAATCGAACAACACGTTTTTGTTAAACACGTCGCCCGTTGCGTCGGGACCCAACACGGCGGTAAAATTAGAATGAGTGCAAACGCCACGTTTGTACGGTGCGTTGGCGGCCAGCGTGACCCCAAACACGCGGCACATCGGATTGTGCGCTAAGATGTAGGAGGCGAATTCGCCCGGTCCTCCGCACAGGTCCAGCACTGTGGCCACACCGCGACACACACCAAATTGTTTGTCTATCTCAGCCAGTTTGCGCCAGCAACGCGGCCGTTGGTTTGTTGACCGGTCAAACAAACGTGCTCGTACACGCCTAATTTGCGTGATCGTGAACGAGTCAAGTTGTTGTTTTAGTTGTTCGAGCTTCCGTTGCGACATGGCGCGAATTGGGTTGAGGCAGAAACACGACTAGCACCGTCAGCAGCACCACCAGAATAAATAGCAGCAAAACGTGCGCCGTGTTAACATTGATCGTGCGGTCGTTGTAGTGAACGGGTCTGTTGAGCGCCGCTCTTATTCGTTCATTTAACACAATCAATTCCTTGTTTTTAACATTGTACACGATTGGTGTGTTATAGTCAAAATTTTCAAAATCTGCTCGCTGAAACATTGTTCGAAACGTGTAGTTGAGCGGTGTGGCGTAAGCCACGTTTGCAATTAATTCTCGCCAAGCTAACGCGCGGTGTTCGGGCGCTACTTCTACCTCGTCAGAACTCAATATTTGCCAACGAATCGTGTTCCACATAATGGCCACCAAACGAGAGTTTGTCAACGATTGCAGCGGTGACCCGCCGCGCAAGAAGATAAAGGAAAACTACAAACGCGTTACGGGCAAACTGTTAAACAAAATGACAATCAGTTTAGAGAACAACCTTTATTACACGTTTACGTTTCGCCTGCTAAATGACAACAAAACAGAAGCGTATTACGGCAATTTGCAATGCTTTAAAGATTTGATCGAGCAGGAGTGTTACGACGTTAGCTTAAATTTTGTGAAAACCAAATACAACGAGCGCATTGAGATTAACGAGTATAGCAAATGCGACGCGTTAATAGACGATAGCGTGTGTGTTAAACAAAGTTTGACGCGAGCCAATTTTGAAAACGAAGAAATTGTTAACGTGTTGGCTAAGCTCATATGCGTTTTTAAAAGACTAAATGCCCACACCTATAAAATGGTGTTTGAAATAAACATGCAAGACGCAGGCGGCGCCGTGCGCGTGCAGCAAGTGGAATGTTTTGTTAACAGTAAAGTGCTGGCGAGTGCTGTGAAAATGCACGTAAAAAGCATTGAAAATTATAACGAAATTATAGATTTTTATTTTAAAAACACAAACACATTGTTTAACGTGCACGGCATTAGGTGCCAGTACACGAGCAAAGGACAAAACGCCTTTTTAAATTGGACCGCTAGTTCATCTACAAATTTAACATTGCCCACGAATACTGATGAAGAAGATTATCTTAATTTATTGCACAGCCGTGCGACAAACAATATAAGCCGTGCTAACAAGCATTTAAAATGTATGCAAATAGCGCAATTTAAAGCTGAACAAAAAACCAATGACAGTGGAAAAACCAGCTTTTCGGTCCAATTCAAAACTGTCGATGCAATGGAAGAAGACGACAATAAATGGGACAAATGTGTGTATTATATTGATTACAATAATAACAAAGAAGATGCAAACGAGGCTGGCACATTACAAAAACTAGCTATGGATTTTGACCAACTGGCCACATTTTTGTCCGACGGGTTAATTAAAGCTAACATTTTTGTCACCGCTGACAACAATGACGTTAATATAATGAATTTGCTGGGGCTGTTAAAATACGACGACGACGATTGTGAATACCATTTTTTTTAAACAGATGGTGGAGAAAAGCTTTCGTCTGCAACAATGCGCGCCAAAGATTCGTACATTGTCAACATCATCGTTTTCCATTCAAAAATGTTCTCCGTAACTGTTGTGTAATTTGATAATAAAGAATTAATTTCTCTAATTTTACTGTTTAATTTGCTCATTTCCTCTTGTACACTTGTATTTGCCATTTGTTTTAAATCGTTTAATTTAGCTTCTTTTAAATTATTTAGTTTGCTTTTAGCAGCGTCCAGTTCGTTTCGAACGTTTTGCATTGATTTGGTGTCTAATTCAGGTGTAGTGTTTACTAAATTTTGAATCGCGGCCACGTCACTTTTGTTTTTGGCCAAATCTGTTTGTAAACTACGTATTTCGCTTTTGCAAGTGTCGTCCAATGTGGCAAATTTGGTTTGCAACTCTGTATTAGTAGCTCTCAAAGATTTATTTTGTTTGGAAAATTCTTTATGCTGCGCAGTTAATGTTGAAACAGCGCTAATAAGTGTGACATTGTCGATTTTATCAAAATCTTCCCTTTTAACAATGCTCTTGTCAAAATTTCTTAGCACGTCACTAGGAATTATGTTGACAATTTGAGATTTTAAATCGTTTAAAGCGTCCATGCCGCTTGTTGTTAAAGACCCAAAATTAAGAAGGTCATTTGGCGCAGTGGTTTCTTTTAAAATGGCAAACCATCGACTTAACGCAAACTCTTGCTGTCTTGCCAAGTTAAATTGTAGGTTGCCTAAATCTTGCGACAAATCTTTTTCAACCAAATTAGGCGTGAAAAATTTTGCATTTTGGTACACGTTATTTAAAACGGAAAGTAAATAATCTAATTCCTCTTTGTCCACTTTTTCTTTGTCCGTCTCCATTGGCGCCGCGGTTTGAATACTCGCAAGCTGCTCTTTGCTTTGTTCTGTTACTCTTTGAATTTGTTGCATCAATTCAGTATTAATTGAATTCAAGTTTTGCAATTTTTCGTTTTGTGCACTAAGCTCGTTGTTTTGTTGCGTAATTGTTTGTTGTAAATCAGCTATTTTATTTTGCAAATAAACTGTTTTTTCGTTAAACTGTGTTTGTGCAATTTGTAAATTATTTTTATATTCGTCAGCCATTTGTGACACTATTGCTTTGTACTCACTTTCCTTTACTCCCACTTCAACATCGTACTTTGCTTTGCCCGTATTAATTTGTGCATCTTGCCCCGTTACTAAAGCTTGTAATTCGGATATTTTAATTTGCATAGTTTGTATTTCCGTTTGCAATTCGTTTCGTTTTTGTTTTTCTTGTGTGTATTGCTCGTAATACGTTGTAATTGGCGCTTCAATTTGATTTCGTAACGTATTTATTTCATATTTTAAATCGTTATTTTCTCGTGTTAAATTATCGATGTTAAATTGCAACGTTTTTATTTGGTGAGTTGATAGTTTTAGCTGATTAAGTTCCAAAGATAAACTGTGGTTTAAATCATTACTACTTTGCAAATTTTGCTCAATCATTATTTTCTCATTTTGTAATTTCAAATTGTCGGCGCGTTCCTCGCGCACTTGTTTTTGTAACATGGCCAGCTCGGACTCATTTTGTTTTGCAAGTGGTAATAATTGTACATTTGTATACAATCTGTCAATTGTACCGATTAAATCTCCTGAACTTGTGTACACATAATCAGTTTTCATAATTACTCTGTGAATTTTATAAAAAAACTGAAACAATTTAACGACAATCATGTGCAACGACTCCACGCTAGTTGTTAAAGTTTGCACATTTACGTACGTAAACGCCATATTATATATTGTCATGTGTGTGTTTTTAAAGAAGTTTATGAACACCGCAACAGTAGGACACAAATCTGGTGTGACATTTAATGTCACAGACGTTTCCCTGGCCACACAGCGCAAAAATTCGTTAAAATCATAATTAACTAATTTGTCTACGTTTTTTAAAGCTTCAATGGATTTAATTAAAAAAGTGCTGTTCACAACACGCGTTTGCATGATTTGCGTCATTGTTGTGATAAAAGCGGCGTAATGTCCCCAAGTAATAGTTTGCTGTTGCATGTTTTGTTGCAAAATTTGCAATTCGCGCATTTCATCCATGGATAATTCTATTTGTTGTACAATAGCCTGCTGCGGCACCGGTTGCAAAGACTGCTGCTGCGGCGGTATAGGTGATTGTTGTTGAGGCGGTGGTGATTGTTGTTGAGGCGGTGGTGGTTGTTGCGGCGGCTGCGGTGGTTGTTGTGGTGGCTGCGGCGGTGTTTGGGGCCAATATTGTCCGTACGGGTTAAACGGTTGCGGCGGCGGCGGTTGAAACGGCAACGCGCCGCCAACGTTGTAATCGTATTTGTAGTTAATGTTGTGTGTTGTGTTGTGAGACGGTAGGTCGGAAAAAAACTGTACGATAAGCGCGGGCATGGCGTCGGGGTCTAAAACTTGCAAGTTAAAACTGGGACGCAACACCACTATAACTTTGTGGATTTCTCGCAAAGCGTGCTCATACCGCTCTAGCGCTTTGATTCGCGCACTCATAGAGTTTATAGTGTTCAGCAAATCTCGTTGCATTTTGGCGAAATGAAAATGCTCACTTACAATCAGTTGCAAGAAGCGTTTCGCGATTACGCGCCGCGCGATTTTATTGTGTCGAGCAGTGACGCGTTTAGAATCATGCGCATTCATTACAACGAAAACGACGGCAAGTTAATAGCGTTTTGCAACGTACAATTAACCGATCGATTGGCGCAATTTTATTTTGTCATGAAAATGGACCTGTATTCGTACAAACAGTGCTACAACAGTCACATATTTGCCACGTGTCGCAATAATTGTTCCATCTACAACACGTTTGTGGCGCCCGGCGTAAAGGGTGTGCACATGGACAAGATCAACGTGATAAAGTTCAAACGCAACGGCAGCTCGTTTGGTGAAAAGGCAACAGCGCTTGACAAATTTTTGCACAACGCAAACCGTGTACACATGCAGACGCCCGTGATCGAGGGCACGTATTTGCGGTTTCGTCGCGCGCAGCGCTGCCGCAGCAACTGCGTGGCCGACGACACGCGCCCGTTCGCGCTTGAATGTTTCGCTGATGATTTTGAGGTCGTCGACCCATCCATATTGACGCACAACATTGCGCCGGTGATGGCGTGTTACGACATCGAAACGCACTCGGACGGTCACAACAGCTCCAAAGCCGAGTGCGACGTCATCATGTGCATTGGGCTTGCAATGTTCAAAAACAACCGTTTTGATAAAATATGCTTCGTATATTACAACGAGCCTATTGAAATTCCGCAAATTGACAAAGACACGCACGTGGTTGTGTTTAACAACGAAGCGCACATGATAACATCGTTTTTTAAATTTTTAAAAATAGTTAACCCCGATATCATTTTGGACTATAATGGCGACGTGTTTGATTTGCCCTATATTCGCGGTCGTTTAAAAGGAGCAAAACCGCTGCTGGAGCGTTACGATCTGCCACCATTGCAGCCAAATACAAAATTGTTTATAACCAAAATAGGAAACAAGACCGACACCTATTATTTTAACTATTACATTCACATTGATCTATACAAATACTTTGGAGTGGACTCTAACAAGCGCGACGTGGAAAACTTTCAACTGAACACGCTAAGTCGGTATTATTTGGACGACACCAAAGTCGATTTGAACTGGCAAACAATGGTGGAAATGTATAACAACAAACAGTTGGGCATTATTGTAAAATACAACGTGCAAGATTGTATGTTGCCCATTCGTTTGTTTATTAAATTGAAACTAACAGATTTTATGTACTCGCAATGTGTCATGTATCGGCTGTGCACCGACGATTTTATATGCAACATTTCTCATTTGATCAGCAGCACATTTTTTTACTTGGCGCTAAACAACACTCGCATGGACCCCGTGACTAATGTCGCCGTGCCCGATCCGTATTTTTTTAACAAAGACGACTTGGGGGTCATGTCTAGCAGGGGCGCCAATTCAATAGCGGGCATGTCGCGTCTGCAACGCCGGCGCGTTTCTATACAGGATTTGCCGGCCAACGCGATTTGTTTGGGCGCCATCAACGAAATTGTCAAGTACGAGGGCGGCAAGGTGCTGCAACCGCGCGCCGGCGTGTACGAGCACGCGTTTTCGCTCGATTTTAATTCGCTCTATCTCACCATCATGATCGACATCTGCGCTTGCCTGACCAACCTCATATTGTGCGAAGACGGCAACGTGTACCTAAATCAAGATAAGCAAGCGATCAACGTGCAACTACTGCTGCAATTGCTTAAACAGCGCAGCGACTTTAAAAAATGCCGCGACAGCCAGACAGAGTCGAAATTTTTGTACGACTTGTACGACCAAATGCAAAATCTGAGCAAGCGCACGGCCAATAGCATCTACGGCTACTACGGCATTTTTTGCAAGTTGCTCGCCAATTACATTACGAGGGTGGGCCGCGAAAAGCTGACCGCGGCAATTGATATAATTGAGGGCCTTAGCGACGACCCGGAGTTGTTGCGCGAGTTTAACCTGTCCACACTAACGTTTAAAGTGCTTTACGGCGACACCGACTCGACGTTTGTGTTGCCCGTGTTCAAACGCGACGAGATTTCCGCAGAACGCCGCCCCACCACGCTCAACAACATTTGCGCGGCCGTGGAGGCTCGCGTTAACCACATGTTTACAAACGGGTACAAAATGGCGTTTGAAAATTTAATGAACGTTTTAATTTTGTTGAAGAAAAAAAAGTATTGCTACATTAATAGTACCGGTAAAATTACTTTTAAAGGGTGGCTGGTTAAAAAGGATATGCCCGTGTTTATGCGCGTCGCGTTTCGGACCGCCGTGGAGCATGTACTACGCCATCAGGATTTGAACAAATGTTTAGACAGTCTTAAAAGAGACATGTTGATGTATTTTGACGCGTTTGGCACCACCAAACCGCTGACCGACTACAGTTTTAGCATGACGTACAACGACGGTGCCGGCAAAGCGGACAACGACGAGTCGGCGCCCAAAAAACGGCGCGTAGTCACTGTTGCGCGACATTGCCGCGAAATTCTCGTCAACAAAGGCACAGATTTTGTGCCCGGCAACGGTGATCGCATTCCGTACGTGTTGTTGGACATACAAGGTAGTGTCACACAAAAAACGTACCCGTTGCGTTTGTTCGACCCCCAAACTATGCGCATCAGTTGGCTCAAACACATGACCATCTTGAACACTTTTATGAACGAGCTGCTGGAAATATTTGGGGACGAGCACAAGGACGCGCTGGCCGAGTGCTACAACGCCATCCTCACTAAATACATGCAACACCAGGCGTACGACAAAAAGCGCGCCACTTTGGTCAAAATTGGCGCAACGCGTCCACGCAAAGCAATCGATCACAAATGCGCGTCGCGCAAGCGAAAAGCAGTCAGCGATGACGAAGAAAAGGAAGAAGAAGAAGAAGAAGAAGAAAGTTCTAATAAACTTGACAACGAATCTAAATGCGCAAATAACACGTTTAAATTTTGTTTGTACAAAACGTTGTAAATTAATATGCCTTTGTTACTTTTTGTATATAAAATTGCTTATTAAAAAGTATTTGTGTAATAAAAATATTCCTCTGTAATATCCCTCATTAATGAAATTCTTATTTTATATTTGTTTTTTTCAGAGGGTGGCTAGCCGCCCTCTGAAATGTTTAATAAGTATTATATATTATAATGAACAATTTTGGCGTATTTTTATTTGTGCTTGTTCTGGCGCCCGCGGTGCGCTCGCACGGGTACTTGTCGGTGCCGGTGGCCAGACAATTCAAATGCTTCAACGACGGCAACTTTCATTGGCCCGACAACGGCGATGGCATTCCGGACGAGGCGTGCCGCAACGCGTACAAAAAGGTGTTCCACCGATACCGCGCCATAGGCGCGTCGCCGGGCGAAGCCGCCGTCGCAGCTCAGTACATGTTTGAGCAGTACACCGAGTATGCGGCGGTGGCCGGCCCCAATTATCGTGACTTTGAAATGATTAAACGCAACGTGGTGCCGCACACGTTGTGCGGCGCGGCGTCCAACGACCGCAACGCGCTGTTCGGCGACAAAAGCGGCATAGACGAGCCGTTCCACAACTGGCGGCCCGACGTGCTGTATGTGAACCGGTACCAGCGCGCGCACCCCATGAACGTGCACTTCTGTCCCACGGCCGTCCACGAGCCCAGCTACTTTGAGGTGTACGTCACCAAGCCTACGTGGGATCGGCGCAGCCCCATCACGTGGAACGAGCTCGAGTACATCGGCGGCAACGGCTCGGGTTTGGTGCCGAACCCGGGCGACGCGCTTTGCGCCAGCGGGCAGCTCTACTCTATCCCCGTCTCGGTGCCGTACCGGCCGGGCCCGTTTGTTATGTACGTGCGCTGGCAGCGCATCGACCCCGTGGGCGAAGGCTTCTACAACTGCGCCGACCTTGTGTTCGGCACCGAGAACGACGAGTGCCAGTACGCGCGCGCCGCCAAGGCCGTGCGCGACCAGCTGCGGCAACAAAACCTGTGCAATGATTGTGTTGAGGCGGACCCCGAAAAGTCGTGCGCGCCGACGTGGCGCGCCCACAATTATTTGCGCCGCGGCGGTGAGCACGACCAACAGGACAATGACGCCACCGTGCGCGAGACCATTGACGAATTGTGAAACGCGTTGTGAGCGTTAATGCGCCATTGATTGTTGCCAAAGTAACACGCGTTTAAAAAACAAAATGTCGCGAGTAAAAGTTAATGAGTTCAAGTTCGGCGAGGACACGTTTGCGCTGCGCTACGTGGTAGACTGCGACCATGTGATCAGGTTCGTGGCCAAGGACGTCGCCGCCAGTTTGAAATATGTAAATTGTAAACAAGCTGTAATAGTTAATGTCGACGACAAGTACAAATGCACGTTTGAGCAAAGGTCTACGCCATATACCCTTGCTTCGGACAGCGTGGCCAGGCAGGGCGACCCGCTGTATCTGCACCCGCACACAGTGCTCGTCACCAAGGAGGGCGTCATCCAGCTGATCATGAAGAGCAAGCTCCCGTACGCGGTGGAGCTGCAGGCGTGGCTGCTGGAGGAGGTCATTCCGCAGGTGCTGTGCACGGGCAAGTACGCGCCGGCCGTCAAGATGGACACGGACGAAATTCAAGAGACAAAAAAACTGGACGCATACAAGCGGGACGTTGCGGAAAAGGACGAAAAAATTCAAAGTTTAACCACGGCCTTGATGGAGACCAACCAGCAGGTTGTCAAATTTGCCAACGCGTTAATTGTGGCAAACGAAAATTTGATGGCCGCCAACAACAGCCTTAAAACGGCCAACGAGAATCTAGCTCACATGGCCAACCGCATGGCGGACATCGCGCAGGACGTGATCGCCAAGCCGAGCGATCCGCAGCTGTTGCACTCGCTGGCCGTGTGCGCGCTGGGCAACGACCAGTACGCGTTTGTGCGCCCGCAGAAGCGTTCGCTGCAGCGCAGCCTGAACAGGTTGTCGGTGGACGAGGGAGACATTGTGTTCCGCAGCGACTACGTGCCCAACTCGGTCAACGTGCTCAACAAGGTGAAAGAAACGCTGCCGCGCGACAAGTTTAAGGCCAAGCACAATAAAATTACGCTGTTAAACAATCTGACCCGGGAACAGCTCGTCGAGGCCGTGCAGGCGTCCATGACCGAGCGTCAAATTGCGCGTTTGGCCAACAACGCGCAACAATAGGCGGCAAAGTTTTTGTCGACGCATTATTGAAGTTTTTTAATTTAAATGAACATTTGGCGAAATTATATTATATTAATGTTAACATTAGAAATTTTGAATTTAATATCGTGAGTGCTTCAATTTGCGGTTAAGCACCCCTTGCGGTTGTTTGTATTTTAGACAAAATTAAGTTTTCAAACATTAATTACTCTTTATTTTATTGTTAAAATAAAACGCTTTATTCGAGAATAAATGTTTTATTGTCTTAACTCGCTTAATTAGCAAAATATGCAAGGCACGTTTTGTTTTACAATACAATCAATCTGCTAATTGCGGCGATAACGTTGCTATTCAATAAACAGATCCAACAAGTGTTCGGGAAACAAATACTCGGACGGCAGCGCGCAAATACTGGCAATTTGGCGGTCGTCATTTTTGTAACATATGGCGTTGTTTTTAATGTATAAATTTTGCAGCACGGCCGTGTTGTGATAGATGTCCGCGCCGCACACTTGCACCTTGTTGTGCGACGAGATGTAGCTGTTTAGACTGGTGGTGGCTCGCGTGGACACGGTGTCAATGTCCGTCGCGCGCGTGCTTGCGTACTGGCGCGTGCTTTTAATTAGGTTGGCGCTGCCCTTGGCACCGCTTTCCACCATATCGGTGAACTGTCCGGCCAACCCAAACAGCTCCTCGTCGCCGCACACCATTTCCTCATCTTTGATAAGTTCAGTTAGTTGCTTAAACAACAAGTAGCTAGCGTTGGAGCTGGCCACAAGGCAAAAATCTCGCAACAACATTTCCAAACGAGCGGAGAACTTAACGTCGGCGTGCATGCGCCACAACGCGTGCGCTAAAGGCATTGTTTTTAAAAGACGTTCTACGGCGTCGGCGTTTTTGTACAAGTAAAAAATTTGCTGTGACACAAACGTCAAGCGGTTTTTGTCAAAACAAATGAAGCTGTAGCGCGGGTCGCCGTACATTAAGCATTCCGCGTCGATGAGCGAGTTGGGCCGCGGCAAATATGTAATGATTTTTTTGTCCCCGTCGCAATCGGTGTTGGCGCCGGGAAAAATGCCCAATCCCACTTTGATGTTCCAATCGGTGTCGCATTCGTTGACGCGCACGTCCGACACCTGCGTGCTTAGCTGGCTAATGTTGGGGTGGCGCGTGGTCCACGCGCGCGCGTGCGGCACGTCGCGCCCAAAGTACCGCCGCACGCTGTGCAACGGCGGCATCACCTCGTTCACCCCGTTCAAACATTGCACGTTGGCGTAAAAAGAGGCGGTGTTTAGGAACGTAGAGTACGAATATTGCACCGCGTACCCGTTTTTGCTCTGCAACTGGTCTTTTATAACGCCGTGCGTCAACTTAATTTTTTGCAGCGCACCCGAAATGTCCACAAGGCTGTTTTCGTGTTTTGAATTGAACGTGTTGTTTAAAAACACGACAAAATTGTAGTCCCACAAGACAAAATTGGGCAAAATAAGATAGTCTATTGAATCGGTAAATCTATTGGTTTTTAACTTTTTTAAAAACACGTTTGAAGGCAAGTCTGTGACAATGACACATATAGCGTCAATGATTTTAACCAGGGCGTCGGCGTGGACGCCGGCACTCCCGTTGCTGTACACGTTTATCATTTGATCCATGAGACTATTAAAATAATTGGGGCGTTGGTTTTTTTTAAGGTCACCAATTAACGTTTTTAACACAAGCCTAAATTCATCGTTGGAAAAAAACGCCACATTGTCCAATTTTGTAGGATCCAAAATGAGATCAAACTCGGTGGCGGGTTTGTCTAAAAACAACACCATGACGCGTGCGTGTTACTCGGTGTTCACTACTATAAGAGGGTTTACAATTACAATTGCGGCGTCATGGACCGTTTTGAACAGCTGATCAACGTGGCGCTGCTCAAAACGCTGATTAACGCGCAGATTGACGAATCGGACGACATCAAATCAATGAACGTGAAACTAAAACAGTTGGAACGCGACCGGTTAATCAACAGCGTGGAGGTGTACGGCGTGCACGACGCGCGCCTTCCCAACAAAAAAGTGCGAACCTATTACCTTAAAAAAATTTGTTTATTACTTGACCTAAATTTTAAACACGTTCTTGATTCGTCGTTTTACAAAAATCACATGGTGGTTAGGTTGTGCGACGCGGCGCGCGCCAAGGAATGGCAGAGCAAGTCGCGCGAGCGGCGTTTGAAAAACCACAATCTTGACATTGATTTTGACGGGCCTATTAAGATTTTTGTAGCCGCGCCGCCAGAACAAAAATTGTTGTTAAAAAAAGCGCGCGACGCGCTGCTGCCAGTGTACAAATACATTTCTATATGCAAACATGGCGTGATGGTGCGTCGCGACGAAAAAAGCCGTGTGTTTATTATTAAAAATGAGCAGCATATCGATTACCTCAAAACTAACAATTTGTTTGCGTTTGATAAGGAAAGCGCATTTCAAGCAAACGCACAACGCATGTTAGAAAACATAATTTAATTAGTATTAAGTAGATTATTGATCAAATTATATTTTATGGTTGTGTTCTTGCCATCCGTCCTTCTCGGGTAATAAATAAAAGCCATTAATATTATTATTGTCTTTAATTAATATGCTACCACAAAAGTTGCACAATTTGCCGCATAACGGTAAGAGGATATTTTACAAATTCTACGACCGCAGTTTGCGCAAATTCGGTTCCAAAGAGATTGCCGTAAAATTGGCCGTTTGTGCCGTTCGCAAAAAGTACACTCTCATCGACGGTCAGTGGCGAGCGCGTCCCGACGCCAACGAAGCCGACACCACCAGTTCGTCTTCTGCCACCACCACCACCAGTTCGTCTTCCGACGAATCGGACGAAAACAATTATGTACCATTTGCCCGACACGCTGTATGAAGAAGAGAAAATGCCGCGCCGCGCCAAAAAATTGTTTGTGGACACTTTTTCGCACCACCACAAACTAAACGCCGGCGACGAGGATGTGGCAATGCAAAAAGCGCGCCAAGCGCTGGAAGAACGTTACGTGCGTGTTAACGACTTGCAGTGGATTCCGCGGCGGGCCGCCTACGAAATAATTCGCGATGCCATGTCTTCGGACAGCGACCGGCCCGTTGCGGCGTCGCCGCCGCCCACCGAACGTCGCAACAAACGGCGTTCAAAAAAAGACAAACGCCGCGTTAGTCCAAGTAGTAATAGCAGCGACAGCAGCGATAACAACAGCACCAGTAGCAGCAATAGTGATGACGAGCTTGTAAGTACTACTACTACTATGCGGCCGTTGTCGAAAAAAAGGAAAAAAGTCGGCAAGGTGGTTGAAAGTCAAAAGTTTGGTAATAAAAGTGCACGGCAACAATACAGCACCGACGACGAGTATTAAATAACAATTTTACAATAAATTTATTTTTAATCACACAAACAATACAATTTTATTTCTAATTCGCGGTCCAACGCGTTCCGAACAATCGGGTTGTTTTCAGCAACGGCAAAAGGCTGGTGGCGGCGTTGAAAGTCCAAAAAGCCGCTAACGCGCTGGTGGTAGCGCTCGTTGGAGCGCAGTTGTTTGGCTACCACGATCCTAGCGTTTGGTCCCAAATCAAGCACCAGCGACTGGTCTCGGTCTGAAGCGTTGAAACTTATGTAGTTAGCAAAATCGGGCGCGCGCGGCACCGCAACGCCGTCCACCGTTAATTGTGCATTTTGATACACGTGCAGCGCAAATGTCTCCAAAGACATGTCACACGATACAATAAAGTTTTTGTAAAAAGCACGTTTTACGTTTAAAAACACTATGTAGTGGTTTTCGGGCTGGCCGTCGTTTAACTCAAGTTGGCTCAAGTCTAAGATTACGTTGTCAAATTCTAAGCGCCTTGCGTGCAGAGAAAGAATCATTGTGTACGTCCACTCAACAGACTCGCTATCTAACATAATAAACACGGCGTCTGCGTGAAGATTGTATTTATATAAACCTCTACATTATATATTGCAAGTTAAACACGCTGTTATTAATTCAACGTAAGGTTCGTTTTCGCAAATCACAGTAAAATTGAAAGAAAACCACAAATATTTGACGAAAACATTTATTAACACAACTGATAGTAGAGAGCGGGACAATTTGTGTAATTTAACCAAGTTTTAGGTTGCGTTACGGCGAAATTGTTTGAACATTGGTCGGCAAATTGTTCATTATACTTTATGTGCATTCTTGTGTAGTCTGCGACGGCAATGTGGCCGGGCGCGACGAAATAACATCGAGGACACAACACTACATTTTCCTCGCGGCGCCGCTCGCCGTCTGCGAGTTTGAAGCGACGTTTCAGCGCGCGAAGCATGCTAACACTTTTTAATTAATTTGTCAATCACAGCGTAATCCCTTTTGCCCACCACGTTGTACGTGCTGTGCTGCCCCACGCGAATTGCTTCAAACGTTTTGTAATATTCGCTAAGGTTGGGCTTTGTTTGCTCACCGCCAAACCGATACTTGTACTTATCCTCCACGGTGCTTTCTATTATTTTTCCCAACGACACCTTTTTCATGTTAACAACTATCGGCTAATCGGCACAGATAACAATGCTTGTTCGACAAATAGGTCAGCCGTTAAATACTAGCCGAGCGCGCGCTCGGCGGTACGCCAAAATAGTCCATAAACGCGGAGACAAAGTTGTCCCAGTCCAACAAGTTTAGAGGTGTCACATCGTCCGGATGTAAATCACAATTAATGTTTTCTCGTAAATTTTCCGAGCCGGCACCTGTTGTCGCGTCTGACGGTTGCGCAATTAAAGCGCTGTACCGTAGGTCTTTGTGCGGGTTCAGTGCCCAATTTACGTAGCTATAAATCTTTTTAACAATGGCGCGCGGCGGGCACATGATGTGTCCCGGCGGTGCACCGCCGTAGCTCAACTTGCAGCAGTTGACGCGTTCCGGGTTGTCCGGGCATTTGCCCAAGGTGCGAAGCAACACCGACACGGAAGTATTTTCGCTAATAATAAACGGGTTGCTTTGTTTCAATATTGTCGTAAGCAGAGTAGCGTACACTAAAAACGTTTGATATATGTACTGAGATTGGCGCTGCCAGTCGTTGTAACGCGCGTCCTCGTCCCTGTTGGCAACAGCGACGTAAGATGCGGTCAAAATTTGGTTCCACGGCGGCTCGACGCGTCGCTTGCAACGTTCGTTATCATCGTTGTTGTCCTCGTCGTCGCTGCTGTCAACCGACTCACACGCTTGTATTAAAACGTACGCGTGCTGCGGCAGCACTACGACGCGAAATTCGGAATACACCAAATCAATTATTAAACGGTCGACAACTAACAAATACTCGTAAGCCTTTACGTTGCCCAAAAAATCCAACAGCGTGACTAAAATGGTTTTAAGAGTACTCATGTTGGTTTCGCCCGCTTCCTCAATACTTTTAAATTGCTCGCTGGGCGCCGGCTCGATTAACAAACAGTCGTGCACTTGGCCCGCGTTTAGGAACGCGCGGCGCGCTGCGGCGGCGTCGGACCGCTTGCGCAACAACCGCTTGTAATACGGCTGCGCGCGCTCGTCCAAAAAAATGTCGCTGTACACGGTCATGTGTAGCAAACCGCTTTCGTTGCGCTCGTCATGGTACGCGTTGCGAAGACGTTGAACTCGGCACGTCGCTCGTCGAGGATGCATCCAACACTGCATCTTGGTCGGTCGTATGGGCTTGTGCGGCACCAATTTCACCGAGGCACACGGATTCAACTTGACCGGCTTCTTGGTCGAACACATTGCACATAACGTAACTGTTACCAACCAAAAACAAATTGTCATTTAACACACACGCTATCAAGTCAACGTCCGCCGCCGACAACGCGTGTGCCATGTTTAAAAAAACGTGCAAAATTAAGCTCCACGTCTAGCGCGTCTTCGGTAGTGACCCTAACGTGCACGGCTTTGTACACGCCGTCCATGTCGTCGTCTCCAATAAACCCGCGCGTGAGTTCTAAAAGCGCTTTACATTCGTGCAGCGTCGGCGGCGGAAACGTAAAATAATATTTAATTGCGCGATTAAACGGGTCTCGGTTGCGCTCGCGTCTCCAGCGTTCAATGCACTCAGCGTGAAACATTTTGTCCAAGTTCAGCAACCCGTTGTCGGGCACCCCGACCACACCACCTTCAACGCCCAACGTTTCGAAACAAATTCGACATTCGGTCGTGCACGACGGCCAAATGTCTTTAAACAATTTATACAAATAATATTGTCTGTCTTTTAAATGAACAGTATAAAGCATAGTCTTTGCGAACGCGCCCTTATGCAATAACAACAAACATGTAGGCGTTGCGGCCGCTAACAGGTGTCACGCGCGAAGTCCCAATTTGTGTCTCAAAGGAATCACAATATAATTGACGGGCGTGAAATCGAGTGCGCAATAAATAGTGTTTATTCGACAATAACAACCCATCAAATTGTGTTTGATATACGTGTTTGTGGTATTGTCGCATTTTAATAACATACAGCCGTACAAGTTAAACTTTTTACAACGATTCAGTATCAGTTATAATTTCGTACGACAACTGTTTGTTCGTTATGTTTGGTAATTGTTGGTAAAAGTTGTTGAGGCGACTTTCAATGTTGATGATTTGGTCGCGCAACTTGGCATGCAATTGCGAATTGTAAAAATTTTTGAGTATGTACTCCGTCACGGTAAAACGTTTTTGATGCGATTTATTATCTTCAATAGCTTTTCGCTGCCCCTGTTGTGTTTTGTACTCGACAATGGCGGTATTGGTGTCAATGTCGCAAACGTACACGTCGACAATTTCGCCATAACCTATAAAATTGTCAATAATAAGCTGTTTTGTTTGTGTTTTGTTAAAATTCTGCTCGTCCAACAACGACACCCACGTAATCAAAATGCGATTCATGCTGGTCGGCCGCAACGTTAAAACGGGCTGGGCTGCAAGCCAATTTTCTAACCCTTCCGTAAGTGTGGCGGAAACTGCGATGTTTAAACTGTTGGACAGCGCGCTTAAATCAATTTCAAAAACTTCTATTGCGTTTGTCAAATTAGTTTTTAATTGAATAAAATTGTTAATAAAGGCGTCGCAATTTTGTAACATTTCGTTTTTGTGAAACGCAATGTTGTTGTAACGCCGTTTCTTGTTCTCGTCCATAAGAACGGATCGCGCGTGTTGGATCAAAATTAACACATCGCGAACGGCGTTATTAAAATGCATATCCGTCACGCTGGGGTATTTGCGCACCTGGTTGGTCACAACGTTTGCCATTCTAGCAACAAGTAAAGCAAATTTAGTGTTGTCTAGCATTGTACTTTTAGTTTCAAAATCAAGTTTTAACGTTTCGTAATAATTAATTTCCTCCAACGAGCAATACCCTAAAAAATTGCTAACTTTAAAACTACATAATCTGTTTTGTTGTTTAACACGTTTGACAAAATCGATTTCCTCTTCCTCTTCTTCAACCGATTTAACGGCGCCGCGCTTGCGGCTTCGCGTAAACGCAGCCATCGGCAGTGTTCGGCGCGCTTGTCAAGATGACGGACGTTGTGCAAGATTTTGACGCGCTGTACGCCAAATTGGAATCGCCACCGTACAATTTAAAATTGGTTCTAGAATGCTGCGCGCCGGAAGTGAACTCGTTAAAATTTACGGCCATACAAGAACGTAAGTCGTACGCGTGTTGCGCCCTTAATAATAGGGGTAATTGTGTGTTGCACAAATGCGTTGTGGTGGTGTTGGGCACCGCGCTGGACGCGCGGTTGCGAGAGGCGGACGTCGAGTTTGACGCGCAAAACAATTTGCGCGGCACGTTCATGCTCGACGGCCGTTTTCTTAGTTTTCCCAACATTATGATGAACAACAACGTGTTGATACATAATTTTTACGACAAATTGTACGCCAAACATTGTAAACGCATGTTTTTGTACGGCAACGTGGACGCTGAGAAGCACATTAACCGTGCCATACAACTAGTATACGACAAACAAAACGACGCGTTGTTTGCTCGCGACGTGTACGCTAGCGATTACGTCGTTACTAACGACTTAAACGCGGTACTCGAAACATATTTGGCCAACAGTGGCAAATGGCGACCGCTGGATTTTCTATTTCAGTACAGCAAAACTCACAAGCAGCAACTGGTAACGCACATTAAAATGATCATGAACCACGAAATATGCTATTCAATTGACAATTTGGCCAATAAAATAATATACAAGCACGCGTATTTAATGGAATTGCTGTTGACATCGATGGTGTTGCAGCACTATCAAACGTGCGTTGACGAATGCGAAGCGCCACCGTTGAAGCGGCGCAAAACGCAAACTGTGTTGTACAGTAAAGAGTCTAAAAAAATTGTGGACAGTGTTGTAAACGGGCGGCTAATCTATTGTGTTTCTAAAACGTTTAGCAAACAACGACGCGCGTTTCCAAACCAACACGACAATTGCAGCAACAACAACATTGAAATTGCTTTGCCGGTATTAAAATATCGGGTGGGCTGCGAGGTCACTCGCATCACAAACGACAGCGTGCGCCAAAAAATGTTAAAACAAAAAAAAGACTTTGTCAAGTTCATCGGAAGCTTTTTTCACGGTGAAATGACCGTAGCGGGCAAAAAATTTTTTCTGTGTCGCAACGCACGGCTACCTAACGTTGATTATGCTATGGTGGCCGACAAGTTTGCCGAGCTGCTACAGTTTAATTTGGTTGCGCCGGTTCACGACTTAGCACACTGTGACAACAACACGCTTCTCATCGCTTTTAATGATCGGCCGACCAATTTGCAATGCTTGCGCGCTGATGTACCTAAAATTGTTTACCGCCTTAAACGCAACCGTTGCCCTATCGAACTAAAAGTGTCCCAAAATATTTTGTGTGTAAACCACCACGAGGGCATGGTGTGTATAGCGAAGAAGGTGCGCATATTAGCACCGGTGGACGCCGCAATCAACGCGCTGTTGACGCCATACGAATATCACTACAAAAACTCGCTGTTTCACACGCCGACCGTCGGCGCGTGTCAAATAGTAGAAAACGACGACGTGCGCTGCCTCATGTCAAAATTGGAACAGTATTATTTTGCCAATTACACGCACTTGTTTTACACAATTCCGGTACCAAAAATGATAGTGGCTTTGACTAATTTAAAAAACGCAATGCCCGTGTTGCGCTACAGCACGTTAAAAGCGGTGCCCGCCGGCCTGTCCGTGGCGGTAAGCGACAATGTGTTCATGAACAACAAAATGGTGAAGCTGTGGACGCTCGTGCGCGATTCAAAACTCATGACCGCTGAAGATCCGTATATACCGCACTTGGCGCTGCCTATTCGCTTGTACAATCACAAAATTAACAAACTAAAGGGAAAACTCACGTTAGCAAATAAAACGATGCCGGTGCTGAAATTTGTCGTTAGCAACGGGCCGCACAATTGCGTTGTGTTGCCGGACAACATGGTGCAATTTTTTGCGGGCACGGTGTTGAGCAGCGCGAAAATTGCGTGGGCAAACGACGGCAAACGGTGCATGGTCGAAGCGTGCACTAACGGCGCGCACAACGTGTACAAGGTGTACGTGTTTTTCCGGCGGACGCGCAACCAACAAGTCGACTCGCTCACCGCCAGCATGACGCAGACGAGCGACGCGGTGATTGTGCGCACCACAGTTATCACGTCCACCGACGACTTGGAAGGTGTCAAGGTGTGCAGCGTGCACGGGCAAAAGGGCGTACTTAACCGAAGCGAGGATCTGACCGAATGGATGGCCGAAGACGGCACGCACGCGCAGATTTGCTTGTCGCCCGTGTCATATTTGTCTCGTCAGTCCAACTTTGAGCAAATAGAGCGAAAATACGTGGTGCGCGGCGGCAATCACGCCGATCCGCACGCGCAGCGTTACCCCATATTTTACATCCCCTACATGTTGTTCAACAACACTCCCGACAACATTTACAAAGAGTTTAACAAAAACAATTACACGGGCCACGAAAAGGTGGAGGGCACACGTTTCGACCAATGGACTAAAAACCAATCGTTTGTGGGCAACCGGTTGGCGGAAAGTTTGCAGTGGATGCGCGGCGGCTCCAATTTACCGCAAAACTGCGGCGAGTTCAATGTCATGTCCAGCCTCTTGATGTGCAACAATGCCGTTATGAAATAAAAAAGCGCAAGCCATCACCGTTTGCAGCCACAACCATGGAAGTTACCTTTGCAACCGCCGGCAGTCTCAAAAACATTGTAGACGCGCTGCGCGGGCTGCTGACGTACGCCACGTTTGACTGCAACGCCGATGGTTTGCATTTGCAAAGTATGGACTCGGAACACGTCGCGTTGGTGGATTTGCGTTTGAAGCGTGCCGGGTTTGCACGTTACACGTGCGAGCGCAAATTGTCTTTTAGCGTGCCCATGCGCGGCTTGCACAAAATTGTGCGCGCTGCCACTACAAACAAACAACTAACCATGCGCGCCAGCGCGCGCGACGATCAAGTACATTTTGCGTTTAAGACCGCGGAGCGCACGGTCACGTGCGCGTTGTCACAGATTAGTCTTGATGTGGAACGATTGGGCGTGCCCGACGACGACGAGTACGATTGTGTGCTGGCCGTGGCCAGCGACGCGTGGGCGCGCGTGTGCAGCGACTTAGCGCAGTTGGACGCAACCGTTGTCGAGTTGTCAAGTGGCGCGGCGGGTTTGTGTTTTGCAGCGGACGCGGGCGACGGCGTGCGCGCCAATGTGTTGCTGCGCGCCGCGCCACGGCGACCGCTCACGCAAGCGTTTGCGTGCCGCTACCTAAACGCGTTTGGCCAAACGGCCCCTTTGAGCAAATTTGTCAACGTGTGCATGAGCGCCAACGCGCCGTTGCGGCTGCGCTTTTGCCTTGAGCGGCTGGGCAAACTCGATTTATATTTGGCGCCTCAGGTTTCCAGTGGCGCTAAGGACGGGCAGTAGAATGGACGTTTTGCATAACTTGCGTGTGCGCATCAACAAGCACCACACGTGCCGCCGCGCGTTGTTTGAAAGCCCCAACCGCGCATCGTTCACGTTTGACCGCACAAAAGCCGACGCGCAAATTGCCAGCATTGAAATAAGCGGATTGCGCCGACCGTACGAATGCTTTGGTAAAATAATGGTGGCGGAACGTGTTGTATACGTGCGCGAACGCAGCACAAGCGGTAAAATTGTAGTGCTCGTTAACGGCGCCGCCGATTTCTTTACCGCCGTGCTGAAGAACGGATTAGATTTTATCAAACTGAAAGTGTACGTCACAACGCGCAATTAAAATTTTCGTATAAATAAACGACGGCCGCGCTAGGTGTTTATTGAAAAACATGGATTATCGGCGAGAGGTGTTAAGCGAGCAGCTGCAAGAGCTCGGCGTGGCGGCGCATCAATTGGACGCGCAGTTGGCCGCGGTGCAGACGCGAGTGGCGGCCGAATTTAAGTGCATGGGAGTCAGCGACAAAAATGGCAACATTCGCGAGTTTCTTTATCGTTCAGAGTGTGAAGACGCGCAGCGCAACGCGCGCGTTTTGGCGTTAAAAATAGACGCAATACTTAACAATTGGAAATAAATAATTGTATTTAAAATGTTTTTCATTTTCTAAACTTCCAGCCGTACTTTGTATTTGTCATTAACTTATTATGTCGAATTTAAATTGTAGAGTAGATAAACTGTTGTTGAGTTTAAAGCCGTTGCCGTACAAATAGCAATTTACCGGCGTGTACTGCAAGCTGGGCTCATCAATAGCGGTAAAAGCGTTGTTAATAACACTCATGGGCACCACCGACTCTTCGTTGGCGGACATAAAAACGACAGTGGTGTCTTCTTTCAACATTAGCCACGGGTACGCAAACAAAGCCTTAACGCCCGCGTTTGTGTTTACGCACACAACCTCTTGCATGTTAACGCGATACGCCTGTAAATTGTCCGAGTGACCTTCAACGTTTAATTTATAGCTAGCAACGGCCGAAGCCGTGTACATGCTTTGAAAACTAATTATTTGTTCAACAAGTTCTACGCTCGTATTAGGACTTCGCACTGTCAACAGAGGCACATTGAAGTTTGTAATTGGGACGCGGTGACACACGACCCCATTGAACGCCGAACCGTCGGACGAACCGTCGTTGTTAAATCGTTGCGTTTCGAAGGGCAAATCGTTGGTGGGTGCCGAAGTGTCGCGACTAAGCACAACCACGCGGCCGTTAACGTTGTTCAACGAATTCGGTTCAACGCCAATATTGTAATACAGTTGAAACATGCCGTGGTCATAGAACAGTGTACACGATTTGAATTGCAAATTGTTCATTTCTTCGTAACGCGCATGTATTAAAATGGCGCCCGCAGTGCGCGTCTTGGCAAGCGCTGTTTTGCCAACGGCCGGCCGGAACGACTGCGTGGACGTGGTAGTGCTGGGCACGCGCATTACGCCGTTTAAAGATTGAAGAATAACGCCCGATTCAAACATCACCGTGTTGACGTTGTAGTTGATGACGGGCGCGCGGCGGTTCCAAATGCGCCGGGCCATGGTCCAAAGTGGCGCTTGCGTGTTGTTAATCGGGTCCGCTTCGTAGTACGCTAGTCGCGTGGTCGCGCCCACTACGGCGCCATAATACGTGTCTGACAATTTAGTCAGAACTTTCGACAAATCGGCCGAATGGACGGCAATTGGGTAATCAATAAAGTTACCAATGACATTGGAATAGAGCGTGCCGTTGCGCGACATAACGCCCGGCACCACCACGCCCTCGGGACTGCCTACATTTTCAATTGCGCGCGTCAAACCCTGGATGTTGACCGCATTTTTGCCAAACAAATACGTGTAGTATGCCAATGTGAAAAACGAGTTAATTATGTGCCCATAAGCGCGCACGTCGCCGTGGTCGACGTGAATGGAATCGAGGTGCAGCCCGTTGCCCGTAGCCACGTGCGGAAAAGCGACAGTAATTAGCATTTCCTGCACCTGCGGTTCTTGCGCAATTTGTTGCAATGAATAGCCGCGCAACAATTGACTGTACACGTACGGTACACCCATGCGCATTGCGTTGCCGGCCGTGCGGCGCCAACCCATCAAATGAACGGCCGACGGCGAATACAATCCCAGCCAATATTGAGTTAGCGCCGCGGCCTCTTCGTAATGCGGCGTCTCGTTGAGCACTATGGTCACGTTCATAAACACCTCCGGCATTGTGATCAAAAAATGATACCAATCAGCCACGGTTCCCCAAGGCGCTTGCTGGTGCGGTGGTGGGTCGGGTAGGCGCTGACATATTGCGCGCAAACCGTTAATTAAATTGCTTGCCAATTCAGGGCTATTGTGTAGCACGTCGGTTAAATTGTTGTAACGTACGCAATATCCAATCAACGTGTGGCACACCGTGCCAAAATCATTGACCGAAGTCCACGGGTTTAAATTGTCAAATATTGTTTCATTGTTCCAACTGCGCGTGGGGTTGGCCACCTTTTCCGCTTTTTGAGCAAACACATGCGTCAAAGTGTTTTTAAAATAACGTTCAAAATTTAACAATTCAACAGTATCTGCTTCCCACGTTAAGTCTAACAAAGTTGGCTCGTTAATATTTTGCGCCGAGCTGTTATTTAAAAATAATTTAATGTTAGTGACGCTGTTATTGCTTGTGCTTGCAAACAAACATATAAACAGCACCACGATCAGCACAACAACAAGTGGAAACCACATTATTTATTAAATAAAACAACAATGGCAATAGCTGTATTTATTTACTATATTCTAAACCTTAATTTAAATACAATACTGCGTTTACATTTAAACGCCGGGCTCCCTCGTAACTAACTTTATACTCGTTGCCGGTCAAACTTGCCGTTGCCATTTTTAAGCGTTGAGTTGCAACGTTGGCACAGCACAACACCGCCCCGCACAATCGCCATGCGTTTGCGGTACAGCGCTGCCGCCATTATCGATGTGTGCGTAAACTGGCGTTTATACAAATACACAAGCTCGTCGCACACATAGCAAGTAGCGTATTGTGCGTTCATGCTTACAAGCTAAAAAACTTTTTAATGTCCTCGTAATTAAGGGCTGAACGATCAAACACCTTGTTGACAAACGTGAGTTTTTTGTCTTGGCGCGCTTTTATGTAACGCTCGATGCTGTTCTCTTCGTCCACCAACATTTTGTACACGTAGGTGCGTTTCTTTTGACCCATGCGATGTATGCGGTCTTGCGCTTGCAGCTCAATTTGCGGGTTCCAATGCGGCTCCAACATGATTATGTGATTGCCGCCGACCAAATTTAATCCCACACCGCCGCATTTAATGGACATGAGCATCACGCGGTACGGCGAATCAATGGCGTTAAACTGATTTTCGACAGCGGTGCGTTCCTCGACGCGCAACTGACCCGTGTACAGCAGGATGGGCACGCCGCGGTGGCGCAACAGCCCAGCCACGATCTGCAAAAATTCCACCCATTGTGACACCAACACCACCTTGTCATTTGGCGTGTCCAGCACGCGTTGCACTAGCTCTAACGCGCCGCGGCATTTACTGCTTTCGTAACTAGGCTCAAAAATGCGCGCTTGCTCCGTAAACATGGCCGCGCACTTGGTCAACGTCGGGTGGCAGCACATTTGACGCAAGCGGCACAGCAGCCACAGCACGTCTTGCATGCTGCGCAGTTTGTCACCGCCGGCAACAGCGTCATCGTACGCGCGCTGCGACTCGCTTTTTAACGCGTTGTACACGCGCTTTTCCGCTTCGTCAAACTTGACGTGCACGTACTCGACGTTATGCTGGGGTAGGTTTAGAGCAATTTCAGTTTTGTTGCGTTTTAACACAATTTTGTTCACCACACTCTTTATGCGGTTGGTGTCGTTGTTGCGGTTAAGCATTCTCCACACGCCCACGTTGTCAAACGGGCGGCAGCGCAAAAAATGGATAATAGCGTACATGTCCCAGTGGCGGTTGTGAATGGGCGTGCCCGTAATGCACCAACGGTTGTCGGCGGTCAATGCGCACGCCGCCGCGTGCACGCCCGTTTGGTGGTTTTTAATGACGTGCGCCTCGTCCAGCACAACTCGATGCCAGTGGCGCGACATTAAACCACCGGCAGGGTGGCGTTTGTGGTGCGCACGCAATGTATCGTACGTAGTCAGCACCACCGTAAACTCGTCAAACGAATCGTTTGAATCGTCACATCCGTGAAATTGGCGCAAACTAATGTGCAAGTTGTGTTTTTTAATTTCAGCGGTCCAATGATTTAATAACGACAGCGGGCACACGATTAACGTTTTGTGCGCGTCGTTGGCGTCGTTGGCGATCAGAATTAGCATGGACAACGTTTTGCCCAACCCCATGTCGTCGGCCAGCACGCCGCCGTGCGGGCGTCCGCGTTTTTCGCGCCTTTGCATCCATTGAATGCCGCGCTTCTGGTGCTCCAGCAGGTTGGGCGCGTCCAAAGACGGCGCGTCGTCCAAACCGTCGGCCGCGGCAAAAAATTCCTGCAGCTGCAATTTAATGTTGTCCATTGGGGCGGCTACTCAACACTTGACTGCGCAATGACCTCTTCCACGTGCCGTTCAAAAGGCGGCAGATAAAATTGCACCGCCGCGTTTGTGCGTAAGCGTGCGCACGAACGCGCAAAATCCACAAAATACGGCAGCCCATCGACGTGCAAGTCGTCAACGTACACGGTCAGTTTAATGGCAAGCACGCCCCGAAACAGCGTGTAGTTCATGTACGTGTAGCGCGGCAACGGGCCGCTACAACGTTGCGCCAAACTTTCTTCAAAGAAAAAATGCGCCAACGCGCGGCACGGGCGTTGAAATGCAGCAATGCGTACGCGAAAAGAGGCAAACGCGGCCGTGTTGGCGCGACCGCACACCCACGCCGCGGTGTCGTCCGCCAGGCACAACGTGGCCGCGTCCGCGCTCGTGCACACACCCTGTTTGGCCATTAAATCGAGCGTGCGTTGCATCATTGCAGCAATGTCGGCCACGTGCGCTAGCCGTTTTTTGAATTGATCGTCGCTTGCGATGGCCACAAATTCCATGTTCGCGCAAGTGCTGCACTACACGACGCAGTTTTTGCCGGCGGCGTGTCGCGTTCACGACGAAACTTTTTTGTTGTACAATTTGTACATTAGCGGTGTGGACGTGCGACTGCCGCGGTGTGTGGTTCGCAATGTGCAAGTTGACGCGGACGGCTTTGTGCGGTTCGTGTTTGAGGTCAAAGTTTTCCGCATTGAGCATTTAACAAACGTGATTAGCGCCACGCCCGAAGACGTGGACGATTATGTGGACGTGACACGACGCGAGTTAAGCGCGCACGACGCGGCCATGCTGAAGCTCGTGTGCCGCGACCGTTGGTATAAAGGCGATGTAGAGCGGCTGCGCCGCATCCTGTGCCAGCCGTGCGTGCTCAATTTAGTCAAGTTTGCGTGCAACGCGATGTGGGAGCGCGGTTACGAAGACCACTACACAATCGGTCAGCAATTGAGCATTTTAATCACCACCAAACTGATTCAGAGCGGTTTGGATTTCAAACACCAGCCCGACACGGCGACGCCGGCTAGCGTGCGCGGTTGGCAAGACGCGGCTTTTGAAAAATATCTGCTATCGCTTTCTTCGGTCAGCGAAATTGTTAAACGGCACGTGTTTTCAAAAAAATACCTCTGTTTAGAAGTGGCTGCGGCGCATTGGCGCGCCGTTGTGCAAGCGTTGCAAAACGAAAACTTTCAATTAGTGTTTAACACGCACACGCCTCACGTACTGTTAATTTGTATCGACGATGACAAAAACTCATTGCTGTATTTGCGCAAGTTGGTACACTTGCTGCAAGCGCGCGTCGTAAACATGCTGTTTGCCACCGACGTTGAGTTCTACATGCGGGTCAATAATTTCATGTTTTATTTATACAATTCACTAAAATTTTACTATTATTGTTTAAAAAACAAGTACGCATTTGAAAGTGTTGACAAACCCACTCTGTTTTTGTTATACATTATTATTGCGCTAGAATGGTTCAACAAAGGCCATTTAAACTCGTTTACGCTGGAAAAATCGGCGTTGTACAACCCGCTGGAGCTGGCGACGCGTCGCCTCAACTCTATCAAACGCGCCGCGCAGCAGAACCGTGTTGTGGAATGCGACAGTGAAATTGGCATCGACTACATTCGAGGCAAACGTGTGCGCACCGGCACGCACTATGGCCAACGTGTCGTGCAATTAGATTAAGTTATTTAATAAAACAATTAATAATTATGTTATGTTTATTTATTGTACAAACCAACCAAATACTCCAAAGTGCATAAATGTTTGATGGCTTCGCATTTGCGCAACACCAAATAGTCGACGGTGGCGTTTGGCGTGTTTAACGAGCGCATTGCAATTATAAACCGCTCACTATGCTTTAAAAAATTATCGTACGCAGCTGCGTACACTGCCAACGTTTTAGTCGCCTCGTATTTAGAAACAAAATAGGTCAAATCATTGCGCGCACACACGCGGTTTAACTCTTGCGTATCAATATCTATATCGGACAAATCGCGCACAAACTTTAACTTGTCGGCGTCAGACGCGTCTGCCACTGATATCAGCGCTTCCAATTGCTCAATTTGGCCGTTTATATCGGCGGCAAGCATCAGCATTTTTTCGTCGTTGTTTTCACTCGGCTTAACAAAATATTTAGCAACTTTTTTATCTTGTTGTTTAAACGAGGCGTTTAACATTGCGCGCTCTTTGTGCACAGCCGCAGCAAGGTCGGTTTCCATTTTATTTTAACTTATTAGGGTTCAATTATAAAAAACAAAGCAGGTTTCAATGCCAGCGAGTACGGTTTTTCGCTAAACTTGCGTCCGTTACCGTCAATCATTTGAATCTCTTTGCCAAATTTAACACCTTCAATGTGGCCGCAAATTAACACGGGCACTTCTTGTGACGCCCCATCTGTCTTGCCCACTTCAAACAATGATCAAACTCGTCAACGTCACAGGAACCACTTCTAACGGCCCGTTGAGTTGTCCGGTGGAGTAAATTTGCAAATTGTTATCGCGGCGCACCCACAAAAATTGGCGCGCTATAATTCTACGCTCGTGCTCCTTTTCCGGCAAATGAATGCAAACGCTCGATTCCAGCTTATGCGGAAACGGTCGTTCGGTTTTGTCAGCTTTATCCATAATTTGTCCAAATACATTGTTGTGTTCGTGAATGGCAGAGTAGGTTATGCTTAAAAACTGTCCAAAATTACTCTTTGAGCGGTGCACGCTGCCAAACTCTGATATAGTAAACCCGTTGGGACTACCTTTTACGCGCAATCCCATTTTGTAAACGCATTTGCCCCCAACAGGTTCCACTATAGCCACCTCGTCGGGAATCTCTTTTTTGCGCCATTCGTAATAATTTGTTCGACCTTGCAAATTTGTAAAAGTGCTCTTTAAATATTGCAAATCGTTATAATAAAAGTTGATCGCTGAAAAGTCAAGCGCTTGAAAATTGTTCAGCACCATATGCTGCCAGCTCATGTTTTGTTGAGTCTGCAACGCTTTAATAGGCGTAAATTTGCGCAACATACCGTTGTTTTCTACTTGCATAACAAAACCACTACCATTGTACGGTAACAGTTGCGTTTCTTCTTGCGCTTCTTGTTCCACATAAGCGCGTTTGTTTTCTTGAACATCCCCGTCGCCAGAGTGCGCGCGTTTGGTTGCCATGGCTATTATATTAGTACTGACTGTGCGTGTGCAAAAATAAGGTATTTATTTAAAAATGGAAGACACTTTGCCGAACACGTGTTCAGAAAGCGCGTTCGCGTTCACAACTGACGATTTACTTAAAAATTTACCATTCAACTCCGTCAAATGTGCGCCCTTTAAATTGCACCATTACGTTCAACTAAAATTACTGAGTAATGGAATAATTGATAAACGCGTAGAAGGAATGGACGAATTAAAAAAACTTAATTTTAAGATTGATCCGGAAAGGCGATTTATCAGCAACGTGCTCGACTACGAATTTGTAATTCTAGACCACGATCTGTCCATTGTGCACGTTGTGGACGCCGAAACGCGGCGTAAATTAGGTCAACTTAACGTGTCGCTGCACCAAAACGATCGCACCGCGCTAATAATTTCGGCCACACTGACAATATGAACGCGCCGTTGTACGTGATCAATATGTGCGAGCACGATGCAAGCGCCGAACGTGTGTTTAGCATGTTAATCGAGCGCCACAACTCTTTCGAAAACTATCCAATCGACAACGATGCGTTCATTAACAGCCTTATTGTCAACGGGTTTAGATACGCGCACGTGGACGACGCGGTAATGTGCGAGTATTGCGGTGTTGTGATTAAAAACTGGCACGAAGACGATAGCGTCGAATTTGTGCACGCGACGCTGTCTCCGTACTGCGTGTACGCCAACAAAATTGCGCAAAACGAACAGTTTGACGAAAACGCCAGCACAAACGTCGTAGTGGTGGCGCCCGGCAACCCTCGATGCGTTTATAATCGCCTGGCACACCCCAACGCGCGGCGCGCCACCTTCAAAGATTATTGGCCCGGCGCATTGAGCGGCTTGACACATAAAATTGCGGAAGCGGGCATGTTTCACACCATGCTGGGCGACGAAACGGCTTGCTTTTTTTGCGATTGCCGCGTGCGCGATTGGCTGCCGACCGACGACCCGTGGCAACGCCACGCAATTTCCAACCCTCAATGTTATTTTATGGTGTGTATCAAAGGTGACGAGTTCTGTAATTCGGCGCGACAAGTCGATGTGGCGCCCGACGAACCGGCAACTTCACCTGTCGTTAGCGAGGCTTTAGAATGTAAAATTTGTCTAGAGCGCCAACGCGATGCCGTGTTGTTACCATGCCGCCATTTTTGTGTGTGCATGCAATGTTATTTTGCGTTAGACAGCAAGTGCCCGACGTGCCGGCAGGACGTGACCAACTTTGTTAAAATTTTTGTGGTATGATGGAGTTGCAATACAACGGGCAGGCGTACAAAAAACGGTTTGTTCGGGAGTTTATTGCTTTGATGTGCGCCAATGCAAAAACACCTTGTTGCGCCGCGGCGGGAATTAATTGGAGACGCAGTTCGCGCACTTGTTTGCGCGTGCACAACGCGCGCGTGTTTGAACGTTTGCGACACTGCAGCGAACGCTACTTTTGGCCAGACGGCAATCGTTTCTGGTGCCAACCACACAGACGACACCGCCCGCGCCGGTGTGCAACATGGTCGCCGCATCGGGCGTCTGAGCCGCGCACGCTCGACGACGACGCGCTAGACGATTACGCCAAGACCTACGGTTACGATCAAGAAGACGGCGAGCTTACACCTTTGCACCAAAACATCAACAATTTAAATGTAAAATAAAATTATTGTAATATTTTAAGTTTTTATTAAAAATTTTGCACCCCAAATTCTAAAAATTTTTGTCTTGAATCCATTACGCGTTGTTGCAAATCTTGCAGTTCAATAGTGTTTTTGGTGAGCTTTTTTATTTTTTCAAAATGCTGACTCTGCGTGGCTATTTTGCGCTTGGTTTTGTTAATTTGGTCCAGCTGCTTTGTTAATGGTACAGCGTCGCGGCCTTTTTCGGAAAACATCTTTGTTAAATCTGTGCAGCTAAAGAAGATGAAATTTCTTTTATATTATAAAAACTCATTAATATTCATTTGGGTGGCAATTATAATCTCATAAACATTTTGTACATAATGGGGGTTATCGCGTCTGTACGTTTGCGCGTTCACGTTTTGCATATGGCGTAAATTAAAGGGACAAACTTGTTGAGTTGCGGACAACAAATTCCAATTTAACAACACCTCTTCGCCGCCGTTGAGTTCGATGCGGCGCTCGCATGTGCGCGCTTCGTCGTGCTCACGTTGTGTGCCACACGCTTGCACGAGTGCCATTTTACAGTACGCGTCGCGCACGCTCATGGTAATGGGTATAAGATGTTCGCTATCCGACGCACCGTTGTTATTCACAAATTTTCCGTATGCACGCCAAACCGCGTTGTCGTCGTCGCCAGCCTCTTTTAGCAATATTAAAGGTTTTTGCGCGCGCTGCAACGCGGCCAAATTGACAAAATGGCCGCTCACTTGCAACCGATTCCAATCTAATCGGTTTTTGAAATTGTCAAACACCAGTAACGCAAACGCGGCGCTGGCGGTGTTTGTTGTGGTGGAAGCGTAGTCAATAAACTTGTTCCAATACGTAGAGTTGACAAAATCACGCTCAAACGCGTCCGGTATGCGTTTTCTGAAATAATATGCTGGCGGCGCGCAGCCCGCAGTCCATGCTGGCACAGTGGCCCAATCCAAACGCAACGTGTCGCTTAACCCGGGGTACTCGTCGAACACGTTCATGTGGTCCGCCCATAACACCGCGCCAGACGCGGCTCGCAATTCTTGCACACGCCCTTCGCGCAAGCAATAAATAATTAACGCGTCGCTAATTTTGCTCGTGTTTTGCATGTACACGTTTAGATCAATTTTGCCAATACAATGCGGCGTGTTGATGTACGATTTGTCCAAATGTTTGTGCTTTGCTACGGTGATAAAATTTATGTGATCGCATATAGGACTTTCAAACCATTCACGCAACATTGAATGGCTGGGCACAATACAATCCCAGTTTAAAACGGCCGCAAATTTTTGCTGCACCGCCAACGACAAGTTATTATATTTAGTGCTCACAAGTTGCAAGTCTAAACGCTCGCCAAATTGGTAAATGAATTGTTGTTGCAAAAAGGGTCGCCGAGAAACAAGAGCCCAGTTTAGTTTGTCTGCAAACGTTTTGGCCGTAGCTGTAGTTATAGCGTTTGCCGAAACTTCGTTCCAATCCACTTTGTCACAAAACACTGTTAAAAAACGGTTGCGATTGTAGCAGTTGCGAGACACGCGCGTCCAAAAATCCAAGTCTTGGTAATCCATCAAAAACAGGCGATTCGCGCGCGACTCTATCGCCAAATCTATTACGCGCATGTAATCTTGTTTGTTGAGCGCGAGACGTAGTGCGCGTGTGGGTGCCATGCCGAAGCCTATGCTGCCGAACGACTTGTACCGCACAATAATTAGAAAAGCAGCATTTATGCCGTTTAAACAAGCGCCCACACTGCAGGCAGCAGCGTTTGCGGCCGTTTTGCAACGCACAGGATTGTTTGCCGTCGCGCAGACTCGATTTGAGCGCCAATTGTTAAAAAGGTTGTGTTTGGCTTGGGCGGAATTGTACAGTGACGCTGTCCAGGTGCCGCATTGCGTCACGTCGTTGCTTTTCGCCAATGATGACCCCAATTATGCCGCCGTGCGCACAGCGTTAATTAATTACGCACCGTCACCCAACTTGCCGTTTGTGAACGGATTGGGCTGCATGCGTTTTCAACACAATAGTTTAAAGTTTGTGGGCATTTTGCGTTTGGAACATAAAAAGGGGCGAGATGGGTTGATGGTGCAGAGGAATTGGGACTTAATTTACGTGGAATGTTACGTAACCAGATTGAACGATGAATTTTACAACCAACTTGTTCAAGAATGTGCGTTACGCGGCAATTGTAATTTAAACGTGTTATTGCACAAATTTTACAAAAAAACGTGTATAATTTAATAAAAAATAAAACCATTTTTTTTGTTAAAAAGCTTTTTTATTTAAATCAGGCAACGACATACTGCACCACGTGTCGTTGTTAATTTTGCACGAAGCTACAGACGCATTGCGAAACATTTGCAACCCGTTGGCGGCAACAATTGAGCTGGCTATTGTTAGCGCTACAAGGTACAGCGTCGTAACCACACCAGCAGTGACGGCCAACGGAGTTAAGTCACAATTGTGCAGGCACATTGTTGTCCAGCCGCCGTATAGCCAACGCGCCACATGTAATACGCTTAACACCGTCACGGCATACAGCACGCACAACGCCGCAGAGTTATCCAAAAAAACCGTTTGCAAACGCCCTTCGACAAGTTCGCCAGCACTCACGGTAGCGTCGGCAAAAAAATTAATCACGGCCGCCACTAAAATAACTTTGTTGCAAAACATTATTACAGATAGCGCCAGTGCGGCAGGGCGGCGCGGTGGTGCAATTTTCAAAGTGTCCAACAGCAATCCCAAGGTGAACGCAAACGTCGTGAATATGACGCAAATACCGTGCACTGTTGCGTGGGCAGCGGCAGTAGATTGTAGTGTGCCTTTGAGCCACGTGCCGCCGGATCCAACGCAATCTTGGATCACCATTTGCGGTGAGCAAAGTAGCAGCGTTAGCGTAGGCATACCCGCCAGCATACTTATTTGCAATAACTGCAGTTCCGGTTCAGGCGATATATTATCGTTAAATTTTATCATTTTAATCAATTATAAACGTCACAAGATTAGATTAAAAAGTCAAAAGATTAGATTAAAAAACGTTTATATACAGCACATTTAAGTTTGCGCGTTATTAAACGAGTGGCGCGCGCGGGCGCGCGTGTTAAAATGAACGCACACGGCGGAGTTAACATGGAATTTAAAAGTGCACGCCTCGCCACCTACACAAATTGGCCGGTGTCGTATTTGGAACCGGAACGAATGGCCGCCAGCGGATTTTATTATTTGGGTCGCGGCGACGAAGTGCGCTGCGCGTTTTGCAAAGTGGAAATAATGCGTTGGCTTGAGGGTGACGACCCAGCGGTTGACCATAAAAGATTAGCGCCACAGTGTCCGTTCATTAACGGTGCAGTGTCAAATCGAGAAGAGAATGAACTTTTAACGCAACCCGTGCATCCCAAATACGCAACGGAAGTTGCACGTTTGCGCACTTTTGCAGAATGGCCTCGTGGTTTGAAACAGCAACCCGATAAACTAGCCGAGGCCGGGTTTTATTACACGGGCCAGGGCGATAAAACCAAATGTTTTTATTGTGACGGCGGTTTGAAAGACTGGGAGGCGGACGATGAGCCGTGGAAACTGCACGCGCGTTGGTTTGACCGTTGCCCTTACGTGTTGCTTGTTAAGGGTCGAGATTATGTGCAAAAAATTGTAACGGAATCGTGTACAATTTCAAATAATGATGAACGCGTTGAGCAGGAAGCAATCGAACGCCAACCGGATTTAAACGAGCGTCAATTCACCGAAAACAACATTTGTAAAATTTGTTATAACGCTGAGAAGAACGTTTGTTTTGTGCCGTGCGGGCACGTCATGGCGTGCGGTAAATGTGCGTCGGCTGTGACAAATTGTCCCACGTGTCGCACTACTATAAAAACCGCCGTTCGTATGTATTATTAATTAAAACAATATTGGGTTTAATAAATAAAATTAATTGACATTGTGTTTAATTTTTAATCACATAATGTTGACATATCTTTGTATTCAAATTCAATGACGTCTATTGTGTTCAACGAGTGTAATAAATCCATAATATAATTATCCATGTTTATAAATAATAAACAAAATAGATGTATAAAAACGTTTAATTGTACGCGTAACCAAAATAATACTGCGCCACAACACACTGCCTAGTTATTGACAAAACGTTATACGTTATCAGTAGCGCAGGAGGGGGAACATGCACGAGCGGATTTAAGGATCGCAACTGTTTATTACATTTCACTTGTTCGTGAAACAGTGCAGTGTTAACTTGTAAAACACGCAATGGGCACGGTTTATTGTAAAACGTTAATTAAATTTGACGATCGAAAACATGTGTGGTGCAAAATTGACGATTATTCTGCACAGGTGCGGGAAAACATTGGTTCAAGCCTTTTGAGCGTTACAAACGGCGATTCGTTGTTAAAATGGATTGAGGCATTTATGTTTTGCACTGACGCGTCTGAAACGCAAAGATTTTTTGATGAGGCATTTGAGTACATGCGTAGAGACTTGACTAAAATTATGTCACCACAAGCGTTTACTTATCCAGACTTAATAAAATCACAATATAAATGGCTTTCGGATAAAACTTACAAAACTGTTGTGTGGTGCAATCAACAAACGCCGCGGCCAATTTATTATTTTGACCAAGAATGGTTTGGTCAAAATTTATTTGCTGACGTTGACAATTATGCCGAGTTGTTAAAAAAATTAAAAATTGTTTTTGAAGAAGCTCAAAAAAAATTAAAAGGATTGTCGTCCAACAACAACGCACATGTTTACTATAACAACGGACCAACTATTATGCAAATACAAACATTTTTGAACGCCGTTGCAAACGTTGTATTGATAACCAAAAACAACAAAAAAAATAATCCGCGCCGTGCAAAACGCTTGGAAAATTATTATGCGTGGAAAAAGTTTGTTACAGAATTTATCAGTCGGCGTCGAGCCGCAGAATCTAAACGTATGGTGTCTTTCAATAAAGATTTACAAAATCGGTTATTGAATTCAATGTATTTTAAAAGTAGATGTGAATATGCAAAGCTATTGGATCGTTATGACGGCAACACTAGTTATTTTACAACACCTGTGGAAGAGTGTTTAATACCAGAAACTAGTTTTAACGATTTTTTAGACTACGTTTTATTTACGCAATACAAACCGTTTATTTGTGAAACGCAAATGTGCTTCAGCCCAAAAATGTGGTTTGGTACAAACAGTGACATTGGTTGTATTTTTAGAGGACAATATATGCATTGTGCACATGAAGACGTGCAAGGTGGCCATTTTAAATTTAATAACCAAACTATGTTCCAACGGTTTGTGAATACTGATGAGTTGGAAATCGGCATGAATTGGCTGCTTGAAAATACTGAAACCGATAAAAATGGAGTTTGGCAGCGGAATGAGAGAGCCATGTTTGTTCAAAGTTCAATTGATTACAACGTGCTGGACTTTGAAACAATTGGTTTTAAAACCGGTTTACTGTTTTTAACGCCAATTAACATGTCAACCAACGTAAATCGACCAATCAAATTTTACAAAATTTTATTAATGATTTTTACGTACGAATTGACACATCATTGTAACGTTTTAATCAATAAACTACATAAAGCAAAACAATATGATATAGATCAAATTCAAGCTTCAAAAGACTCTAGCAATTGGTACGTTTTGGATACATTATTTCGCAAAAAAAAGATGGCGGGTGAATACAAATACTTGGAAAATAAAGAATTCGATCGGTACATTTGTTTGCGAATTTACGCGCAATTAATTAAATATGTTATGCAGCATATAACAAAGCATGATACCGATTTTGATTGCCTCGATTTAGGTGATGTTTGCGACGCCATTTTAACAACACCAAATCAACCAATGAACAAACGCCCAAATTATTATCGTAACTTGGAATACAGCGTTGTTACTGCTACCGGTGAAAAATACAATTTTAAAATAAAAGATACCAACGAATTATTAATGTATTGCAACGCAAAGTACGAATATTACACAATTTACTGGCCAACCGAAAACGAACGAGATTCGCTGTTAAAGTGTGCACGGCGCTTGTGCAACAAAACACAACCCGACTTAATGGACGAAACGCATTTGTTTAATTATGACTATTTTAACACCCACATAAGTAAAAATGATGAAAAACAAGTGGACGGTAACATTAAATGGTCGACTCGAGTCATTGAAGAATTGTATATATGTTCATCAATTCCTTTTCAAAAAAACAGTAACATGGAGTATTTGGAACTAATTTTAACTGTTTTGGGTTTTACAAATTATAATTACAAAGTTTGTAACATTACATGTAACGCAATTTGTTAAATAAAAACAATTATTTAAATGTTTAAGCTTTTTTTTAAATTTTACACACTGCAATAATACCGCAAGCCAGCCGACCACCCGAGTTGCCCGTAATCTTGCTAAGCGGGTTATCGGTGAGACCAAGGTCGTCGCGGTCCGTGTGCACCACCAAGCTGCGACCCAAAATGCTCAACGGCCCAAATAAACTTATCACGTTGTCGGTCATTTCTATTGGCGTCAGCGCGGTACAGCCGACAGAGCGCACGTTGCCTAGGTCACCGACGTGTCGCTCGGCGGCGTCGGGTGCGCCATGGTCTTGGTTCGTGGGGTTAAAATGCTCGCCCGCCGACGTGCACCCGTTGCTAGTGTCGCCAAACTCGTGCACGTGAAAACCGTGCAACCCGCGCGGCAAGTTTAGCAAAAAACCGCTAATACTTACCGGCTGTTGAGGCCCTTCCTGTTTAAAGTAAACTTGTCCACTAACGTCACCCGACATAACGCATATGGCTTGCATGTTGCTGCGGCTGCGCTAAATAAGACTTAATTTAACAATGATAAAATTTACAACAATATTTTTAATAGCAGCTGTGGCTGTTACATTAAGTGCACAATACGTTTTAGCGTGCACGGAAACTGGCAAAAACTGTAAATATAGTTACGAATGCTGTAGCGGCGCATGTTCCGCCGCGTTTGGTTTTTGTTTACACCGATAAATAACATTTGTATACGTTTAAAAATAGCACACGCTTTACCAGATGGATCGTGCTCAAAAAGCAAGTTCAATGCTGACGCAATAGCTAAAAATAGCACACGCTTTACCAGATGGATCGTACTCGAAAAGCGGGGTCGGCGCTGACGCAATTGCTAAAAATAGCACACGTTTTACCAGATGGATTGTACTTGAAAAACATAACCGGCGCTGACGCAATATAACACACGCTTTACCAGATGGATTGTATTCAAAAAACGAGTTCAATGCTGACGCAATAGCTAAAAATAGCACACGCTTTACCAGATGGATCGTACTCGAAAAACGAGTTTAATGCTGACGCAATATCTAAAAATAGCACACGCTTTACCAGATGGATCGTACTCAAAAAACGAGTTTAATGCTGACGCAATATCTAAAAATAGCACACGCTTTACCAGATGGATCGTACTCGAAAAGCGGGGTCGGCGCTGACGCAATTTCTAAAAATAGCACACGCTTTACCAGATGGATCGTACTCGAAAAGCGGGGTTGGCGCTGACGCAATTTCTAAAAATAGCACACGCTTTACCAGATGGATCGTACTCGAAAAGCGGGGTCGGCGCTGACGCAATTGCTAAAAATAGCACACGCTTTACCAGATGGATCGTATTCGAAAAGCGGGGTCGGCGCTGACGCAATTGCTAAAAATAGCACACGCTTTACCAGATGGATCGTACTCAAAAAATGGGGTCGGCGCTGACGCAATTGCTAAATAAACATAATAACAAAAATAATATGTAAAATAGTTTATTAATACAACTGATTATGATTATTATACATTGATTATTATACATTACATTGGTTAATTATACATTTGGTTAATTAGCATTATTATATTGTTTGGCGCACAAAATTGTTAAAATACCTTGCACGCTTCACAACATGACATTTGCGGTGCCTATAAATTTTTTTCTGCTTGGGGCATTTTGATGCGTTGGCATAGTTTATTGGTGAACGCAAAATTAACGTGTACGCGCTCATATTGCGCAACAGTCTGCGCTTGGGCAATTGTACGCGGCGTGCTTGACCGCGGTCGTCTAACGCTACGTACGTTTTCTTGTTATCGTAAATTTTGAACATCACGTCGTAGTTGTTGTCCAGTACAATCTCGTTCAAAATGCAGTCGCTGGACAGCGCGGCGGACGCGTACATGGCTCCGCACCGGTCCAAGCATACGTGCATGCACGAAATGGCGTTGCGAAGCAGAATACGTCCGTAATGATAGCTGACACGTTGCAGCACAATATCCAGGTCACTTGCGTCGTTTGTGCCGTTAACAACGCCGTCAGGTCTCACGGCCAGGAAGCGGTTACGAATAACAATATGTGTTAAACGTTGGGTGCCAGTTATGTGCTGCAGGTGTTGAGAACCCACGCACATAACAGCCAGAGCTGCAACAACTAGGCCGTGCCAAGGCATGCTGCGTTTTAAGTTTGTGCGAATAATTCACGCCTTTTATACTAGTTATTATCTGCATTGTTATCTATCGGATGTTGTTAATCTATACCGCATTGTTATCTAATCATATTGTTATTTATCTATACTGCATTGTACCTAATCATTGTTATTTATCTATACCGCATTTGTTATCTAAATCATTGTTGATTAAATTACCGCATTGTTATCTAAATAACTGTTGATTAAATTACTGCATTGTTATCAATAATGTATAATGTATTGTATTAGTGTTATTATTCACATATTGCGCTAAGCGGCTAGCTAACGATGGTTTAAAATTTTTTAATAATAATTTAATCAAAATCCATTAATTCGTAAGTGGAAGTGTCTGCGTCTAAACCGGAATAATTATAACTGGCTAAGACGTCGCCAAGCGATTCAAAACTGGTTAACGTCTTTAAAACGCGTTTAGCTTCCGGTTTGTCGTTGCTTGATGATAACCAATGGTAATATTCTTCAACTAGACTCACAACACCCATGTCGCTGTTTAGATGCTCTACGTACGCATCTATAGTAACGTCACGGGGGCCGCGATAAGCGTGCGTTTTGTGAAACTCGCACCATAGCCAATCAGCGTGTGTGTAGCACAGCCTGCAGCAAAAAAGTTTGTCGTGCTGCAAAAAATTTAAATATTCTATGGTGTTATGTTTGAGGTCGCGCCGCTGCAAAATGCGAAAATCTTCACCGTCGTTTTTTACTAACTCGGGCATCAATTCGCTTTGTCGACCCATTTGTTCCAACACGTGTCCCAATTGTCCGCGGGTCACTTTGCGAGCTTTTAGCTTTTCCGTCAGCTGGCCAATGTCGTGTTCGTAGCTATGTTGTGCGCGCACCTGGACTAACTTTGCCAACTGCTGTTGCAAACAGTTGCTTTGGCCGTTAAGCGTTTTAGGCGGCGGCGGCGGTGGCCTAACCAATGCCATTTATAAGAGATTAAAAATGCAAATTTTTGTCAAAACGCTCACGGGAAAAACCATTACCGTCGAAACGGAGTCCAGCGACACTGTTGGACAAGTAAAACAAAAAATTGCCGATAAAGAAGGCGTCCCCGTTGATCAGCAAAGACTTATTTATGCGGGCAAACAATTAGAAGATGACAAAACCATGGCCGATTATAACATTCAAAAAGAGTCTACTATACATATGGTGTTGAGATTGCGAGGAGGAAAACCACAATAAAAAATTAATATTATTTATAAATTTATTTTATTGAAAAATTCTATTCCGATATGATTGTGTCTTGCGTGTTGTCGCTGACATACGACGTCGGGGGTGGCTTGGCGTCGCGGCGTTGTTTTCCTGCAATTTTCTTGGGTGCGCTGGCCGGTGCGCGCCGTTTTTTGCTTACGGGCGTTGGCACGTAGCTGGGCGATGGCAATTTTAAAGCAATGTTTTTAAAAAGTTCCATGTTTTTAGTGATGAGCTCTCGGGTAATTACACTGTCGTAAATGCTGCTAAACGCTGGAGCCACACCGTTTTTGAAAGTTTCGTTTAGCACGCTATAAAATTCTTGGTACAATTTGTCGCGCTGGTCGCAATTTTCTTGGACCTCGGCCACATTGGTCACCGTGGATCGCCGCCGTTTGTTGTTGGTTTCCGTAGAAGAGCTGGACGTTGAACGGCTCGTAATGCTTTTGCCTAGTTTTTGAGTGTGATCAAAAACAAGCACAAAACCCGCCAATTCTTTTTGGGCCTTTACCGTGTCCCACATAGCGGGGCTGTTGGGCCATTCAGGCTTGCGAATCTTAGTGTAAAAGCTGTTAAACAATATGTACATGTTGTGATTGTTTACCCGTTTGGGCCTTTTGGTGGCTTTCCGTTCATCGCCAGAACACGGCAGCGCAACAACAGTGTAGTTTACACTTTTTTTTTCAAAAAAATTAATACAGGTTTTTAAATAGTCAAAATTGCTCTTGTTATAAACGCTGTTTTCCAATCTGTTGATTAGCGAGGCGTTGTTGCTGGCAAACGAATCGTCGTGCACTACTTCGGGCAAGTTGACCATTTTGGCGAGCAATACACGTCCGTTACTGAGCAGGCGTATTCGTTAACTAAATCTTTTTGAAGCTCCAGTGTCCTTGCGATTCGTTTGTGGTGGTGGCACACCTTACGCTTCGAGCATTTGCCGGTGATTACTGTAAAACGGCTTAAATTTGCTCTTATATAATCTTTTACGTTGCCAGCGTCATTTTCCAACAAATGCGCGGTCACGTTCGTAACTTGCAAGGTGCGTTTCAGAGTGTTTACAGCCTCGCCCCACAACGCGTACAACTCGCTGCGCGTGAGGCATTCAGCGCGGTAATCGTAAACACGTCGAGTCGTCATCACGCGACTCTACGCGTTGCAGCGAAGCGTGAAAAAAGTCGTGTAGCCGCTTTTCGTCAAACAGTTGTTTGACTTGCCGCACAAAATCAAAAAACTCGCCGTAATTGTTGGACGCGTACGTGTTTAATTGTTTGTTGTTCATGTATTCAAAATACTGGTCCAAGGGCACAATGGTCAGACTACGCGCAATTTCGCAATTAAAACGGCGCGGCCGCAGCACGATACGGTAATCGTTGCCCAACGCGCCCGGCAACAATTTCACGCTGTATGTATTGGGTTTAAACTTTACGTTGGCCAGAGCCCCGCGCACCACGCCCACGTAAATTGAATATTTGTAAGTCACGCCTCTGTCTGTCCAATGCAACGTGAACGGAAACTTGTAAATGTAAGCGCTGTGAAAAAATTTTCCAGTTTCTTCTACAAATTCGCGAACGGCCGTTTCGTAAACCTTTGCGTCCGTGCAGTCGCGGTGCCCGCGCGGAATGGAAATTTTTTCCAAAAACGTGTCGTTAGCGGTATCGCCGCCGTGGTAAGCGCGCCGCGCACACAACAACACGGCCTTGTCAGGTTCCATGATCATAAACAAGCCTGCAGAATTACGCATTTTGATTAACCGTTCTTAAACGACGCGCACGTGCAAACCCGGTTGCGGTTCCCACACACACTACCAGGAAATAAAAAAAACAATGGTACATGCAAACATTTTTATTTTTAAAATTATACAAATTTGTTGTTGGTAGTGTTAACGCTCTTGATTTCCATTGGAAACAAAAACGCTTTTTCGTATTTAGGCAAACTGTTGTTTTGAGGCACGTTGATGTGCACGTCGGCACGTGCTCTATTTGAAATTGCCACCATGGGCTGGCGGTCGTCGTTGGTAAAGGAAACAACAACCGAGCCGCGTCGTCGCACGCAATGTCGTTTTAAAAGGCAATAAGCGCCAATAACGCAGAACGCGCTAAAAACACCCACTGATACCAGCACGGATATTAACACAACAGCGTTTGCGTTGTTTTGCGCCGGTTTAGTATCCGGCACGTTAATGCGCTGAGAAAAATAAACTTCGGGTGGCTGCGTATAATCTTGAATGTGAAATCTGGAACGCAACGTTTTCAACTGCTGCACGCTCAAGTTTGTGACAGAATCGGCAAATTGTGAAGACGTCTGGCTCAATAGCGATGCGTTCACATAATTGTTGAAAGTGAAACGGCGCTGGGGCCAATACAAAGTTGAAACAGTTGCATAAGACCGTGTGTCAACGTTGAACGTGAGCGCGTTCTTATTAACGGTCACCGAACACGTTACAGATGGCAATGCAGTTAATACGCCTACTCCCGCCGGCACGATAATGGTAGCGTAAGTGTAATCGTGTTCGTTGCACCAGTAGTTTACCGTGGCGCTGCTTGAAAACTGGTAAAGCCATTTTCGTTTGTCCACGATCGTGTTTAAAAGTACTTGTTTGGCATCGTTGCTTGCGACGCGCACGTCACACAACACGTCTATATCTTTTACATAACGACCCATAAACATTTCAATCTCGCAAACGCCCGAGTCCACGGTGGCAACACGCGGGCTGGCCGGGCATAAAAATTCGTCGTAGCCTGTAAATTGCTGGCATTTAAGTTGAAAGTCATCCGATACTTGCGTGTAAAAATTTCGCGTGTCAGTGACTGCAACATATTTGGTGGCCGGTACCATCATTAGACACAAGGTGCCGCGACAAAACGGCACCGTTGCCACTCTGTACAAGTTGTACTGCAGCGCCGCCGTGTCTAAAAGCGGCATTGCAACACACAATATTACCGTGTTTTTGTTGGCGTACAAATGTAATTTGTACGCTTGCGACAAATCAAACTGCGCGTTTGCGTTGCGTTCAAAATTTACAACCCAGCTAAGATTTTGTTTCTCAAGCGTCCTGATTAGTTGGTGCATCTCTTGCAGCAGCACGTCGTCATTAAGTACGAAGTTAATGTTGTTTAGTTTGTTGCGATACGTTTGTTTAATAAGTCTGTTTAAGGTGTTGGCAAAACTGGCGGCGTCCGTTAACTTTAAATCCATGGCGGTATGCATGTCGGCTAAATACAAACATTTGTTTTTAACACTACGATTATCATCCATACACGCTTCGTATTCTAAATATTTAGTTGTCACGTTACTAGTGGACATGGCCGGCAGTAACTTGACACGGTCGCTCGCATCCGCCGTCAATAGCTCCCTCACGTCGCCGGCGCTAAGCAAACTCCAACGTGGCGGTTTGTTTTTCGTGTTAACGTCAATGATGTTTTGCGGCGCCCGCGTGTCTTCATAGTCGACAAAGTCAAGGGGCTCTGCATACACATCGTTGTTATTTGAGTTTGCTGCGTAACTTACAAAATTGCTGTTTATTTGCGTTAAAGACGCTAACTGCTTGGCTATGCGGCTCAAAGTCCCCATTGGCCGGCTTGGTTTGATTTTTTTTAATATCGAGCAATCGCCCGGTTCGTTGTCTCGTACAAATTCGTAAATTTTCGTAAGTTCCTCCAAAAGCGGTTGATAATCGATGGTTCGAACAAACACGAACCGCTGGTCGGTCACGTGGCGCATTGCGCCGATGCGTTCAAACAAAAGACCTGAGGCGTCGTCGACGGGCTCAAAATTAATCGAAGCAGCCGCAGTCGTGCAGCCTAACAAGGCAATAAAACATATGAGAGTACACCCCATATTGTTTCTTCCGATTTCGGAACACTACTGATTTTGCAAGCCAACGCGCTCGTTTTATATACTAGTCTATGACTCACGCTAACATAATCACCCAAGCTTATAATGCGCGATAGAGATAAGATAATACAATATTTTTGTGCGCAATAGATAATTATGCGCAAAAAGATAAACAGATTAGATTACTCAGGTCAATAACCCGCGCTCATCGTTGTATCGCACACGTGATCGCGTGTCCAGAAAAAAACGATGGGTGGGTTCGTTCAGCCCGTTTCCGGACAACGGGTACGAGCCTGGAACCTCAAACGCAAACGCTGCGTCCGTGTTGCTATCAAACACATCGCTGGGACATAGTAATTTATTACTGGAAAACCTGTCGATCGACGTATACGTATTTACACATTCCACGCGAAACCTGTGGGACGCCGTGGCGGTGTCCAGGCCGTCTACAATGCTAGCGCACATGGACGTGCGGTCGCCGGGAACGATGTGGCGCACGCGCGTGACCGCTTCGATGCCGCAATCACACTCTCCCGATTCAAATATCGGGCGCACGGTGGAATGTACATGGTTAACGTTTGTACAAACATTTGGCAAGCATTCCAGGGGGTTTAACGGGTTCACAAACATTAGATTGTTGTTGTTATCGCGCGCGTTGCAGCGCATTTCAAACCGTCGCGACCCGTCTTCCAGCAACTCATCCCAGCTGCGTCGAAACGTGTTGCTGGCAACGTTCACTTCGCGTCCCAATAACCGGTCAAACAGGATGTTGCGGTCGCTTTGGCCGGGTAAAATACGGTCAAAATGTTGACGCCCGGCTAATTGAGTCATGTTGCTTGTGCCGGCGAAGTAGCGCGGGTCTTCGGCAATGCACGTCCACTGGTTAAAGCTCATCAGCACAACGCTGGTTTCGCGATTGCAGTCGCGCGGCACGCTGTTAGTGGTACAGTAACCGCCCACAGCTAGTTTATGGCCGTTGACCACAAACATGTCTCTCTCTCCCACAAAAAAATAGGCTGCCCTCGGGTCGTCGCACACTTCGGTGCAATCAAACATGGGCAGATTTAGTTCGCTAACAAACAAGGGTACAGACATGCACTTTAGACTTTCCCCCGCCAGGGTGCCAAGGTTGGTGTCGAAACGCACCGAGGGTAGTGTTTCCATGGGAACGTAATGTCTACGCCGCATAACCGACTCAATGTACTCCATCCTATCGGTCAAAGTCTCGTTGTAATCGCGCTGGGCGTGGTCTATATGATTAAAAGCCTGATAAAAAGGCCACATTACTATATAAAGCAGCGCAAACAAGAAAAGCACAATTAGTATTCGATACATGCTGCTACCACTTAGTACTTCAGCATGTTAGAAAAAATTAATTATATTCTGCAGCTACTGTTGCACTTTGAACTGTACGCGGTAAGCCTAGTTGCGTTTGTGTTTTCGTTGATGGGCACCGTGAACGAAAAATACGCTTTTCTTTTGGAATTAGAAAACTCGACGCGCTCGGTCATAAATGTGTCGTTTTTGGCGGTGTTTTTATTGGGACCATGCGTGTTTGTTACCACTACATGGGGCGTGCATAAATTAATTTTGTGCTACCACAAACAAACTAAAGTGTGTGACAATTATTACATAAAAACAATAATAACAGTGGTGCATTTGTTGGCGATTAGTTATTGGACGTTGTTTGTGGTGTACCAACCTCAAATATACAATAACGGGCACATACCATTATTAGATGCATTTGCAAGAGATTATGATCGGCAATCGTTGTGTTGGAACAATGTTGTGTTAAAAAAATACGAAGTGCACGATTTTAACGCAATATTAGTGCACAATTTAAACCCTATTTTTGTGAGTACCAATTGTGTGTACCTAGACAATTATATTAAGAAATGCGTTGGTTGCAGGCTGGAACTTAGGCACAATGAACCAACGATTTTTAATCAAAACCAAGTTGCGCTCATGATGATAGCGATTTTGTTGATTGTTTTGCATTGCTGGAACATGTACATTTTAAGAAAGGAAATGCGTAAAAGGCCAGTAATCCAATCGGGAGAATCGGCGGAATTAAAATACGACGACACTGATAAAGAGGAGGAGGAGCAATTTCAAAGCAACAAAAGAATGCTTGAAATTATAAGCGAAGACCGACGCCAAATTGATTTTGAATTCATGCCTCTAACTACGTTTAGTTATGTTGATGAAGTGGAATGTCCGTTGGTGCGATTATCTGAACCCAAACAAGTTACTATAAATTTGCCGCCAAGTTCGCCGGACAGCGGCATTAGCGAGCCGCATTACGCTGTTCCCAAACCAATTAAATCAATCTACAGTGTGCCTGATCGAAGAAAAATCAAACCCGTTCCACCACCCCGAAATCCTGTTCCACAACACCGAAAAAAAAATTCGCTGGCAACGAAGCCTATATACGTTAATATAGATACTGTTTTTTAAAATGTATCACGTTTGTATTGTATCAGTATTGTGTCAGTATTTTTTGTATTCATTAAAAACCAAAAATTTTTACAATAAATATTTTATTATTTAATAATTTTTTTTAATAATATTTTTCTAAAAGAATACCTAACACTTTATTAAGCAACTGATGTTGTACGGTTAATCCGTCGCCATTGGCAATACAAAAATTAACCAGCCCGTTGAGCACCATGCTTTTCTGATACACGTTTCGCTCAACCGTTACTATCCAATCAAACAAATAAAGCAACGCCGGCAAACTTATCTTGTTTCCGGTCATGGCCGATATTGCGAACGCGATGGCTTGGTTGCAATAAAAGCCATGACCTGCACTGGTAAACATAGACACGGCCTGTTGTGCGCGCGCATTTGTCCAATTCAGACGTGCGGATTGCATTACTATGGAGTGCGTTGCAAATCAAATTTATCGGGGGGCGCTGCCTTACATTACCATTAAAGACATAGAAGATCGCTTGCGCAACCAAATTGCTGCCAAAGCAGGTGCGGATTTTTTTAAAAATTGTTTTGAGTCGGTGGTGGCCGACAAAAGCGGGCTGTTTGTGTTAAGTGGCGGCGCGGCCGCCGCTTGCCACGTAGACAATGCTCGCGGGGTATGCGCGCTAAAATGCCTCGACTTTGATTACTATAATTCTACCCGACAATGGCTGCATCTGGCTCGTTTGCAACGCCAGCTGCAAACGTGCGTGCAAGACGCCTTTGAAAATTTGGCGCAAATAACCGAAAATGTACGCATGCAAGATCATTTAACCGTGTTGAAATGTTTTCAAAATGGCGCGTTTCGTTTTTGTGGACCCGTGAAACTGCGCCTGCTGCCGCACGTGGAAACGGTGCGCACCGACTTTAGCGGCGAGTTTGACCTGGTGCGGTTTGCGCTACAAGTGGAAATGTGGTCTCCCGACGGCGTCGATGAATACAACGATCAAAAGTTGATACTAAATCGCGGCACCGTACTTTTTAATGTGTATTTTGTAAACATACGAGTAATGAAAATTCCGCTGTTCACGGAACGTAGCGTCAAAACATTTTTTATTTTTGGAAACAATTATCATGTGCTTGTTTCACCATTACAACGCGTGTTAAACGATCAAATTATGTGTTTGCTAAAAGACATTTTCACCGACAAGCCCGATTTTAAAGTGGCGCGACGCAAAACGCGTCTTTGCGCATTATTTTCCCAACTGCCGCAAACAGCGTTTGATGAATGCATTAACAACCACAACGACGTCGAACCTACCCGTCGGCGCGATGAAAGCATCACTAGTTTTTGCAAAAAAACATTAGATATTTACGGGCCGGCGTTGGGATGTTGCAAGCTTGTATACGCCTATTTCAAGACCAACACGTTTACAAACCAAGTGCCCGATTACACGGCCCATTATGTCAATTATCCGCACAAGAATTGTGAAATGAAATGGAAAGAGTTTATACATTTTCTAGTTGTAATTAAAGTTTAATAAAACAATAAATGATTAACAATTAGTTTTATTAACACATTAAATAAATTTAAAAATAAATACTAAAGTAAACAACTGTCTACCCGTCACATAATTAATTGCAGGAACCCAGTTAGAGGCATTGACGCTTTTAGCGTTAATAATATCAAGTTTAGTTACACTAGTAAATTTGGCTACATTACTTGCTAAATCAACATCTTCTTGATTATCCCTAATAAACAACCCTCGCAACGCGCCCCAGGCGGTTTTTATATAAGCCTCGTTAACAAACATTTTTAGCATTGTTTCTTGCCGCTCGATGGCGTTTACCGCAAGGCGCACTTGACGCCGCCCAGCGTGACGCACCGCAAACAGCGGTCCGACAAGAAACGGCACAGTAACGCCTTCGTCGTCCGGTTTGGCAAAGCCGTCAAACACAATTTCACGTTGATCGGGCGTGTTGACAACGCACACAGCATCGTAACGGCTGCACACGGTAGCTTGCAAATGTTTCTCGGCAAAATTAGTAATTGAAATTAATACTTTAAATTTGGCAAACGGCGATCGGCATTTCACTGTTAGGCAAAACTCGGCATCGGCACACACCGGAGTCAGCGAAAAACGCTCGCTACGTTTTGGCTCCTCGACACCCTTTAAATTAATAGGCACCAGCGTCACTGTGATATCCATTGTGCAAAACTTGCTGAACTATAAGCTTGGCGCTTACTACTTTGTCCGCATCTGTAACTTCAAACCGCTTATTGGTTCCGTGCACTACCACGCCAGCCCCCAACGAAGTCGTTAACGCTTCTGCGATGCGTCGCCGATCGCGTGCGCAATCGGCGCGTCGCGCTAAAAACACCTGCTCACCGCCCATTTTTTTCAATCCGCTGTCGCACAAATTGTTCAGAGCCACTTGTTGTGTAAACTACGTTTTTGAAAATGCCTACAGCAAAATGTTTTGTTTTGACGTCATGGCGCACATTTAAACGTGCCATTAAAGTGGCAATGACGTTGTTCTTTTTTCTAATCAGCCGTTGCATGTTGCGCACGCGCTTTCTCTGCAATTGAGACAATTTTGAAAAATTTAATCGCGTCTTTTGCAATTGCGCAATGATTTGCGCTATTCTTGTGTTGCTATCGTCGGTCTTTTCCGAAAGAGTAGTTGTGGTAACTACAGTTTTGACGTAAGCGCGCACCGCGCCCGGGCGGGGTTGTGGGGCCAGCATTGGAACATTAGTCGTTTCCATGTGTATCGACGGGCGACGTGTTGCGCCTGTGAGAAGCTTAGCCACAATAATGACCTGCTTTGGAGGTGAGCGTTTATAAAGGCTGGAAGTGCGCAGTCGCACGGCGATAAATAATTAGTGTGTCCAATTACAGTTTATTGACAATGATTCACAACAAAATAATCTAACATAAATGATCAATTATGATTCATTACATTACAATGGAAATCGCAAAAAATAATCTGAATATGCCATGTTGGCGGCTGTTGTTTTCAACAAACGCGCAGGTCGATTGACGTCATAGCTAAAATTAATTACACGTTCCGTGTACTTAACCGCTTTTTTTGCCGGCGCATCGTTGTCGTGTTCCAAAACAGCACGTAGGTCGTCGATACGCTCGCGATACGTTTCCTGGTCAGCGATCACTGCGTTGATCGCCAGTGCAAGTTGGGCCGCCGAGACGGTGGCCGTGTTTAGAGAAAGCGCCACGCCAAATTGCTGCAGTTTACGCGCGTGGTAAAATTGGTCACCCATCATAGGCAAACACACCATGGGCACGCGCGCTGCAAGCGCTTCGTCGCTGGATTGTATGCCGGCTTGCGTAACAAACGCCACAACGTTTTTATGATGCAGCACCGAGCGTTGATTAAACCATTTTTGTATCACGACGTTGCGTGGCAACGTTATTGAAGCAACCGCCGCGTCGTCCACTTTCCACAACACGGTACGATTATTTAATTGCACAAAAGTATCCAGTAACATTTGCAGAAATTCAGCATGAATTAAATTAGTGTTAATACTGGAACCAAAGCTGACATAAATAGCCCCATCAACAGATTTGTTAAGGCGTCGTTCTAGCGCAATTTCTAATCTTTGCAATTGCGCCGTTTTCGTTAAATGCAATCCTCCGCCCAAATACTGTACGCTGGGCGGTACAGGCCGGTTGTTGTCGTACACCGGATGCAGATTGAGCAGCAACAACTGCACGTTGTTGCGCAATTGGCGAATAGAAGGAGTGTCGCGCCCAAACTGCTGTTTCAATAACTCGTCGGCTCGGCGCGCCAACAACTCAAACTCGTTAAATAAGCGCCATTCGCTAAGCGCGCTTGCCGCTTCCTTACCGTCGTTGAAATTGCTGCGCCAAATGTTGGGGAAGTGGACAGGGTGGCGCGCCACGGCACCGGCGGTGTCAAAATTTTCCGCCAAACCGTAACCGGGCGCAATTTGAATCACAGGCGCTGGACTGAATATGTGCCCGAACACCAGCGCATAGTCCGCAAACGCTTCTACCGCCACGGCGTCGAAGGTGCGATTCTCGGCAAGAAAACGGCGCACGTTGGCATTGTCAAACTGATCTTTAAACATATTTATTAGTCCCATGTAATTGTCTGCGGTAACTGTGGTTTCGTCCGCAACCACGCCGCGCTTGCGAAAAATGTTTGAGCTAGTTATCAATTTTTTGTATTGCTGCGAAGACATATCGGCATCAATTTGTTCCACGCTGCCGCATTCATCTTGCAGTGTGTAGTTTAGCAATTGGGGCTTGATGACGGTCACGTTGTGACATTGTTTTATTAACGCGTGCACGTATGCTCTGTACACAACGTGGTGGCTATAAGCCGGTGTGGGTAGCACCGCCAAAATATTAGCGGCCCGCGCGCCCACCGTGAGCCACGTTAAAATAATAACTATAAAACCCATTGTAATTGTTGAATTCTCAAAACGGTGTGTGACAACTCTGTTGTGTTGACCTTGTTTTTATAACCGCTATCCATGACGACGACGACGACGACGCCATGCAAATACACCCCGGAGCGCGTCAACATGATGTGGGACGCCATTGCGTACAACGACAGTCGCAGGTTGGCGTTTATGACCACCCGACAACGGTGGGTGCACGCTGTCGACCCGTTTAACAACGCAGCGCAGTTGTTTAGTTACATTGTCAAAAACTCGGTGAGCGACGTGCACGTAAAACCGCTGGAAGAAGGCGGGCGCGAATGGGTCATTGACGCTGATTTTAAAGATTGCGTGGACAGGGCCGAACTCATGCTAAAAGTTAACGTGGGCGCGACCGCGTTTATGCTGTTTTTTGCAGACAAAGAAGACGCCGTGCAGCGCGTCGTGTTTAGCGGCAACCGCGGGTTTCACATGTGGCTCAAGTTTTGCGGCAAATTTAAAATGGACGCGCCAAAGAACTTGCGCGAGCATTGGTTTAACGTTTTTAAAAAACCTTGCAAACTTGACAAGAGCGATGTACGACCGGGCAGTTTTGCCGCCTGTGTGCGTCAAGCCGTGGCCATGTACACGGACGCTAGCGGCGGCGACGATTTAACGTTACGTTATTGGCCCGACGTTGATCGAGACGTGTTTTGCAATGCCAATAAACAAATCCGCGCACCGTTCAGTTATAATTATAAGGGTGGCGAGTACTCGCGCTGTATAACCCAGCAATTGCTAAAGCACATCAAAAAAAATGTTTAATTGGATACTTAGTTGGTGGGACAATGTGAGCGGCGAACAACAACAACAACAACAACAACACCCACCCGCCAAGTTTGACGACCAAGCCTACAAACAATACGCTGTCAACAAGCGTGCGCACTCGGATCTTGTGCGTTGGGACGTGTTTCGCTGTTACCCGTTTGCGTTTAAATTTCGGTACGTGACAGACAATAGCAGCAACGACCGTTGTTGTAGCGTTGTCGATTTTTGCAAAGGTTTGGAAATAAACCACGATTTGCTGTTAAAATGTAATTTTGATCACCAACACGTACTTCATCTCGACGAGTTAATGTTTAACGCTCCACGAGTTAAAGCCGTTGCCGCCGATATTGTAGGCAGCCTTTTTGCCACCAAGCAAGGATTACTGCAATTGTTGCAGCAATTGCCGTTCGTTAACAAAGATGATGTGTTGCTAGCCATTAGAACGGACAAAGGTTACGATCGCGATGATGTGCGCGATAAAATTGAAGCGGTGTTGAAACATATTAAAACGCTCACCGCCAACAGTGACAAGTTTATCAGCGCGCACAAATCGTTCAAACTCGAGGTCGGCGCCCGCTTTGAACAGTTTGAACAACGCTTGGAATCGATCAACACAAAAGTCAACGCGTTGCAAGCGCCCACGCAAACGACGGAAGCGCCGGTTAGCGTGGTGTTTCCGCGCGACGTAACAAAACATCCTCACTTGGCCGTGTTTATGGGCCGCGCGGAAGAGACTGGTAACACGCAAATTGCGTTTGCGCGCGGTCAAGAAAACCATTTTCGTCGGCGCAAACTAGAGTTTGAAGACAACATGGACGTCATGTTTGAGGGCGTGCACCCCAACCCGCTGTTGGCCATGCAATGCATTAAAGAGGAATTCTACAACAGCGGCCACAAAATTCGCCGGCTGTCTAAAAAAGTAATAGAAGTCAAATGTGCTGTCAATGTGGCAAAGGACATTGTTAAAAAGGCTATTATTAATAAAGATAAATAATTTTAAACACTTTATTATTTATAATTAGATTTATTAACAACATTTTTATAAAATTTATTAACAATATAATCATAACAGTCGGTGTCGATGTCCTCAGCGTTTACGCAACACAACAAATCAAACAACATGTTTTTTTTCCGGTCAGACGTGGCGTTTATGTACAACGTGTCGGCGTGTTTCTTGAGGTCGGCGTACGTGTTTTTGCAATGCCGACCAAAATCTTTTATGTAACAAGGGTAATCTTTGTTGTTTGCCGGCTCGCCTCGCAAATATTGGAACAGCAAGTGAGTGTTGGTCATTTTGTGGTGCTCAAAATGGTAGCGGCCTATGCCGCAAAAACGGCCGTACACGCTAGCAATGGCCGGCGCGCAATTGCCCTCGTCGTTCGGCCGAATATATTTCGTTACAGAATTCTGCAACCGCATGGTTAACTCCACGGGCACTGACCCGGCAATCATTCGGTGCATGTATGTTAACACACAAAATTTGTGGTACCACCACCCATCGGCCTTAATTGTGGGGTCAAACACTTCCGCAACATGTTCGAGCGCACTGCATCGCGCAAAATGTATAAACCGGCCGATGATGCCTTGTAAACTATCTACCACGTCGTTCGAAATGTCGGCAACAAACGCGTCCAACGCGTAAATGTCGCCGCCTTTTGCGACACGTTTGTCAAGCGGTACAAAACGGTCTATGGTGGTTAGGGCACGTTGCAAATCGGTGCACAATCCGCTCGTGTCGCCGCAACGGTACCACGCCGACAGGCACGTGGCAACTTCGCCTATTTCCAGCACCTGGCGCGCATCATCGAAAGAAATACCGCCGTAGTTTAGGCAACGCGCCGTCGCAATGTCTCGACGCACGCACGAAGCTTCGCACACATACGCATTGGTCACGTATTCTTCGACAAGCCTGTGCAAGTGGTACGATTCGCCGTAATTCTTGTGTGCCGCATTGTAAACACCATAAAAGGCGTACACGAGAAGTTTTGAAGACAGGGACATGTTGTTGCTGGCACAGCTGAACTCACTCTGCTTACAGCATTCAAACCATTGCGTTTATATACACGTTGGCGCGGCGCGCGTTTTAGTTTAATTAATGTATAAACAAAAAAAAGATACAAATAGCCGTGCATTAACGTTGTCGGGTTTATTGGCCGCTCGCTTATCGGTAAGAGCGAACGCGCGATGTTTCCCGACCGCTGGCACGACTACACCGCGTGCGGTGGCGTCATCGAAGGCACCAAAATACTATGTTTCAAAACACCGTTGAACGCGGAGCTGTTCGAGTACGTGACCAACGACGAGGACCGATGGACCGTGGCTAAATTGCTGGCTAACGGCGCGCTGGGCGCCGTGATAGATTTGACCAACACCACACGCTATTACGACGGCGCAGAAATAATGAGAGCGGGCGTGCTGCACAGAAAAATTCGCGTGCCGGGCCGCGCAATTCCTGACGAAAGCGCCGTTAAAAAATTTTGCGACACCGTTGATGAGTTTAGAAAAAAATGCCCTACTATGTTGATTGGCGTGCACTGCACGCACGGAGTGAACCGCAGCGGATATCTGGTGTGTCGTTACATGATTGACAAATTGGGCGTTGCGCCGTCCGATGCAATTGCCCGATTTGAAACGGCGCGCGGGCACAAAATTGAACGCGACAATTATTCACAGACCTTGCTTGCGCGAACTAATTCAAATAAATTCATTGAGGCAAACAATAATTGAATACGGGAGAACATGCGCCGCTACAGCATTCGTCGTCGTGAACGCAAACGGCGCCGGTCTCGGCGCAAGCGGTCAAAACATGCTGAGCGTTCAACGCAACAAACAGCACAACGGCCAACAACATAGATTTAATTTGCATAGTGAATGAAATAAAAATGGTTAAAGTTGACGATTTTTTAATTTATCTTATTTTAACAATAAATAAAATTAGCTGTTCAACAATTGTTTTAATCGCGCCTCAAATTGCTGCGCGTCTTCCTCCGATTCAAAACTAATGGCACGTTTGGTTTTTTTGGCGGGCAATTGATGTGTGGCGTTGTTCCAGTCCACGGTGGGGTTGGGCCGCGTGGCTTCCGCCACGACGCTGGCCGCGTCGATGTGGCGCTTGTGCTTTTGGCTCTGCACGTACGCCTTCTGACCCGCAATGGCCGTGAACGTGGTGCCGTCGCGCGCCACGCACAGCACCGGGTGCTTGCGTTCGTCCGCCGGGTACTGCACCGCGCGCCCCGACAAGTCCACCATCTTGGCAACCAACTCGGTGACCTGCGCGTCTTTAACCTGCAACAGCTCGTCCTTTTTTTGCATCATTTCATCTTTTCTTTGCATGGTTTCTTGGAATCCGGTGTACATGCGGTTAAGGTCGGTCATTACACGGGTCACTTGCAAATCTTTGACCTCAATCTGCTTGTCCTTAATTGCGATGATGCGTTCAATGAACTCTTGTTTTTTCACAAGTTCCTCGGTTTTTTGCGCCACCACCGCTTGCAAAGCTTTAGCGTTATCGGTAAATGTAGCTATCAACTTGGTCACCAGCTGTTTGTTTTCTTCTTCCCGTTGTTTGATCGCGGGGTCGTACTTGCCCGTGCACAGCACCTGCGGGATGACCTCTTCCAGCAGCCATTCTTGTAACTCTACGGCGTAAGGCAGTTTGGACTTCATGATCAGCTGAATCACGCCGGATTTGGTAATAAGTACTGTGTGCGGCTGCAAATAAAGCGGGTCACCCCTTTTCGCAACGCTGTTAAAGGCAGGGAGAGTAAATTGCTCTCCCTGCTCAAATGTCGTTTTGTATTTAACGTCCACGTGTTTGCGCACAGATTCTGTAGTATTTTCATATTTTAAAGCTGTGGCAACGTCCTTGGCTACGAACTTAACTTGTTGTTGATTGCGCTCGAGCACGTACCGCAGCGTGAACGTGTCCTCACCAAATTTAAATTGACCGATTTTTACTTGCGACATTGTGACACGTGCGTATTGTTTAACAATTGTGCAACAACTAACAGCGCGCTATGTTATAAATCACCTCCGGCGTTGATGCGCTGCACTTCAAATAGTTCGTTAACGCCCTCCTCCGTTTCGTCGCCGAACACGCCCAGCGGGTGGTCGATGACCAGCACCGCGCCGCACTCGGCGCACAGGTAGCGTGCGATGGAGTGGTCGTCGGGCGCGGGCACGTCGGCCATCGCGTGGCAGTTTTGGCACACGCGGTAATAAATGACGTCGGGCTGCACGCGCATATCAATCGTGCCGTCAGGCATGTACGCTTGGACGTTGACCGCCATGCACGCTGCGACGAGCGCGTTGCGGTCAAGAAACCCAAAACGGTGCACGTGCACGGACGTGACTTTGCCGTCGATGAGTGCGCGCAGCCGCGCTAGATGGTCAATGTGCGCGACAATGTTTTCTTTATACTCTTGCGTCAACCGCAAGCTAAACCTGATGAAGCGCGCGCCGAACATATTGTTTAAATGCAACAATAAGTTACTTTCGTTTAATGCAACTTTACACAATAATATATAATGAACCGGCCCACAGCAGCAGCAGCAAGGAACGCGGCGGCCGTGGTGACGGTCGACTACGATCAAAATCAACTCAGGCGCGATTTAAATAGCTTGCGCCGTAACGTGCACGAGCTGTGCACGCGGTCTGCGACGACCGGCTTTGATTGTAACCGGTTTTTAGATAGCACTGACAGGCGGTTTATAGACAGCAGTGACAGGGCGGCGGCGGTGGTGGTCAAAACGGCTGGCCAGAACAATCAGAATTTAATTTGCGATAAAGTGTGACATGGAACGCTCGGCCGCCGTGTGGAACCCTGCCGCGGGCGCCGCCAGCCTCAAAAGGGCCGACACATACCTTATCGACCCTAACGATTTTGTCGGCGTGCTAACGCTTTCGCCCTACACCGTGTTTGAGCGCGGGCTGTTTGTGCGCATGTCGGGGATGCGGTTGCTGGCGCTGCTGTCCGCCGCGCCTAAACCAACAAATTCAACAACGCCAGCGGCACGCCGTTTTCCGCAGCGCAGCAAGCGCAACATTTGTTTAAAAGCGTGCGCCGACGGGTCAGTAAGTTTGGTAAAAGCGTTGACGACGCGCCTTCACTTGCCGTTGTGCATGAGCAATATAATGGCAAGTCTTAGCGAGGCGCCGCGAGGCAACATGTACAGAAAACGCTTTGAGTTTAATTGCTATTTGGCCAACGTGCTTACGTGCACTAAATGCAAGACGGCGTGTTTGGTTGGCGCATTGTTGCACTTTTACAAAATGGATCCAAAATGTGTGGGCGAAGTGATGCATTTGTTGGTCAAAGCCGAGGACATGTACAAGCCGTCCAATTGCGCCAAAATGAAAACCAACACAAAGCTGTGCCCCGTGGCGGGGTTATGCAAGGGCAAAAACCCCATTTGCAACAATTAGTAAGTTTACAACGCTCGCACAACATGGCCGTTTCTTCTTCTTCGTGTGCCAGCGAGCACAAAATTTTGCAAATGTTTTACCGCTGGAGCAGCAAATTTGGTGCAAATTTGGAAAGCGACGCTGATTTGGAATGTTTGTACGATTTAGAGCGGTTTGTGGGCGCGCACCTAAACGGGCGGATCGACGCTAAAACAAAAAAGCTTGCGGAGCGCGCTGAAAAGGCGGCGGTTAAGCGTGTTGAGTTGGCTGCCGATCGGCTGGCGCAGGAGACGGCGGCCGATGTCGTCGTGAGCGACGACGGGCGGTGGCCGCTGCTTACTCGACAGCAGCGCGACGACATTGCGCGCGAAAAGGAAATTGTCGACCGCATCTACATGTTGCAACTGAAGCAGGAACGGATGTTAAAGCCAAAAAAAGGGTTGAATAAAATGCGTTTTTAAACATGTTTTTTTATTTTTTGAATAATTATAAGTAATTTGCTGTTATTGTAGCAATTTTGTAATAAAATATCCTATAACT